ATAACAGTTTGTATATATTGCGCGATACCAAGTTTTAAATCCGTCATTTGAGCCAAAAACTTCACAAGCTATGAGATGGTTCTTCGGAGTGGTCGCAAGGTCATCTGCTTTTGCGTCAATAGTGATAACCACTTGCTTATCAGATTGTGAATTATCCGTAGCGTCAACATCAGTAATTGTTCGTATTGCATTCCAATTACCATTACCAGTTCGACTTGCGACTGTAAATCCATCATCATCTGTGGACATTGACCAATCACCATTTGAGGTAGATATTTTGCCAAAATTCTTAGTCGCAAGAAGTAAATTTGTACCACCAATCCTAGTATTTGTAACGGTCAAATAACCATTGAGATTAACTTTGTTTGCATCAATAGTAATTTCTTCAGCAGTTTGATTAATTGCAGATATTACTCCATCTTTTTTTACCGTAGCTTCTATACTATCTGCATTTTGTTCAATTTTTGATTCGGCAGAAGAAATTCGAGTTTCATAGTCTTCGGGTGCAGGCGACCAATCTGACGGAACATTACCGAATGACATTTTGAATTTACGGACGCTAAGAGTATGACCAGTGTTATGTTTTGTTACATATACGCCCATTCCATAACGGTACTCATTATATGTTCCCAACGAACCGCTGTTAAATGTAGCCGGAATGGTCACTATATAGGACAATCTACACCATTTATCGTTTTGACGTGTTCCTGATAGCACTTTAAGATACCTACTTGATGAGCCATCAATATAACATTCAGTATACACTGAACTCTGCCAAGTTTTAAATCCATCATTCGAGCCGTATACTTTTAAAGCTAATGTGTAATTTAGTGGGGAGGTCTCAAGGTCATCTGCTTTGGCATCAAGGGCAAGAACAAGAGTATTCCCTGCCTGTGGATTATCTTTGGCATCAATCGTTGTGATTGTTTGTAACTCAATCCAGCTTCCATTACCAGTTCGACTTGCGACTGTAAATCCATCATCATCTGTGGACATTGACCAATCACCATTTGAGGTAGATATTTTGCCAAAATTCTTAGTCGCAAGAAGTAAATTTGTACCACCTACAGACATATTATTAAATTCTGTCTTATCTACATAAGTTTCGCTTACGGTAGTCTTAAAACCATCAAAATCTTGTTTAAATGATGTTATCACCGTTGAATTATTAATACTATCATCAACACCATCTTTGAAGGTTTTATTGGAGACAATAGAACTAATTCCTTCATTAGTAATTGCGAAATCCGTTTTGTCTCCGTCACCACTTACCAACCATTCAAAACCCTTCGCCGTTTGTTCAGATTTTGTATAAATTGTTTTGAGCGTTACAGGGTTTCCATCAGGATCTAATATCTGAGTATCTTGTCCTACGATAGAGGTCACCTTATCGTTTGTTTCAGTTTTTGTGTAATAATTACTCTTTAGTTCTTTATATACATCTTCCGATTTATCAGCAATCCATTCAGATGTAGTTTCATCATAACATTTTAACAATTTATTTTTGGAGTCGTACCATAAATCACCATTCTGAGGATTAGAAGGAGCATTAGGACTAACCGTAATGTCTTTTCCTGTTTTTGATATAATAATAGAACCAGTAGTAGAACCATTTTTATAGGAAACCTTACATATATATTTTGCACCGTTTGTAAAATCCGAACCATGTATAGTATATGTGTTATTTGCTTGATTTTCGACCAAATTTCCATTTTTATACCACTGATATGTAAATGTTCCAACTGCCTCATTTAATGTCCCTATATCGTAAATAACTGCCGTTAAAGTAGTTTCCTGTAGGTCAGATATAGAAGTACCATTACTAGAATCAATTGACACCGTATATAGCATCTTTCCTTCAACCGCATGAACGCTTTCCTGCATTTCGGTCAAAACAGTATTTAATGTTTGAGTTTTATCATCAAAATAAACATTTGAAGAAGATACACTTAAGTTACCGTTATCGTTAATACCTTCAACAACACTATCAATGTTCAACGCATCTTTAGAAATTCCTGAATAATTCGTATCTTTCCTTTTAATCATATTATCAACAATAAGACCGTCAGGAACAGCGTCTTGTGTAATGCCATCTGGTGATATTAATATATCTCCATTCTTATTCCTCATAATGAAGGATACATTATTTTCTCCGTCAATACCAAGTTGGATATAAACAGTGCCATCGGCTTTAACAAATTGAATTGTATTTGCGTTTATTTGAATTTTGTTGCCGTTCTTATCTGTACCAATCGTCATAAAATCAGTAGTAGTATTAGTGGCAAATATATCTTCAGCAGTAATATGTCCAGCGATAAGATTTTTGACAAATTCGAGATTTACAGTTTCAACAACAACATTAGAAACAACTGCATTAATTTCATCTATTTTGGCATAATCTATAACTGCGTTTTTAATTTGAGCATCACTTGCAACAATAGAATCGAGATTGGCGGAAGATATTTTATCATTGAATTTTCTTGAATTTAAGATAAATTTAAGCAGGTCATCATAGTTATTATCAGAATCTTTACTATCAGAGCTGCCATAAGAAATACTATTTTTTGAAGAAGAATATGAAGTATCAAATAAAGTAGATAAATCGCTACGAGTACCACGACTTATAATCATATTTGCAAAATTAATAGATAAGTCATTATCACGTTTACATGGATTAAATGAAATAGAAGTAATTCTTAATTTTTCTTGATGAGATTCTGTTGTTTCAAGCCTGATGAAGTTTCCTACATCAACTTCACTATGCCAAGATTTAAACTCTGGAAGATTGAATAGATTATCAAGATTACAAGAAAAAGAATACTGCGGTCTTGATCGTTCGCTAAGTTCTGTCTTAGCTTCATCAAGAAGTTTTAATTCTTCATCTATTTTATCTACTTGCGTCATAATTGTAGTAACTAAGAAATTTTCATTTTCGTAATCGCTTTCAATATACAACATTGATAATATCTTCAATTCATGTTCAGTAAAACCAAAATCTGAATTTTTAATATTAACCGAAGTAGCAATAGTATTCATTTCGGTTTGTGCTGAACCCATTTTAACTTGATAAGTATCAATTTCTTTTATTAATTTATCGTATTGAGCAGAAGCACCATCATAGTGTTCTTTCGCTTTTGCATATTGTTCATGAATTGTATCATAGGTAGTTTGATTAATATATTTTTTTTGTTCATCTTTGGTAAGTTCACTCCATGCTTTTTCGTAACCTTTTGCTGATTGCATCTGATTATCAAAAGTTTCCATCATAACTTTTAGTTCATTTGTACCATACAGCTTCCAATCATATTTCCAACCATCCAGATAATCCTTTTTATCATCATCTGGTAATAACAAATTTTCTTTTGCAATCTTAATATTCGGGATAATCCATTCGGTATAACTTTGATAATCTAGCCAATATATAGAATTTTTTAAGGCGTTCATATCAAGATTACCACTTTCATCAGTAAATTCTTTTTCAATCGCCTTTACTAAATCTTCAAAATAAGCTTGTTCTCTATCAAGTTCATCCTTTGAAAAGGTATTCCAATCATATTCAAGGCTGTCGAGTGGAACAAGATTAATTATATTGTCACGAGATTCTTGATTAGAAATAAATTCTTTAATCTTATTTACATATTCCGTTCTTTTTTTCTCTCTAACTTTAATCCAATTATTATACTTTTTTATTAAATCTTTAGAAAGGAATTTCTCATTCATAAAATATGACAAATCCTCAATTTGAGATTCGCCAAAATTAACTTGTGCAATATCTAAATCATCACTACCGATAACGGTAAATTTTGTATAAATCTCATCAGTTGCCTGGGTAATATCTGTTGAAGATAACAGGTTTCTATACCCAATGACAACACCCGTATCTTCACCAAGGTTTTCGCCCAAATAAGCGTTTATTGTTCTATTAATTGTGTTGAATTGAAAAATACACTTGAACGCATTAGATACATCCTGCATAAGAAAAGAATAGATGTCTTGATTCTCAACATCGAAATAATACTTCTTTGTTTGAAGTAATTTATCAACACGACCAACTTTCCAATTACCATCAAGTTGATTACATATAATATCAAGTAAACTATATCGTGAATCATCAGGATTGTAGAATTGAATAAAATTGATTGTATGACCAAAAGCATCAATATTCTCAGGATACAATCTTTCATAACTTGAGGTTTCACCAGTATTTATTTTGAATTCTTTTATATCCTTAAAAGATAATTCATATTCAAGAGATTTGCACGAAACAACTTTTTTCTCCATACCATCAGAATAAGATATTTCGGGTTCAGAACTAACAATGAATTTCCCTAATTTTGGTAAAACAATTTTGCTCAATAAATGTATATTGTCATATCCTTGTGCAATAATAGCTTCTCCATTATCATCATTAACATATTTTTTAATCTCAAACTCCAAGCTGTCATAATCTTGTAAATTATGTTCAAACTTAACAGTATCTTTGTCAATCGAAATAAGGGGACAAATAGGGACTTCATCAATTCCAAGAAGATTAATTTGAGTCGTTTCAATTTCTCCCCAATCATTATAATTAAAATTCATAAGGTTCACCTGCCTTTATCGGAATTTTATAATCTAACGTTATATCACATGCATGATCGGTAATAATTGTATTTGTGCCATTAACAAGCTTTAGCCAATTCATATTACCGGTGTCGCTCCAACCCAAATCAGAAAACTTATAAGAATCGCTTTTAATAAGCATACGTTCACAATCAATTACTGCTGGAATACCTTTATATAAATTTATATTCATTGCTGAATTAACAGCATTATTATTCTTAATCAATAAATTAATCATATCCTCGTCACCAGTCCAAGATAGAGTGATTGTAGGGTATATATAATCTTCAACATCTGAATCAATTTCAAATGTATGTTCTGTTTTATCACTACTTAATGATAAAGTGTTTTTAATATATCCATAAGGTGTATCGGGTGAAAAAACAGTCTTTAAAATAACAATACCTCCGTTACCAATTTCATAAGTAACATCTGTAAAATGACCTTTGTAATATATATTATTTTGCTCATTTCCCTTACAATCTTTATATATAATTTCAAGCTCACTTGAATATTTACAAGATGTAAGCCATGAGTTGATTTTCCTTTTTTCTATTTCTGAAAAAACTGTATTATCTTTTTTAAACATCTGTAAATTGAACGAGAAATCATTGTTAAATACAGCATACGAATAAGATGGGAAGAGATTGATATCGGAAATAACTCCTTTTGTGACGGTACGAGTTAAACCGCTGTTGTGAGTATCTGTATTATTGGTAAAAACGACAGCATTAAAATCTTCACTGCTTTTACCCCTATACTTAATTTCAAAATACATAATGATGTCTCCTTTCAAAAAAATAGAGTGTGAGAGTAGTTCCCACACTCTATAAAAATTATTTTCTTAAAGCACCCGATTTCTTCAAATCAACATAAATATCCTTTTGAACTTGTTTGCTAATATTAGGAATTTCCTTCTTAATAGTGTCCCAAGTTACACTATCAACATTTCCGTCCACATTGAATTGGATATTAACATTAGGTTGCATAACAGAAGAAGGTGGTATAACAGGTGTTTTTATAAGCCCTTCCATAATATCAACCGCATGAGGCATAAGCTCGGTGAAACGTTCAGTAAGAACAGTTTCATTCGGATTAATACTAGCAAGTAGGCTATCACCATTCTGCTTAATTATGCCGCTTAAATCACGGGCAACACCACCACGAGAGAATCCTTTTAGATTTCCAATAGTAGTGTCTTTTAAATCAGAAGGTAACTTAGAAGAATCTATACCATAATACTTCATAAGTTTACTAAGATGTTCAAATATACTATTATAACTATCAGCATATAAACTATTAGCTTTGTTAATTATTTCAGCTTGTTTATCAAGATTGGTTTTAAGTTCCTTTACGCTGTCATCGAAGTTTTCCTGAATTTTGGTTGAAAAGTCATCAAGCCCATTAACAACAATATTGATTTGGTGATCTAACTGTGTATCTTTCAAATCTTCTTGCTTTTCGTTCAATTCTTCTTGAAGCTCAAGAAGCTTCTTTCTCTTTTCAAGGGAGTCTTCCATTGACTGCATTGCTGCAATCTGAGTTTCGAGCGACTGAATATCCTTCGTTTTGGTCTTGATAGTCTTATCATAATCGTAATATTCTTTCTTCTTCTGAAGTGCCTCGGAACGTGCATCAATTTCCTTATTGAGCGCATCAAGGATAGCTTGTCCTTGTTCCTGATATATTTTAACAATTTCATCGCTTGCAGACTTGCTTTCAGACACAGCATTCCACATATCGGATATGTACTGACGCATATCATCAGCATATTCTTCTTCAGAATATCCTATATCGTTATTACCGTTATTATATAATTTTTGCGCTTCCTGAATCTTGTTCTGGATATTTTCTATCTTTAATTTTGCAGCATCAATATTTTTGAGTGATAAACCAAAAGTAGCTTCACCATTCTTGGTAAAAGCACCTTTATCATCAAACATAGTATCGGTATCATTAACAAGACCAAGGAATGAGCTTAATCGTTCTTTGAGAAAGTCTATTTTTGTCGCCATTTTTTCAAATGGTTTTATATATACCTCAGAGCGCAAACTGTCTTTTAGGTCTTCGTTCGATTGCTTTAAGCTATTAATTTTAGATTCGTTTGAAGCAATAGCATCCGTCCATTCTTTCCATTTATCCGAATTTACTGATACAGTTTTCAACTGTTCCTGCAACCATATGTTTTCAGAAATATATAACTTCTCAAGCTGTTTGTTGGTGTTTATCTGAGAGGTATAATCTTCGGCTTTAATTGCTTCATTAAGTTTTTGCTTCAATGAAAGAGCATTAGAAAGTTCAGTCTGTTTATTAGTTAATGTTCCAATCTGATATTCAAGTCTCTGGAATGGAATCTTATTAATCGCAGCATTAGTCTCATTTATGTCTGACTTGGCTTTGTAAATAGAAGAGTCAAGTTCCTTAATTGTCTTAGCTAATGCAAAATAATCATCACGTTGCAATTCCCCAGCTTCGTATTGTTTCTGGATCTTGTTCCAATCAAGTTTTCTTCTTTCTTCTTCTAATTCAGCAAGAGCATCTTTTTGTGCTTGCAACTGACTCTTATAAGCATCTTCTTGATAGATTGAAGTATTGGAATATCCCATTGACTTACGGTAATCAAGATAAGCACTTGCCCTGGATGACTTAGAATTAAAATAATCATAATTGGTCTGATACTGATTAATTATGTTATCCCACTTAGTCTTAGTGTTCTCTTGAACAGTACGATAGTATTCTGCGGAAGCTTTTTCGGCTTCTTCATAAGCTTTTTTCTGTGCGGTAAGAGCATTGTTATAGTCTACAATTGTCTTATAACCTTCTCTCGTACTAGAAAATTGTGTAAGATAATCGCCCTTTTTAGCTTTTTTATTAGCCGTTTTAAAAGTATCATAAGCTTTCGTTCGAACTGCTGTCCAAGCACTGTTAAGATTCGCGTTAGCTTCCTTGAGAGCAGCATCATTGGCTGCTTTTATGTTTGCAGACTGTTTTTGCTGCAAATCAATATTCTTGTTCTTTGAATCAGCCATATTAAGACTATTATATTTAGTCTGTAACAGTGAAAGATTATTAGAGTATTTTTCAATCTTTTTAGAAGCATTGTCTAATGGAAGATTCATAATACTCTTAGACAATTCTGCATTAGAGAGAGTAAGTTCCTGAATTTTATCCTGGTTGTCTTTAATCTGCTCATTATAAGTATTCCATGCATCAGAACCTTGAGCTACTGTCTTTTGGAGTGATCTATATTTGGTAATTGCATTATCATAAGTCTTTATTTGCTCTATATTCTTAGATTGCTCATACCTATAATCCGAGGCAGTATTAGCAAAATCAGACCATGTGGCACGAATGGACACAAATTTCTCACGAAGATTGAGAAGTTTTTGCTGTTTCTCAATTTGCTTGTTATAATGGTCAATTACCTTATTAGCATAAGTATCTTCTGCCGATTCACGCTCATCCTCAAGCTGATCGATTGTTTCAAGAGTCTGAAGGTAATTATTCCAATAACCTTGAGCTTCGGAAATTTTATCAGCCGTAGCAGAATCAACGTTTTTATCAATTTTATACTTACCACTCTTGATTTTATTCTTCCATTCAGAAGACAAACCTACACCATTGAAATAATTGAGATATGTCTGTCCAGCAGTCTTATTAGCCGAAATCTCAGAATTAATTTGTGAAAGATAATCTTTAAACTTCTTTGCAGCTGAATTAACTGTAAATGTCTTTTCAAATTTCTTTTGAAGCTTATCGGTTATTCTTGATATTGCTTCAAGCTTAACCTGTATCCAGTCAAAATCGGAATTAGAGCTAGAAGAGGAAGAAGAATCTTTCGAACCGTTAGGATTTATATTAATATTATCTGTACCGTTAATTTTCGCGCGGATTTTAGCTAAAATATCATCAAATTCACCCTGCGCATTGTCTTCAAGATATTTCCAAGCTTCACTCGCCATACCTGCGGAACTACCAGAACCCTTGGTTTTATTATCCTTGGCATTTTGAAATTCTTGCATTGCTTCGGTAGCATAACCAAGTGCTTCAACATAATCAATGATAGCAGTTAAATCCTTGGTAAAATCAAGTTCTGTGCCATTAATGAGTTGCTTCTTTAAAGCTAACTTATCAAGTGCGGCAGTGACTCCTTCTGTATAACCTCTTGCAAGAGCAAACTGGTGAATTTCATTTGCAGTAGCTTCTCCGACTTCTTTGCTTTTTTCGGCAAGAAATTCATCAGAAGCGGCGAGAGCCTCTTTTCTATCTTTGGCAGCTTTATAGACAATTTCATCAGCATTTTGTACGCCCCAGCCTTTAAGCTGAGTAATATAAGCACCTTTATTTTCTTCTGTTAGTTTTGCAAAATAATCAGTTGTATTAAAATACTCAGTGGCAAGTGCATTGGTAATCTTTTGACGTTGTTCAGCAGTAGAAGCAGCGTCCATCATTATGCGTTCATATTCTTCCCATACAGGCATATTTTTAACAGCATCGTCAAATCCTGTAAGACTATCTGCTGAGACATATCCATTTTCATTGCTTTCTTTGAGTAAGTCAGACATTTTAGAAAATTGAGCATTACCAGAAGATAACTGTGTAGATAATTTTGAGAGACGCTCTATTTTTTCTATCGCAGCCTCTGCGTCAATACCAATTTTTTTAAGAAAGGCATCTGAACCAGTGGTTTGATTAAAAGTATAAAGGGTAAGTTGACCCGCATCTGCAAGCTGTAAAATTTCGCTCTTGAAATTCTTTAAATCCTCATCCGATGTATCATCAAGACTATCCCATATTTTACCAAAATTAAGATCGGATTCAAGACTTGCAATTTGATTATCAAGTTCAGTTTTATTTGACTCTATTTTTGATATTTCATCATCAAGTGCATTAGAATAATCGTCAAGGGATTTTATAAAAGCATTTTTTATTTTTGGAGATTGTGACGATGAACCAAATGGGTCAACAAATCCAATACCTTGTTCGACTAATCCTGTATATAATTTAGATTGTTTTCCTAAGTCTTGTTTTTTCTTGTTTAACTCTGATATTTGCTTCTCTAAATCTTCACGTTGCTGTTTTAATTTTCCTAACCCAGTCTGTGTAGATGAACTATCGTCCGAAAATCCGTTAATCCACTCATCATACCATTTAGAAAAGTTATTAGACGTAGACATGAATGTATTAATAGCAACTTCAAGATCGTCTTCAGATAATAAACCGTTCTTTAATGCATTTCCAATGGTTGTGTCACTTTTAGCCTCAGATAACATCTTCCTTCGATATGTTTCAAAAGTATTTACAGAATCTACAGTCATTGAGGATAGCTCTTTATTATAAACTTGCGCCTGTTGTAACCATGCAGAAACAAAGTTAGCTGTAGCATTATCTTCATCTGTGCTAAATTTATTATAATTAGTACGAGAAGTCATTAAACTATTAAAGATATCTGTATTCTCAAGATTCTCTTTCTTTAATTCCTCAATCATCTCGTTAATTACTGCAACTTTTTCTTTGGCTGACTTATATTCTTGCAAATCAATAAAGAAGTGCCCATTATGCCACTCTTTAGTTTCGGTCTTACCAATAATTTCTTCAAGACTGGTATGATATTGATCATCTATACTACGAAGATTAGTCTTATTGACCTCACCATCAACATTTATATAATTACCAAAATATGCAGCTCTATATTTTGAAGCCAATATTTCCCCAGCTTTAATTTCATCAGCATTATTCGCTTTTGTGAGAAATTTAGAAACATAATCAAATGTGTTATGCCCAGCATACTTTCCGCTACCCACTGCTTTATTTGCAGCATCAACCGCAGTGTAGTATTCACTCTCGGCATTTTCGTAATTTGTTTTTAACTTATCATTACGGATTTGAGCTAACTTAGAAATTTGTTCATCAAGTTTACCATTAACTAAATCAAGATTATTTGCTTCAGAACCTACGAGTTCAACAATTTCCTCTTGAATATTAGCTATTTCAGTGCGTTCTTCAATAGATGTTCCCCATGTAGCAGAAGTCCTTAAATCTTTATATTTCTGAATAAGCTCATCTAAAGACTGAACTTCCTGTTTAGAAGCATCAGCATTTTCCTTGCTTTTATTATATGCTTCGTTGGCAGCTTCAGAAGCATATAATGCAGCGTTCGCTAACTGATCTATTCCCTTAATCGCTAATTGGATAAGTTCCATTATGCCCCACATAGCAATAGCATTTAAAGCAGTCTTGAATGCGTTTATTGCAAAGTTGGCGGCTTTAACACCAATGGTTAAATTACCTAAGTCTTTGTCATGCTGTTTTGCAGCCTTGGCAGCATTATCCTGACCAATCTTTATATCATCAAGATTTGTAGCAACCAATTTACCATCTTTAACGAAAGTCTTTTGCCACTTTTCAGACTCATCAGCAGTCTCAAAATATTCTTCCCATTTTAATTTTGCCGAATCGGTGGATATTCCCATCTTATCAATGGCATCCTGTTGAGCCTTAAGCTTGTCAAGAACATCTTGTGCCTTTTTGTCATCAAAATTCTCAAACCAACCAGACTGCATAAAAGGCTGTATGCTCTTTTTGGTTACAAAAAACTTAGAAGTGACTTCATTTTCGGTGCGTTGCTTACGAGCATAAGAGTATAAACTACCAACCTGGTTTTTGGCTTCTTTTCGGGCTTTTCTTGTAGCTTTTTTATCGTTATGATCTATACTGGATGCGTCTACAACATCATTGATTTTTTTATTCCATTCACTTCGAACATCTCCCCATTGAGATAAACTTTTACCGAATAATCCGAACTTTTTTTTGAATATATCAAGCGCACTCGTTGCATCTTTTATATCACTATCGAATGTGTTAAAGATCAAGTTGTTTGTGTCTTGTTATATTTAAATAAATATGATATAGTTTAAAAAAAGGAAGGTATTAATGTATGAGAACAAAGAGTATGTGTCCAAATTGCGGATATGCATCTATCATAAAAGAAGATAAATGTCCAGTATGCAATACGACAATGAGATATATAACGTTTAAAGAAGCTTGGAAACTAGATAGATATCCTGGCTTTGATGATTATGCTCAAAAATATATATTCGGGCACGATTTTGTACCAAACTATAAAGAGTTACGCAAAAAATATCATGAAGAACGGGAGAGACAGGAGGAACTAGAACGCAGAAGACGTGCCAACCAAGAATACGACCAATGGATGTCAGCTTACAACTCTGGTCTTAGTCAAGGTGCAACACCAGAACAGGCAGCTCATGCAGCAACATGTCGTCCACAAGGCGCAAGTACAGTTCACATTCCTAAATGTCCGACTTGTGGTTCTACTGACTTAACCAAAATAACTACTGGAACTAAAGTCGCAAAGACAGTAGCATTTGGTGTTATCGGGGCAATCAGTGATGCAGGTAAGACGTGGAAGTGTAATAACTGCGGAAGTAAGTTCTAGGGTATTAGGTAGAAGAGTAGTGAATAACAAAAGAGGCACCATTTTAGGTGCCTCTTATATTACTCGTCTAAAGACTAAAAATATAATAAATCTCTACTATAAGTATATTATATATAACTTACGTTTCCTGTTCATAAATAAAAATACATTTATATTATATGAACTTTTTAAATAATTTTTGTATACAATCTATCTAATCAACCATATTTATCGCTCCTTTTGTAAGAAATCAAGTTTAGTATATCATATGGTATTTAAAAATGCAATATCAAATCCTAGATATTTTACTTTTTTTATGAAAAGTTTGTTTCAATTTAACTTTCTCATCTTCAACACGTTTATTCCACAAATTGAATAACCAAATCGTATATATGTAAAATTGATCATAGTCTTGTGAATTTTCTGTTGATACAAAATAGTATAAGTTTTTTAAATTCTTTAGAAAGGTTTGGTGAAGAATAGGATATACCATTTTTTCATCATATATACAATAATTTAATTGTAATGCCTTTGATTCCAATTCATTTAATAAATCAATAACAACTTTATTAAACATCTCATATGTCATAGTATTATTATTCATTGAATAAATATGACGTATATTTTCTGCCCATTGGGAAATATATTCGCAAGCCCCACTTTGGGAACAAGCTTGTTTCAAGATATCATCTGTTATTTTAGAAAATAAAAATTCTATATCTTGTTGAGAAGAAGAGGTTTTATTAAGATTATTTGATAATTCTTTAGAATCAAAATCTTCATACTTTGAGAATCTTTGAACTATTTTTATAAATCCGATTTGTTTAAATATATAATTTATATATCTAAATTTAGGCAATGTGTATTTAGCATACCATTCAGTAAGTTCTTTTGTGCGTTGACGCTTATTCCACTTCCTTTGATACTTGTATGTGAAAAATGCAATTATTAAACTTAATATAGTAATTAATGGTGTAGGGGAATTGAAAAACCATTTTATCATCTATATATTTCCTCCCTTTTTATTTATCATTATATACCAATAATTGACAAATTACTATCCAAAACATTTGTTCTTACTATATAAGAATAGAAGATTATCCAATAATAAAGACACCTGAATTGGTGTCTTTATCTATCACATATTATTTTTCAAGTACCTTTTTCAAATCTTCAAAGCTCATACCCTTTTCAATCATAAGCTTATTTATTTGTGAAAGCTGTTCCTGATGAATTTTTTCCTCAAGCTGTTTCTTTTCGTTCTCAAGCTCTTTGATATGATTCTTTGTTGCAGCAATTTCCTCAGTAACCTTTACTAACTGCTCATCCAATGAAAGAGCAATTTTACGTCCTCTTGCCATAATAAAAATCCTCCTATAGATATAATTTATATATTAATTATAGAACATATAAGTAAGAATAATACAAAAATTTATATTTGGCAAGACAAATAATGAAAAATGAGGTATAATAATATCAGGTAGTCCGCAATTAAGTTATCGCATCTTAATTCACTGCACGGCGAACACCTGATATTACATATCATGCGAAGTGCCAATTTATAGTTTGACACGGATAATCGGAAATAAAATATTCTGCCCGTTCTGGGCAATACATTTCCCAACTTTGACGAAATACTATAAAGAAGGGAGGTAGATTTGTTAGCAGTTATAACATTATTATTAAAAGTCTTAGGCTGCACGGGTTTATGTTATTTTGGATATTTGATTCTCAAATTAGTAGTCACAATACTAATTTGTAAACATCCTGAACTCAGTAATGAGAAAGTAAAGTACATAACTCGTATGATATCCAAAGACAAACACCAGTCTAAATAATTCCACCTATGTATCTTAGTTTATTTTTTCTCCTTTTATTCTCCCCCACACCCTGAAATATGGGTGTGGCTTTTAATTTTATTCCCGATTATATATTCTCCATTCATTTTTCAGAAACTTAATAGCTTATGACAACACAAGCATATTTATCTTTCTGATTTATGTACTGAGCAATCTTATCTTTGTATTCTTCAATCGTACAATAAATCTCATCATAAATTGAAGAATACATTCCTGAAATATCTAAGATAATTATTCTTTTCATTTATGCTCACCTCCTTATTAGTATGAAATAACAATACTACCTTATTTTGGAAAAATAAAGAGGTTTGTACAAAACTCAAAGATTATTGTACAAAAAATCTTGTATCAGGCTTTTATATTGAGGTGAAATATGCAAAATAGTATTGTCTCTTAAAATTATATCATCAGCCATAATCTTAGAAACGTATCGCATATTTATCAAAAAGCTTTTTGAGATTCTAACAAAGAATGGGTATATCTGAAATACTTCAGTTTCGACTGTATCAAGCTTATGATAAAAGCTAATTGTGTTATTATCTGAATGTACAACCACAATTCTATGCTTCGATTCAAAATACATAACTTTATTTAAATCAATCTGATTTTTTGTACCATTTTTATTAACATAATAACAATATTTAGTACGATAATAATGGATTCTTCTAAGTGCATTGGTAAGCTTATTATCTAAATCGCTAATGTTAATAGGTTGCTGGATATAAGCAAATGGTTCAGCCTGAATAATATTAAAATCTTTATGGTTAGATACATACATAAGAATAGTATCAGGATTGAGATTTTTAATAATCTGACCGATTTTAATTCCGTTGCCAATTAAATCATTATTGATGAAAATAATATCATACTTTTTCATAGAATTAATCTTATCGAGCAAATCTCCATATGAAGAGTAAGAGTCAATCAAAAATATATTATTCCCTTGAAGAGAAACCACTTTATCTTTCAAAGAATTATCACACGCAATACGTACTTTCATTATTATATTCTCCCTTACATAATAATGATAGTGTGCGCAATAGATTGAACAAAAATTCATATTTAGTTGTCAATGTCCATATAATAAGAAACTTATATTTTGCCGTTCATTATTCTTACCAAGTGCTATGTAAGATAACAGAGTGGCGACTCTTTGGCGGTTTTTATCCCTGTCAAGGGAACAGACCGACAACTGCGTGAGGAGTCCCTTTTACAAGCTGTTATAAATAACAACTCAAAATCGTTTAGACTCTCTGAACACCTCCATTATAATATTCTCTATTATAATAGAATCCGTTGCTGATTACTGATGTTGTCTAAATGTTATACATCAGACATGATACTGAGGGCTTGCACCCGTACCCAAATAACCTCCATTTCTGGATTTAACTTTTTTTGCTGTCACCAGCACTCATTTCGAGATACATTCACGCTCATCGTTTCCGATCACGTTGTAGTGGGTTATTTTATATATACAGTTTTCCAGCACTGTGAGTAGCAACTCACAATTACGATTTATTTTAAAACTCCAACAGGATGACTAATCCTGTACTTCCCTGCTCTTGATTATTAACCTTGAGTAAGGTGGGCATCTTCAATACAATTCGACAGTAATATTGAAATGGGCGTACTCACGCCAATTTACCGAAGTTTTTATTTTTAGCCGATAGAATGGCAACTATCGGAGTGATTAAGGATGGTAATACACCAAACTTGTCAATGATTTTTGTTATAACATTAAGAAAAGATGTTGCGAAAGATACTGCGTTTTTAACTAAATCTGTACTTATAAAACTTTTCCAAAATTCTTCAGCAGTAGCAGATAAGGTTTTAATACGTCCATTAATTGAATTAACTATATCTTCGTTTTCTCGCATTGCTGAACCTTCAGCATCACCAAGGCTTTCCATAACCTTATCAATTTGCTGATAATTTTTTAACAACGCCGCTATATTATTTGCCCTTGATTTTCCAGCTATAAGTTCAAGGATCGCAGCCTGTGAAGAATCGGATAATTTATCCCAAACAGCACCTAATTCTTTAATAATATCTGTTGTTGATTTAAATGTATTATCATCAATCATAATATCAACACCAGTTAATGATTGAATTTGTTCACGAAGCTTTGAAGTTGATTCACAAAGACCATCAGTGTCTTCCTGCATATCCTCTAATTCTGCCTTTGCACCTCTTAAACGCAAGCTTAAAACCTTAAGAGAGTTACCTGTGTTTTCACTATTTTGAACAATTTCGTTCATTGCAGTAATAAGACTTATACTTTGCTCAAAGCTATTATTACCCGTTTCGAGAGCAGAAGCAGAACGTTTCATTGCTTCACCGATATCTGTAGCAGAGAGCGCAAACTGGTTGCCGATCTGGTTATAATCGTCAACAATTTTTATACTATCTTCGGCTTGGATATCAAAAGCCTTCATTGCAGTAATCATATCTTCAGTGGCTTCAGTAATATCTACGCCATCACCAACATTAACAAATAATGTTGCATTTTTTGCAAGGCTACTTGCCTGATCAAGACTATATCCTAATCTCAAAAAATCAGCACTAGAATTAAGCAATTCTTTATTTGTGGTAGCAATATCTTTCGCAGTAGAAGCAATAGTTTTTTGGAATTTTGCATAACTTGCCTCAGTAGCGTCTGATACCTTACGAACTTCCGTCATTGCCTCGTCAAGCTCACGAACTGTACTTATACCTTGCTGAATGTATCTAAAAATATCATTAACACCAAAGTATGTTCCGATTACATTAGCTGCACCATACCAGGCTTTCTCCTTGATAACATCCCACATACGTTTGCCAGCACGACCAGCTTCAGCTTCAGCGTTTACAATCTTCATAATTTCGCCATGAATTTTATCAAGACTCATACTAGGGTTGCCACTCTCAATTTCACGATAATATGCTTTAATCTTGCCCTTTGCTTCAGCAGACATTGCGCTATTTTCTTTAAGAATTTGACGAATCTTATCTAACTCTTTCTGGCCAGATACTAAAGAATATCCCTTTTGCGCAGCAGACATATTAGTAACAGTGGCGATAGTCTTTTTAATTTCAGATTCATACTCTTTTAAAGTTTGAATATCTGTTTCACTCGCAATGCCATTCTGCTCAGTTTTTATCTTATTAAGTAGAGCATCATACTTTTGGACAGCATCTTTAACAGCTTGTATATTTTTTAAATATTCAGGACTTGTCCAACCACCATTTTCAAACCTTGCGATAGTAGCATCGTAACTACTCGTTTTAGTTTGAAAAGAAAAAAGTTTATTCACATACTTATCAAGAGATGCAGATTTTATATTATCCTCATAAGACCCTAAAATAGATTTATCAATCTTATAATTGTCTCTAGCTTTATAATAATCATTTGCAGTAATTTCACTACCGTCAGCCTTTTTAGAACGGGCAACATAAATACCATTTTTATCCTGCTCGGCAATTAAATCACGTTGCGCTTTAAGTTCATCTGTGATTTCTTTTGTTATATCACCATATTTTTCAGACTGAGAGATAAGCTTGTTGTACTGCGTTACTTGATTCGCAAGTAAAACATTTAATTTCTGTCCACCAAGTTCCTGTTTTGAAGGATTATTAGCTTTAAGCTTATCTGTTGCAAGTTGCTTATATTCAGAAATTAATTTCTCAACTTGTAAAAATTCTTTCTCATTGGAAGAGTTTCTATTTTGTCCACTCAACTTATTAAGAAGAGTTTGGATTTCGGCTTTTTTATTTGCAAGTTCTATTAAATCTGACTGAGAATCTACACCTTTGTCCAAATCAGGATTTGCAACTTTGCTATAAGATTTTTCAATACCATCAATAATAATCTGTTGCTTATTTAATAAACGATTAGTCTGATCAATAGATTTCTGACGTTTTTGCTCTTCAGAAGCAACTCGCGAAGCATTTTTAACATCATCTTTTGCTCCTTTATTTAGATAATATTCTTGAGCTGCTTTATTTCGTGCTGCTTCAATTTGAGCACCTTTTAATAGTGTTTCATTATCTTGTCGAAGAGCTTGAGCAGTTTGATCTAATATGTCTACATAATTCTTCTGATATGCAATTTGTTTATCAATACCAGCGGTGGATGCGTTTGGAGATTTTGAAATAATTGCATCTCTTTGGGATTCTAAATCTCTAAGCTTATTTTCAGCAGAGATTATTATCTTTTCAAAATTCTTATAGTCTGTAGTTAATAACTTATTATCAACATCATATGTTCCCGAATCATTCTTTTTAAAATACCAGTCCTCGGTTTGACCATCGTTTTTTTGAAATTTAGCGGAAAATGCATCATCTCCGATTCTTCCTACTTGTTTCAGTAATTTCCATTTTTCTATATGGTCATCTACATCTTGATTTGTGTTTTTAATAATTGAAATAATTTCATTAAAATTATCTTCTACATTGCCAGAAAATTTCTCGGAGGAATTCGTAATATTATCAAAAGTATCAGCCGTTGCTTTTGCCTCTTTTTGTACCTCATCTTGTTTCTCGACAAACTCTTTCTTTGCATCCGCAGCTTCACGAGCAGACTTGGCAATTTGTGCCATTAACTCAGCTTCAAGTTTTAACGGATTTTCCGAACCATCAATAGAAGATTGAACACCTTCATTAGCTGTAGCAAAATCTTTTTTCGCTTGAATGGCTTCCTCGGTTGCTTTCTCTACCTGTTTCATACCTTCTGTTTCAGGTTTGGTTTCTGTAGAGGAGCCAGGAAATGCGTCTTTCATGCGGTCTTCAACAGTAGCAGTGGCACGTTCCATAGCTGCTTTTGAAAGTTTAGATTCCGCATCAAGATTTGCTTCGAGTTCTTGTCTTCTTGATTCTAGTAAAGGGCGTTCTTTCTCAAGTTCGTCTATTCGTTCTTGACAGCTCTTTTTGCTTTCAATAGCAGAGTTTTGAATTTCTTCATTAGACATTTCAATGCCTAATTCCTTCATTTCTTTGGCAAACTGTTGTGCTTCTTTTTCGGCATTTTCAATTCCTAAACGACAATTACCAATTATTTCATCATTTTCATCAAGTTTCTTATTAATTTCACTTAATTCTGTTGAGTATGAATCTAATTTAGTATCATCATAAATCTTGTTATATTCTTCACGAATAGCTTTGCCTTTTTCTTGTTGGTTTATAATATCCTGCAATCTGCTGTCTTCTGATGAATCAAATACTTGTTCTTTTTCATAATTTATTTTTTCAAGCATCTGACCTTGTTTCTGTAATTCGTCAGTGATATTTGCCTGTAAAACAGATTCTTCTTTTAAATCGTAAATTACAGTACCATACTCTGTATTTGCAAATTTTGTACCTCTTGTATCAACACCACCATATCCTAATGATTTCATGAACTGTGTAGATACTGAATCACTTCTGTCGCTTAAATTCGATTTTGACATAAAATCTTTCAGTCCATTAATTCTTGACTCAAATTCTTTTATGTCCATTACTGTATTAGCAAAAACATTTTCAAACTGCGAAAATAATTCATTGGTATTGAATTTTGTATCGCCTTGGGTATACCTTGTAAGATTTTTTAAAAATTCATGAAGACTTTTTGCGATAATGTCATTATTTGCTTTAAATAAGTTATCGTATTGTGAGATATCAATGCTTGAATAAGGAAGCTTTGAATAAGTAGAACTCTCATCAAGATAGTGTTTTGAACTGCTATCTACAAAATAATGACCTGTACCAAAATATCCAGTACCTCTATTACTTCCATAAAAACGACCATTCGTCTCAGCTTTATTTAATTTAGAAAGAATACCTGCATGATATATAACGGTTTCAGCAGTTGCTTTATATGCCTCTTGTTTCTTTTTCTCATTAGCAACAATTTGGTCTGTGATATTATCTGATACTTTTACCTGCGAAGAAATATCCGATGAAATATCCGACTCTTGTGGTGTAGTAACAATAGTAGGTGTCTTAATCTTTGCCAATTCGTCTTCAAGTTCTTTAACTCTATTAGTAAGTTTCTCAATTTCTTCAACAGAAGTATTTACATTTAATCCATTTTTTAAAGTTTCCGTAAATCCTTTGGCAGAGTCAGAAATCTCATCGAGTTTAGAAACAATAGTATTTAACTGTTCAATAACTCCAGATAAATCTGTTTTTCCGAAAATATTCTCTAATGGATTAACGTCACTAGCGGCATTCATTTCATTGAAAACTCTAGTTACTTGTCCATACGCAGCTGATGCTTGATTCCAATATTTTTTATCCGTGTCAGTATATAGTATATCTTGACCGTTAAACATTTGTTTAGCTTCAATTCGCATATTTTCAATGAATTTTCTATAAGCTTGAAGCTTACTCATTGGAGTATCAAATTGATTTATGTCAAAATCAAAGAATTTGTTATTTATATATGAACCACCAACACTTGAAAGTTTAAGGTGTTCAAATAATCTTTGATAAGCTTGTAGCGCGTTGGATATTTTTGCTTCAACTTTAGCCTCCAATTCTTTATCTGAGCCAAAATCAATATTCATATTAAGTCCAATATTGCTAACTTTTGAACTTAACTGGGTTATGGAAGAATCTATCTTATTAATGACATTAAATAGTGGACTAAACTCTTCACCCTCTCCTACATCAGAAAGCACCTTCTTTATAGAAAGAAGATGAGCTTCCATTTTGGTGAATAAATCTATAATAGAATCAAGTTTTTTCTCATCAATTATAGAATCACCAATTCCATTGCCTAACCCTGCTCCAAATGATTTACCCGAAGCTATAGATTTAATAACTTCGACCAAATGATCAAGAGATTTAATAGTCTCTTCAACACCCTGATTCTTAATCTGAATAATTAAATCTTCAGATGACAATTCTTTTCGATATTTTTGAATGATTTTTTCAAATTCATTTTTATTTTTTGAGTTTGAAAAATCGAAAAACAATTCTAATTTATTATTTTCAAGTTCCTTTTGCCCTTCAGACAATCCTTTTAATATTTGCGCCAACAAATCATTTTTATCTATAACAATACTGGCTGTCATAGATGCGGCAATATTATCTGACATATCTCTTCCTCCTATTTTATTTCTTTAAGTATTTATAAACAGTAGATTCCCACTTTATTTTAAATTTTTTCTGTGTGAATGAAGCCATACTTTCAGTCTGATAAAAATATGGGTTTGTCCAAGAATTCCCTTGACCTCGATTTTTATCTCCAAACAAAGGGTTAGGTTTTGACCACGCATAAGGTAATCCATGGACACCTTGACTCCATTGTCGATATACTAAATATTCAGCAGGATCTATAGAAGCGTTATATTTTTCTTGCCATCTATGGATAGACGGATCATTTGATTCAGACAAAACTTCAAATTTGACCAAATTTACATATGAAGTAAAATATATAGTAGCGAATCCATTTTTCTGAACTAATTTATATTCAAACTCTAATGAATCAAGCATTGTATCATGACCATTAATAAACCATTCAATAGTAGATTGTTGCCGTATTTCTTTTTGTGCTTTGTTACCAGCCGAAATATATCTGTCAACATATTTTTCAGTTAATCTATCTGCAAATTTTTGTAATTCCTTATCTTTAATTTTTAATCCAGTAGCTCGGATTGCCATTCATCATCACCTCCAAAATTTTCACTATAATTTCACTATTTATTCACTAAAATAGGAGAGCAGTATTACCACTCTCCATAAGAAAAGCCCTATACGCTTTGACACGTATAAAGCCTAAATATTTAATTATTAATATCTACAATAAATATCCTATCTTGAATTTTTATATTTTCACATTCCTTAAAATCTCTAAAATTGCGTTGTAATATTACCTTTGGATAAATAATACTTTCCGCTATATGTTTGTTAATTTTACTATCAACAATCACACTATCAAATCTATATCCTCTTATATATTCGTTTGGTTGTAAAATTTTCAGCATACTACCATTCTCAAATAATATTTGTATAATACCCATATCGCTACGAATCTTAAATGTTTCACTTGGTACGTATGATAATATCTTTTTAACCAAATCAAATATTATCTTTTGATGTGATTGATTTTGAGTATATACACCACAAAACCAATGTTCTTTTGATATGCAATTATATACTTGTTTCTTTAATACATGCTGCAAATTCACACTAAATTTCTCACAGCTATTACAACATTGATACCAAACAGATTTTCCGTCATTGACATTATTTTTGTCAATTTGTCTTGCCATATCATACAATTGTTCCATAGTCAAATATTCAAATGAGTTATGATTGTTCATATAATATTTCTGTAATTCAGATATTAATTGAGTCAAAGCGTATCTTTTAGATTCAATAAATTCTATTTTTGTCATCATAAATATGTCAAGAAATTTGAATTTCTTACCATGTAATCTCATTTGTAACAAATACAGGAATCAATCCAGAAGGTTCAAAATCATGCTTTCTTTCGTAATCTTGAATTAATATAAAAGCCGCTTTTTTAGTCTTTGCTTTTAACGCACCTCTAACATCATCAACAAAATTGCCGTCCACATCTAAGAAAACTGTATCAGTATCAATATCACCAATACCTGCCTTACCACGGAATACACCTTTATCTCTCGTGCCAATTTTAATTAAAACATAATATTCATCTACAATTTTCATATTCTAAACCTCTTTAAAATCGCCCTTTTTAACAAATTCATTAATAATGTCGTTTAAGTTCTCTTTTGGAATTTCGTCAATTTTATCAACCACAGCACTAATAAGTGGTGTGAGGGTAGCTTCACCAAGAGCCTTGAATCTATCTATCTGTCTTTCGATAAATGCCTGTGGGTCAGAATAATTCTTTAAAGTATCTGAAACCTTCATATCCAAAATTGTCTTAAACTCACTCAATTCATTCATAGGAATAAGCGGTTCAGCCTTATCAGAACCAATCATCAAAATATCAAGTAAACCAGACGATTTAAGTGCATCATATTCCTCCGCAAATCCACCATTTTCGATTTCAAGATTAGTATATAACTCTATGGCAGAACGGCAAAATTGTATGTATCGGGCAATAGAATTCACATTAATCTTATCTGTTTTTCGATATTTTGTTTTCCCATTGTCATCATAAGCTTCCTGTTCAAACATTGTCTTATTTACAATTGCTTGCGCATATGCGTCTTTCATAACGATTGGTATATAAGATTTAATTGTAATATTATCCTGTATAAATTTGTCTTTTAAAGACTTAGTAACAATTGCATTATATTTTTCACAAAATTCTTTTATTGTCATATATATACTCCTTTTATTCCTCAATTATTTCATATAAAGATAGCAGGTAGCTACTATCAATTCCACTATTGAAAATTTCCGATGATTTAACCTTAGTGATATGTACATCAACTTCGGTTGATAAAAATTTTTCGTATTCTTCTTTAAATAAATTAAAAGCATTTTCGTCAACATTTTTATCAACACGCACGACATTATTATCATCAAGTGTGCCGTATTTTTCAATCAAGCTATTCTTAACAGTTTCATAATTCTTCATGTATATTTCCAACTGTTTCATGATTGTGAGTAGCTTAAATTTTAATGCAGGGTCAGTAATATTATCATTGTTAATAATCGCTGATAATCGACCATTCAAATTAATGATATTATTAATTGTCATTTATTTCCTTTTTCTCCTTTACAAATGTGACTCGTTGACAAACTTCTGAATGTCATATGTATATCTTGTTCGTTTCTTTTTGCTATCTATTTGGATAGCATTATTAATTTTCAAATCATTAATATTGAACGACTTCTTATTTATATTTTCCATCATCCTTACGAAATCTGTGATTTCTATAAAGAATGTGTCGTTGTTTTCATTCCTAAAATTACAAATAAATCCAGCAACAAGATTATGTTCACTTGCCTCTTGTAGGGATTTAATCTGATTATCTCTGATAATTGATAATGGAATAGAAGTACCTTGAGTTGATTTTAATTCAAGCAAATACAATGTCCTTGACTCGTCATCGAATAGAAGATAATCGCAAATATTACTACTAGCGAATCTAGTATTATTTCCATTTCCAAAAGATGCTGCGTTGTCTCTAAAACGATAAATCCAACATGTATTTGGAATAGAATTTTTTATTGATTGCTCAAAAATCTTTCCTGGATTCTGTGCTATTTCCGTTCACTCCTTTTCATAATAAACAAAAAGGAACTCCAATAAGCTGTATCACTTATTGGAATCCCTTTTTTATTGATATTTTGATTTTTAACTATACTAACGAATTTTTATTGACAAAAAAGCTAACCTGACCTGGAACACCTACACGCTTAGAACTGTTAGTCATTTTAACTCTATTATTGTTTATAGCGGTAGACCATACATAATATGTACCCGTCCTATTTCCAATACTCTTTCCATGCTCACTTGAATATACAGGTGTGTTTTTAAGCTTATACTTCGCACCAGCAACAAAAGGTGTTTTCTTTACAACTGTAAATGATTTAGCTTTGTTATTGCTGAATGGAAGTTTGTCATTGCAAACATATGCCACGATAGTATATTCTCCTTTGTCATAATCTGTAGTGTCTAAATTAAGAGTAAAACCATGATAACCATTGCCATAAACTTTCAATTTAGCAAGATCTTCTCTATATTTATTAGCAACAACAGTATATGTTCCTCTTAAACACTTTTTAAAGTATACCTTAATAGTAACTTTAACAGATTCATCATTAATGCCATTATATGCCCAACCAGATATCGAAGTAGACGAAGCAGCGTCTACATAACCAACATAGTCATAAGGTATATCCTCAGAGCACCAATAAAGATTACTCCATTTATTCCACTTAAATGTCGTATTGTCATAATAATGCAAAGAACGTTCTACTACCTGCATTGTATTACCAGCACAACATTCAATTACAGTTCCTGTCGATGCGTTATACACTCCAATATGACTGTTATTCAAATAAACAAGATATATTCCTGCATCTGGGAGTGTGGAAATATCGCCCTTTTGTGAAGCTTTATTGTAATATGCGCCAATCCATTCATCGGGTATACCATTTGCTTTATATTTTGGTTCAGCCCCAGCATTACCAGAACACCAAGGAAATGACTTTATCAAGCACACACAATCATATGCATACTTACCATTAATCTTTTGTCCAAATTTTCCTGATATATAAGAAGTCGGAAGCTGTTTAACATTCTGTAAATAATCCCATAAATCAGTCATTGTTTTATACATAATTAACTCCTCCTTCGATTTCAATCTATTTCTTTTAATTGTCTCATAACAGGCTCAATGATAGAGTGGACAAAACCATCTCCACCACGAGCATCGTAATCATCAAACAAGTCCCAAAAAACGTCTTTGTCAACCTTTGTCCATTCTCCGACATCCTTAAATTCATTATAATATCCGACTATTTTATCTTTAAGTTTCTTAACTTCGGTGGCATTATCCTTCTTTTTCATGTCCGAAAGGGTGGCAGCAATCTCATCAACCGTAATCGAAACTTTATTTAAATCATGTCTAATCATCTCATCGTGCCGAATAGACTCTTTAGTATCATTTCGCTGTTTTTCCTCCAAATCATTAACTTTATTGATAGTGTTGACAAGCAGTTCATGATCTTCATCTTTCTTTTTTACCCATCTAAAAGGTTTTCCAACGATTTTTGAGAATTGTCCAATAAGTTGAACGGCAGACACAATAAATGTCAAAATCACAAAAACTGCTATAAAAAAACTGACAAAGTTGATTTGTAATAATTCTTTAAATGCATCCATCGTATGCCGCCTTTCTATTTTTTAGGCTCTGTATATGTAAGGGCAGCCTCAGAATCCCCAATACCTTTAGTAGTTGGGTCTGTAACTGCATTAAATAAATTAACTAAAGCCATAACTACAACATACGGATTTTTTATTGCTTCAAGGATAAGCTGTCCAACAACCTTCCATGAAGTGATATCCTTGGCTTCTAATCCAAAATACATAAGTATAGGCATAATAACAGCTAATGCTACCTGCGCAATAAACATAATATTCTTTTTATTAAATCTGACTTTCCAATTTATTTTCATAAAATTTTTCCTCCTTATTACTATTGTGTAAAACTCGTGACCACGACCAATCTTGTACTTGATTACATATATGGCAGATTGCTTCGCCAGGTTCTAGTTCAGTCCAACATCGTGTACATTGTGGATAATATCCATCTTCATTGATGTATGGCTTGGTTGGATTATTTAGTTCTTCATTGTCCATAATTTATTCCTCAATAATTTCATATGTAATCAACAACGGAACAACAACTAATTCAATATTACAATTTGTTATACATTCATTGCAGATTGTTTGAGCAATATTCTTATTTAGAAATTTGGTGGCAACAACAATGTTATCAACGAAACTATAATCAGCGTTTCTATTAGAAAACAAATAATTGGTAGGAATTGATAAATCTGCGATGACAAATTTTTTTAATTCTTTTTCTTTATATTTCTTCATTATTTTAATAAACGCTCTTTCCATAAAAGATATAAAGGTCTACTTGTTTCTTTAGGAAATATCATTATTAGTTTATCTTCAGTTGTTTCTTCACCAGTTCCTTTGTTAATTATTATGTCTGTTGATGTATACATATCTACAGGATATACATCATGTTTAATATATAATTTTTGCTGTTTTGGATCAGCTACTCTAATTACATCTTTAAGATAATATTGCTCACCATTTATCTTACTTATTTCGTAATCCATATTTTCCTTTCTTTCCGTTGTCAGCGTAAAAAATAGGGAAGTAGCCAGTAATGTTGGATACCTCCCTATTCATAAATTACTGACATTACTTTTTTCTTTTTTCATATTTAGGTATCTCTACTTCTTTAGCAGGTTCAACCTTTGTTTCCACAGGCTTGAAGCTTTTATAATCTAATATTTCATGAATCTGTGCCTGTGTTACTTCAGCAAAATTGTCAATATTAGTAATATCTAATTTCTTAATTTTTGCTTGTGCTTCGGCAGAAGATAACTCTTTATCTCTATACTGGGTGCAAACATTATAAATATCCTTACAATTCTCACCACAGAAAGTAAAATACCAAGTTGGTTTACCGGCATCTGCTCCGCAATTTGGGCAATACGAATAGGATTTACCACAAATAACACAAGTTCTATTATTCTGTTTTCCCATAAATTCCTCCATTAAATATAGGGTAGGATTAACCTACCCTATGTATTAATTACTCTTCGTCATCACCGCACATAACGATTGTGTAGAGTTCCTTATCAGCAGAGCAATAACTTATCTGCATATCACCCTTATAATCAAGAGTACCTTCTGTTGAAAGTGTGATACTTAATTCAGGTGATACCTGGAATGAAGGTATAATTATGTAGCAAGATCTAAGTGTATCTGGCTCGCAAGGATCTACAGCAAGAGCTTTAAGTGTAAGCTTAACAGTTCCAGGGAACTTATCAGAAGCGTTTACAATCTTAACAGCATTTGCAGCATTTCTCTCGAATTTAACAACGAATCTATCTGCTGTATCATCTGTTGGAAGAGTAAGTACATTGCCTGAAAGAGCAAAGTCAGTCTCTGATGCTGAACCAGAACCAAGCTTGTATGCCTTACCCATAGCACCATTGTTACCAAGAGCATTAACATGAACCGTACCTGATACAAGTGTCTCGTTAGTACCATCTACAAGATTAACTGTAGTTGTACCTTTCTTAACAATAACAATTTTTGGCATAGTAATTTTAGAATCAGCCGAAGCAATAATCTTATCTGTACCTGAAGCAGCACCGATAACATTAAGATTAATCATTGCATTTGTTGCCGTAAATGTACCAGCCTTACCCTGATAGAATTTCTTAATAAGAGAACCTTCAGCAGATTTTGCTTCTTTGGACTCAGCGGTTGTCTCAATTGTAGCCTCTGAAAGCTGTGTAAGTGTATAAAGAAGTGTACCGTCTGTCTTTTCGGCAACTGCCATTTGGATTCTGTCGATTACAAGATCGTCTAACGTGAAACTCATTAATTTTTCCTCCTTAAAAATTATTTTTTTGTAATATAAAAAGACTTAGGATTACCTAAGTCTTTGAACCATAATTAATAATGCGCTATAACTACATATCAGATGTTGAGCGCATCCAATCAAATTGTTTTTTGTCAATTTTGCTAGTGTCAACCATTCCACTATAACTACCTTTTAATAAAGCTGTGGAATTTTCGTATATTTGCAGTCTTTTGACACTATCCATAAATTGATAAATATTAATTTCTTTTAATTCATTTGTTTTGTATTTAAAACCAGGATGATTAACCAATGCAGATATCATTGGTAACAAAAACGAATGTTCTAATTCTTTATCCTTATTTTTTTTATTTTGAATTTTTTCTTGCTCTTCGTCTTCCCATATCATAGCTTCTTTAGTAGCTTTATTTTTAGCAAATTCATTTTTCAAATGAATATTAAAGACCAAGCTAAGATATTTAACTATCTTTGCATAAGATAACTCGTCAATTGTTATTAAATCATCAGGATTATCAATAACAAGCCTACCATATTCATCTCTAAGAATTTCGCCACCCTCGTCTCTTGGAATATTTATTAATATATCCGCATCTTTTTCATTGTCATGTACCAATTCAAACCAAGATAAATTCAAATCACCAAAAAGTAATTTGGTTTCATTCGGTGTATAGGCTTTGACCAATGCGGCGAATAATTTAAAGTTTGGATATGTATTCCAATCTATACCGTTTCTCCATAATTGAAGTCTCATAGCAGTAGTGTTTGCACATAACGTTGTAACAACGGCATAAAACCTAGTATCACCATATTCAAGAATGTCTCCTATTGTTGGAATATGGATACATATCTTATCAGTAACCCAATAATCCTCTCCGAAATACATTTTTAATTCGTCAAAATCATAAACTAATTCTGTATTATTCAATTAAATACCACCGCCTAGTTTATTAATAATTGTAGAATTTTTGGTAATACTATTTGGCATAGTGGCTTGGAAAATAAATGTACGAACAAGATAATTATTATCAATTGTACTTTCTTGATCAGATGTAATCATACATTGTGTTCCAAATATATTTGTCCAATTAATTTGCTCTTGAATAATTGCAGCCAATAAATCGTGACGTGGAATACATGTCAATTCATCCATACGATCATTCCCATGAACAAATATCGTAAATTTAACTTGAATATATTTTTCAACTGAATTATATCTAGGCGATTCAGTAAAATTTACTTGATAGCATATATAATGTTTTACTTCTGTTTGGGTATCTGGAATAAATAAAAAAGGACGAATATTTGAATCACTTCCAAAATATCTATCCCATTCTCCAAGGGGTTCGCCAGTTTCAGTGTCCCAATTTATATTATCCTCATCATCAAATAATTCTGATTCAAGTTTAGTTTCATTAAGAGCATATAAAAGTTCAGGACATCCCATAAGTTTTTTCTTGATTTTCTTTTTAAACCGAATAGTATCATTATCAGGTGTTTCTTTGAATGCCCTAAGTTTATTTAGCATATCTTGTTTAGTAATCATTTCTACCATATAAACACCTCCTATTCAGTTATTTCAAATTGAAACTTTTCGCTATTTATATATCCTTGATGTTCATCAAAGATAACACATTGGACAATTAAAATCTTACCAATGGCTGAAGTGTAGTTAGGAAATTTTACTTTCTTTTGGTTGTACTTTGTACCAGCTCTCCATGTTACTTTATCAGTCCAGTCTTCATTATCAATAAAGCAAGTCCATGTAAAGGTTGCTTCAGCATATTCAGTTGTAATATCTTTATTGGAATCATTGAATAGATTTACTGTAAGATTTTTGTAAGAACCATCAACTTTAATAGTTGAAGTGGATGCTGAAATTCTTGCTGTAATAGAAGATGGGGGAGTAGTTGGAATAGATGGATCTGTTGGAGCGATTTCTGAATCGAAATAGTTCGCATACATTTCGCCTGTTTCAAGATTGACATAATCAGTATGCTCATTCCAAAATGCTGTATATATAGTAAGCTTTTGAATACCGAATGGCATTGAATTTTCAACCTTGGTCACTGTCCATACGGTAGGATGCTCTGTTAAAGCACTTACTACAACTCGCATATTTTTAGAATCTTCAGAAGTATACCAAAACTTCTCTGTGATAGAGTTCATTGGCAACCATATCTTATCCTGATTATCTGTATGTGTAAAATATCGGTCTGTGTAAGTTCCGATCGTGTAGGAATTCTGTTGTCTTAAACAACACCACATACGTCTCTTGATACGCTTATCATTAGATTTTTCAATCCATGTAAGTTCGTAATTTACTGGTAAAATTAGATACTTTGGAAACTGATTTGCAGGTTCATCACGACAGACAATCCACTTATGATAAATTCCTCTATCATCTGGAACGTCCACAAAAAGCCCTATCGGAAATGTTGCCCCATAGCGTTTCCTAAAATCAACCTCATAATAATAAAGGTCATCACCTTCGTTGAATCTTACAGGCTGACTTGGACGAAACATAAGATAGTATTCCACTTGATCTTTGTCCATTGACTGATAAGATTTGATAATGAACTTTGCATCTATCTTTGTCTTATTGGTATTTTCATACGTCATGCCTTCAGCGAGAGAACGTGTAATTCCATGCTCGTCTGTGAAGAAGTCATCATGAAAATAGTCATAGATATAACAAGTCCTTGTAGCTATGTCGTTTTCAAATGTCTGTTCCATCGCCCAATCAGACTGTTCCTTATATATCTGACCAATCGTTTTAGCTCCGTTGTTCTTGGCGTTTGCGACACGCCTAGCTGTTTGTAGACTCGGCATCGCTTACACCTCCCTCAAACATTGCTTTTATATATCCATGAGAATCTAAGATTGCCCTACGGAATTTTTTGTAACTGAAATGGTCGCTCTTGAAATTATCCATAGCACCTTGTAAAGTCGCCATAAGAGTCACCATAAGTCCGTTATCATTAAATAAGGTTTTTGTGCCACCTAATTTAAACATAACATTCTCAAAGAAGACGAGAAACGCTTCATCATCTTCAAATATTTTCTCTTCAATTGTTTTGTCCTTATAGAGCAGTAGTTTGTGAATGTCGCTATGCATTGCACAAACTGCTTCATTGATTTGCTTGTCTGTGAAGTTGCCATATATGTATTGCATATTAGGACTCCATATTGATATAGGAATTGTACATATATCCGTAATCACGAATACGTTTATTCAATTCAGTTTTCATGGAATCAAGACGGTCGATCATATTTTTATGATTGTCGAGTAGCTTCTTTTCTTCTTTACCACCTATCATTACTGATGTGTGCATAATAGAATCAACCTGTGGCTGTAACCACTCAATCGTCATTCCAAGCACAAGAATTCCTACGACAAAATTCATATCAGCCGTTTCATCTACTGAATTATTCAGTGTGAAATCCAACTGTTGAATTTCATCATCGAGTGTGAGAGAAGAGAATAGTCTACGCACCCTTGGATTAGCAATTACATTGCTTAATCGCTCTGTATAAATTTCAAGCAAATCGTTTTCGTTAAGAGAGAGTTCTTTCGGATCTGAAATTCGTCCTCTTGCTCTTGAAAAAATTGTTTCGTATGGAAGCGTCATTGTGAGCCTCCTTTACTATTCCTGAACTAATGTAAGTAACATTTTTGTACCAAAAATTTCATCAAGAGCCTTAATTCTGTGAACTGAATCAAGGGCATGAGATTCAATCATTGTAGAAGCAATACCTTTAAGGGCTTCCTTCGCTCCCTTTGGAAGCTTTTTAATTGTTTCTGACATCTGTGGAACAGGAAGATTTAAAATCTCATTTAAGTCACTTGTTTCATACATAGACTCATATAAGTCTTTTACAGACTTATTCTGTTCGACAAAATCTTCATCCTCAATAATAATTCTTGGTGAATAAATGTTTACATCTTCACGGGTTCTAACGAGATAAATTAAATCTCTATATTCAACATCAACCACATCTCCACAATCAGCCCAGCTATAAAGAATGTGCGAACGTGCTCCCTCGATATAAAGTCCACCACTTACTAATGAACGACATGGAATAGTATCTTCGGGTGAAAATGTTTTAACATCTTCTTTAACTTCTGTAGTTTTTGTTGCCTTTTCTGTACTGTCAGTAGTAGCAGTAGTTTTCTTTGTATATGCCATTTCCTTTCAATTCCTTTCAAAAATAGGAGAGTGGATTGCCACTCTCCGTATAATCAATCTATAAGTAAATCTTACAGATCCCACTCACCATGATAACGAGTCATAAGAGTTGCAACACCCATACGTCTCTGTACCTCGTAAGACTGCATATCATCCTTAGTAGCACCCTTTTCGTTTACTTCAAGTTCAGTCTCACCGTAGTCAACGAACTTGATAAATCTGTCATCAACTGCTGGCATAATATAGAGCTTCTTGTTGTCAACAATAGGAGTAGCAAGAGACTTATCAGTAAACTTCTGTGGAATCTCCATAAGAGGTGTTCCCTCATAGCCACCGATAATACCTGTATTTGCCACAGACTCCTTGATTGAATTAGCAGGATCAGCCCAATCAACCTTTGTGAGTGCGTTAAGAGCCTTTAATGCTGTCTTTGTACCCATAATAACAACACCACTTTCGTTAGCTGCGCCAACCTTCTCGATAATTGCATCAAACTGAGCCTTTGTAGAAGCGGCTAATGCACCAGTACCCTTGAGAGTAGCAGGAACAGGAATAAGGTTTACACCATTTGCAAACTGAGAAGAAATGAGTGTCTGAACTTTCTGAATATAAGCCTTAACAACCGCATCTACGAAAGCACCCCAATCCTTACGATCAGTTAAGAAGAGACGAATATCGCCACCAACCTTGATACCGTATACTGCTGTATCAACATGATAAGACTGACCAGAACCTAAACGCTGGATGGATAAGTCATGCGCGTCACCGCTGACCTTGCTTACAGTAAGTAATACTTCATCATCAGTCCAGAATTCATTTACATCTCCATCTTTCATATTCTTTGACTCAACATAATTGTTGAAAAACTCATTCTCAGAAAGACCATGAGCAATCTGAGTATCAATAATTTCCTCAATTACCTCGAAAAACTGTGTTCCTCTCTCAGAATTTAATGCTCTCTTAATCTGCTTATTAGAAGAATCCTTAGTAAGTCCAAGGTATTCAAAACAAGCCTTTCTAATTGTGTCACTAGCTTCTTTCTTAGAAATTACACGATTAGAATCAGCATCATAAATTTCACGACCTGCACCGAGGTCAAACATAAGATTTTTTACACTTGTATCTAACATTTATTTATTTCTCCTTTCTCAAAAATTAGGCTTTCTTTGTAAGCTGCATAGCGGCAGTTACACCAGAAATGGCTTTGAGTTCAACACCGTCTTTAACAGCGATGTCACCAGAAAATCCATCTGCTGAAATTTCAACTACGTCACCAACTGCGAGTTCATAAGCTCTAACTACCTGAGTAGGAGCATTTGTATAGTTACTTTCTTTCTTAAATGTGTTGCTATATGTCTCCTCGATCATTGGCACCTGGTATACAAATAGGGCATCTCCAGGAGTTACTACTTCTACATAGAAATTTCCATTGTTTGCCTTACCAACAACCTTTCCTTCAAATGAAGTAGGTGCCGCTGCTTTATAAAGATCTAACTCTACGAATTCACCCTTACCAACGAACCATCCGTTGTCTACATAAGCACTTGCTGCTTCTGCTAACTGAATGTTATAAATATGCTTTCCACCATCTCTTGCGAGAACCTTAGAAGGGAAAGCTACTGCATGTTTTGCAATACTAACCTGAATCATGTTTTATCCTCCTTAAATTTTTTTGCATTAAAAAAGACACTCAATTTGAGTGCCATTACAATGATTTATATGTCTTGTTTTATTTGCTAAAAAGATTTCCGTAACGGTTATCTTTCTTAGACTTGTTTACATTAGCGAATATCTTTACAGTTGTCTTTTTCTGAGTTTTCTCAGTAATAGCTGCGAAAGTTTTCATATTAGAATCCGCATAGATAAGTTTTGCTTCCTTCTCTAAATCTTCGAGAGAGTAGTTATCCATATTTGTATACAGTTTCTCAAAATCCTTATTAATAAATTTTCCTTCTTCATCTTTTTCAGAAATAGAAGCAAAGTTTTCATTTGCAAGAATTTCCTCACGTTTTGCATGAAGTTCATTCTTTTCTGCTGTCTCCTTAAACTCTTTGAGTGCAGCGTAGTTTGAACGCATAGATTGTAACTCTGCAAATTCACTATCTGTTAAAAGTTCACGATGTAAATTGTATCTTTCTCCATCAAAAGCTACATTATCACCGTCTTTTGTATAGTTCTGACCGAAGATTTTATCACCATTCCAGTTCTCATATGTAAAATGATCATCGTAAACAGCGTTGATAAAGTACCACTCATTATCAGCATCTTCATATTCAGATAAAAGCTGGTAAAGTGCATATCTTGTATCTTCATGACTGATTTCATATGTACGAACAATCTTTTCAAAAGTCTGACTTTCTCCTTCATTACCATTTGGATCAGAAGCTCCTTCGCCATCACCTTCTCCATCATTGGAAGGCTCACCAGATTCTCCGCTACCTGAGTTGTCTCCTTCTGAATTGTCATCATCGAACATCTCAGCGAATTTTGCTTCAAGTTCCTCATCTGACATTTCTGTATAGTCGAATGTTACATCTTCAGCAGTCTTACCATATTTGGCAAGTAACTCTTCAAATTTTGTCATTTTGTTATTTGTTCCTCCTTCCTTTGATTTTTGATTTATATCAAAACTCTCAAGAATATTAGTTAATTTCTCTAAAGTTTCAACCAATTTGTTGTCTGTGTTAAATGTTGCTGTTTCCGCATTTACAGCGAAATCTTCAATTTTAAAATTACTTCCTGCCATACCAGGGGATACATCCTTTGACAGAAGAGTAAGACCTGATACATAAAAATCATCTAACTGCAATGTTTTATTAGCAGTATTAAATGATAACTCCCTAATACATAATTCCACCGAACAATCTACAGTCCCACGTCTATTCAGAATCTCAATTGCATCTTGACAATACTCATCGTATAAATAACCATGTAAAACTGCACGATTTACGTTAGCATCTTCATCATATTCAACAGTAGTCTTTGTACCATCAATAACACCGATAGGCTGTTCTTCATATACAACTTTGTCATTACCATCTTTGTCAGTAGTCACATAATAATCATGGCTACCGAAATCTAATTCATTATCTGAGTTGGTAGTGATATGTGCTAAAATTGGGCGAAAGTTTGCCGATGGGACATTTTCATTGAAAGATTCTTCAGAGATTTCCGATTTATTGAGATTGACATGATCGTGAAATGCACGACTGACGAATGGAGTAAGAGACTCTTTATGTTTATCTTCATCTTTGGAAGTTTTTTCAAAATTACCATTCATGCGAACCATGAGTTCTTTACCGAATTCATTACTATTAAAATGAGCAAAATTGTTCTTTAGACAGAACTCATACAACTCATCAATAGACATAATTCGTCTTTTCTTCTTTTTTGGCATTATTTAACCTATTCCTCCTTTCTTTGTTGATATACCACTCAAAGTAGGAGAGTGGTTAGAATGTTAGCATGTTGCTATACTGAATTTTATTATTTGTATTTTCAAAAGTGAGAGAGTGGTTATTCAAAAATGTTGCCACGTTCCCATCTTGAGATACCAATTTAAAACCTTCTTTGAGAAGATTTTCTTTTGTCTCCTTGTCGGAGGTTTTAATAAAATTGTATTTCATATTAAGATACCTCCCTTATTTATTATTGAGATCCTCGTCTCTTGTGCGAAGTCCAGCATCTGTAAGTTCTGTTTCGTCTTTTTCTTGACCGCCACCTTGATTAGTACCAGATTGCGTATATGAGGTGTTAAATGGTTTCAATTTCTCGCCAAGATTTAAACAATTTTCCTCTAAGAAGTTCATAGCAAGAGTATCTTTCTCAGATACACCATTTAATGTGTTATAAAGAATTTTATTTGGTAATCCGTTTTGGCAAGATTCCAAAATTGATTTCTTAAAGTCATCCTTTTGATAAATAGAGACATCAAAGAATTTAACCTTACAAGGTTCAGATATCCAACTAGATAAAAGTCGATTTACAATCGCTTGAATCTGTGGAATAAGAGTTGAAATAGAAAATGTAGAATCTGCAAGTACGCCATATTTAAAGGCAGTAGAGTTAGAAGCAGAGTTTAGATTTAATATCTGAGCACCACCAGCGGTATTAAGAATTTCTTTTGTAGCTTTTTCAACCTTTGTAACATCACCTGTTGCATCATCTGGAAAACTAATTTCGTGTAATTCACCAGGAACAATAGCAGCAGAGATATAGGGTGGTAATGCTTCTTCAAGCATACGATTAAAATATTGAATCATTATATCTGGATTTACAGCCCAATCATCTACATCATTACCCATAGTTTTCATTTCAAGCCACACCAATTTATAAATATTGGCTGCTTGTTGAACTGCCTGATAATCAGAAGCGTCCATAAGGTCAATTAATGATAAGAATATAGGAGTAAGTACAGGAACAATTGTTTCCCAATCCTCAGACCTGAATTTAATACATACATTATATTCTTCGGGAATTAACTGATATTTTTCATTTGTACTTTGATATGTATTCCACATACTATTGAATGGCTCTCCCCAATATTCCAATAGTTCGGAATTTCGTTTAAAATAGCTCATATCCATTGCACATGCAAATGAACCATCAGGAAATACACCTGCAATTCTCATATATGATGGATCTAGCGGAAGTATAAACATTCCTTGTCCTTCAGTATAATAAGCACATCCATAAAATGCGTCTTCTCGAAGTGTTATAGATGCAGCTTTACGAAACTCATAATTCAATCCGAGAGTATCTACAACATCAACTGTTTCCTGATACTTTTGCAATGTGGATTTTACGTCATTATTATCTGAAATTATAAATGGGGGAACTATGTTACGAATAGATAAATCAATTTGATTTGCATAATATTTGCAAAGACGATAGTAGATTTCTGAACGATAATAAAGATAACGAGATAAACTTCTAAGACTTGCTTCACTAGAAGAAATGTTTTTGATATAATCTTTTACATCTTCTTTAGAATAATTACTGATTGTTGTATATGTCTTGGATTTTTGAATATCTCGAAGACTTGTAATAGCACTTGTTGCATCTTCGTAGCGTTCAAGTCTACTTTTATTTTTCTCATACCATTCACGCATTTCATTTGCGGTTGGCTGTTTTGGAGCAGAAGAAGTGGTTTTCTTCTGTGAATTATTTATTTTAGCAGGTGCATTAGAATTTGCATCTACTTTCTTAGGTCTTGGCATATTTGATAATGCACCTCCTTAATTGTATTTTGCTTTACGGATTGTAAGCTTATTTATAAAACTTGTAACATCCTCAGTTGGACGTTTTTTGTTTGTAATGGCTTTCCTACGTTCACACATAAGAGCATAAGAAGCCATACATGCCGTATACGCACGATCATCGTGGAGCTTATTAGCTTTCTCAGGCGTAAGTTCAAATGAATCTTTTCCAGAATCTCTTTTCTTACGAACCATATTTACAAGTTCTTCTTTTAAAGCATCAATGTTAGCAAGTGCAATTTCATCCTGCCAATCAAGCTTTATAGTCTTTGTATTAACTGATTCAATTTTCTCTAATTCTTCATTAAGCTTAGTTTCAAATTCCTTTTCATTAACTTTTTGTTTTCTGAGTTCAGCAGAAATTCGTTCTTTTTCTTTAGCCAATTTTTTCTCATCAACATCAAAAACAGTAAGATAGCCCTTATGGTCATATTGTGCTGTAAAGCTGATTTTATCCTGATTCATCAATTCTATCATTGCTTCATACATTTCAGATTTATAACCAGCAGGAGACATAAGATGTACTTTGTCTACCGCATTAGGAAATTTCTTAACATAATCAGCAGAATATTCTTTGTCAATTAAGCCTCTATGAACAATGCCTGCAGAGTCTGTCCAATCTGGCATTAAATAATCAGTTATATTAACACCAGATCCGCCGCTACCTGCATCAATGTATACACCAACAATATTTCCATATGCGTCAGCTCCACCGTTATAATCAAGAATTACTTTTTTTAAATATTCAATCTGATCTGGTGTTTGCATAGGAGATTTGATTTTTTTACCAACATCAATAAGATTAATACAATTTACCAATCTCATTCTTGTGTCGATACTTCCATCAACCTGTTCATATTCATAAATTTCACCAACAAGAATTACTGAATTATCTCTACTTCTTGCAGGATCATATGTAATGACGAATTTTTTATCACCTGTATCATTGTAAAGAAGAGGCTTTCTTGTTTCTTCGTTTCGTGTAATAACACCTCTACGAATAATTGCATCAGTGCCAGCATCTGTAGTAAAAATACAATAATACTCACGTCTTGCTTTTTCTGGGTTTGTTCTCATTTCCGATTCAACAGTATTTCGAGATAGAAGAGGAGTAACTAATTCACCTCTAAGAGTTGGTTTAAATGCTTGCTCGCAATCTATATGTAATACACAATAATCTGGATTTCCCATAATTTGCTGTTTTGAAAAATCTCGATATAACCTCCAAAATTGTGTATCTGTTGAAGATGCTGAACTAATATAATATTTCTGATATGACAAATCTCGTGGCAAACATCTTTGACGGATAGGATCAATTGAATTACCATCTACGTCTTTACCTGTTTTTAAGCTTTTGTTTACAACAGCGAATGCGCCATATACATTCATCATTTCGTCAGATAAGAAACCGCTTTCATCAAAAATTACAGTACCTCTCATACCTCTTTTGGCATCTATATTTCCGTTTAATGTCCTAGTCATTGATCCGTTATAACATGAATAGGAAAATCCATTAGACGAGTGCGAAAATCCATCACCTGCTGCGTTTTTAATTTCAATCTCATTCTTAAATAAAGAACCAGTTGAACCATAAAAGGTATCAATATTATCATTGGCAAGTCGTTCCAAAGTAGTAAAAGTTTGTTCAGCCTGACCACCTGTGCCACTCGCAATATATGTCCATACATTACAAAAGCACATATCTTTAGACATTATTTCAAGGTCAATGACCGTACTCTTACCATATCCACGAGTACATACAGCAAGTACATTTGGACAAACCCAACTTCTTTGTACAAGAAGTGCTTGCCCATCTAAAAGCTCTATATTGAAAAATAAATCTATAGCTTTTACTGGGTTGCATTGCAGATATTTTTGAATTTCAGCAATTTGAATATAAGACTCAATTTTACGAGATGAGATAGAATAACCATGTGGTTTTACATATATTCCATATTGGTTATAAAAATCTTTATCATAATCAAGAATTTCATTCTGATAATAATTCATAATCATTTGCTTATTCTGATTCATTTTCAGTGACCTCCTTTGTTTCATCATCAGGAGATTCTTCAACTTCATCAAACTCTGCAAAAACAGAATATACATCTTTTAAATCTTTTAACTGTTCTTCTTTTAATAGATTGTTTTCTTTTAATGTATCTCTTAAATCAAGATTTTCTCTTAATAGTATTCTGTTAATTTCTTGGTAGGCGTCCTTTTCTTTTCGAAGACCAGTATTAACGACACGCATTTCAGAAACCATATCTGACCACTCAGATTCATCAAGTGCCAATTGTTTCATAATAGAAGCATCGCTAATTTCCTGAACCTGTTGCATACCTCTGCATGTATCAATATCAAAACCATTGACCTCACCACTTCGCAGGTTAAGACTCTTAATTTTTTTGATTTTCCCAGTCCATGTATTTTCACCTTTTTTTGCATTTTTGTTATGTTTTAATGATATACAACTGTCTTGAGCAAGACTTGTGATAACCGAAGTTATTTTACCTTTGCTTTCCTGTAGGGATTTTATTGTTGCAGAATTGCGTTCAATATTTGAAATGTCACACATTAACTTTGATATGGTGTCATCAATTTTAGATTGTTGTAAGAATCCACGAACAATAGAAATAGCAGAAGAAGTACGCATCATATCTTCGTTTGCGTCTTCACTAGAATCTAATAGTCCTAATAATTGAGAATATAAGAAAGGTTGGTCTGCTATATCTTCTTTTTCAAAAGGATCATAACTGAGTAATCGAATTACATCATTTTTGTTTTTTAAAAAACTATCATATGTGTCTAATCCTACATGAGCTTCAATAAGTTCTTCTTCGGTGGTTACATCAGTAGAGGTTTTATCCTCGACTGTATTGTTGTCAAGGATATCTGAATCTTTAAATGTTAGAGTATTATATTGCCCCATAGCCACATTTTTTACATATGAATAATAACCATTAGAACGAACTTTACCTGAAGCTAAATTTTCCGATTCTTGGATACTAGCATCCCATAATTTTGACAAAAAAGGCTTATTAAGATACCTCATTGTTTCGATTACAGAGTTCTTATCAGGCTCATGTTCAACCTTGTCCTTCCCAATTTTAAGGGCTATTTTCTTTGCACAGTCTTTACAAATTGGAGTAAGACCACTTTTGTTTAATGGATCTGTACTTACATAAAATTTATCCCTTGATTTATGTGTATCACACATATAACACCAAGCACCTTCTTTTAGGGACTTGATTTTCTCTTCCTGTGTTTCAACTTTCTTCTTTAATTGTGCAGCCGTTAATTTTGTGGGCTGTATCTCTTTTGTCGTAGCCAAACTAACGACCACCTCCTTTTTTCAATATAAAAAGAAGCCACTTCATACGAAATGACTTCTCAAAATTTCCAATATTAAATTTCCAATGAAAGTGCAATTTTGTCATAAATATTTTATATAATCCAAAATAAAATGTTGACCTTCTTCCTATTATACTGTAAACTTAAAATGTAAGATTAATATAAAGGAGGTATTTAATTATGGCATCTATTACTTTGTTTAATGGCGCAGGAAAATTAATATTCTACGATTCCGGTCATACTCATGGAGATTGTGGAACATATCATGTACATGAAGTAGACCTATCTAAGCTTACAATGAATGATTTAGAAAAACTAGAAAGAGATTCAAGGAATGGATGGATTGAACTTCATGATTGGAAAAGAATACCTGGAGCTTTGTACACAAGAAATGCAACACAATCAGAAATAGATTATATAAATAAGATGTTAAAATATTAAATTTACAAAAGACTACTTATTTGCAAAAATATGTAGTCTTATTTAATTCCAATAATAAAACTTCCATCTCTAAAGGACATAACTCTTTCTCATTTCATATTTGGTTATTCTTTTAAATGATTATCCTCGGATGGACTAGGAGTCTTAATTTCATTAACAGTAACTCCAACATTATATGTCACATCGGCAATCACACGAATATTCTCAAACCCAATTGTCTTATCAAGTTCAGCAATTGTATTCTGTAATTCATTTACATCTTCAGTAGAATATTCAGTAAATGTAACTGTAGAACCTGTAGTAGAAGTAGTTCCGTATATCTCCCAAAGATTCTTTAGCTTTACCTGTGTTTTAATTAAAATTTTATATGTCATATACTATTTCCTTTCTACAAATTAGATTTTATTATTTTAGTACAGGTAGTGAGACTTGAACTCACACGGTATTGCTACCAGAGGATTTTAAGTCCTCTGTGTCTGCCTATTCCACCATACCTGCTAACGCTGAGAAGCACGAATTCGCTATAGAATTATCAGACCATTCAGTAGCTTGGACAAGCTGAAAACCCCATTTCTCCTAAAACATCCAACTGATTTATATCTGTTGGCAGTTCAAAACTCTCGATTGGGATTTCGCCACGAAAATTACATAAAATTCATAACAGAGTTTAATAGAAAAAAGATATACCGCATTAAGGTTTCGTGCGCACTAGAGTTGCTATAAAGTCAGCTCTACCAAAATGCAGTAGTAGGACTTACAATGCTACACGAATAGCAAATGCCAAGATATGATACTTATATATTCTCTGTTTACACATCAAAGAATATCTATTATAATTATTCTGCACTCACTAATCTTTCTGTCATTTCTATGAAAGGTCTGGTGAAGTTCTATGTTTGTATGTATTTATCCATATATAGTTCCTGTCAGTAGTTACACTCGTATGAGATTTGGAAAGATTGAATTTGTACGTAACTATTGGAGAAGATTACCTAGTAGGTAATTTTTAACTTGTTCATCCAGAGCCAGTTTCAGACTCTCATTTGTTACAATTCTGGATGATTAGTGGGTGCTTTCTGCTATATGTATTTATTCTCTTGTATGAATAGGAGGCTGGTGTTAGACGAAAGCTTCATCGGCATCCTCGGTATCTTCACGAATGACATACATCTGAGTGGTTTCAGAAGATTCGTGTCCCAAAAGTTTCTGTGCAGTTTCCAATGCACGATGATCATAGCATACAAGGTTGGTCGCTCTGCTTCTTCGGAAGTTATGTGGAGTCGTTCTACGCCCAACAATTTCAGAAAATTCATTTATACACCAGTCATTGAATGCACTATATCCAATTTGTCGTACCTTTGAACCATCTTTAGTTTTTACAACAAACATATAAGGACAATCATCATCTCCACGCACTTCAAGCCATTTCTTTAATGCATCCATTACATCTTGTCCAAACTGCAATTTTCTAACCTTGCCAACGGCACTACGTCCCTTACAACGAATCTCATGTGTTTTATAAGAAACGGATTCTACTTCCTGTTCTTTACCGTCTTCATCGACAATTGTTACAATTTTTCTTTTAGGCTCATAATCAACAACCTCTTTGAGTAACTGTAAACTCTCTGCATGTCTGCATCCAGTAGAATATGTAAACTTTACATATGCTAATTTCTGCCATTCTTCACGTTCAGCTAATACTGAACATAAATGATCCATTTCATCGGGTGTTAATGGTTCTTTTGCGAAAACCTTACCTGTTTTTGGCACTTGCATCTCCGCAGTTACATAATTACGGAACGTAGGATAGTCCTCGTCATAAAAATTCTCGATGAACTTATTTAATGCACTAACTGAAGACTTTTTAAATTTAATTGCAGCTTCTGATAATCCACGATTAGCAAGAAAATTCATATAGCGAAGAAATTCTTTCTTTCTAATTTCTATGCAGTTTTTGTTATTTAGATTATTTTTAACCCATACGAAGAATATCTTTAATGCAGATCTATAAGCATGTAAACTATGTGGTGAAAGATGAGTCTGATTACTGAGGTAATCCTCAACCATATTTCTGTTAAACTCATTAACTTCTGCCCATTCTTCATCCGTAACTGGATCTAATTTATCTGCTATTTTACCATTCAATAATCTCACTTCCTTTCACATATAAAAAAGAAGTAGGATAGTGGCAAACTAAGCTACTTCTTATAAAATCTCATTTATTTTATTTTGCAATATTTCTTTATAACTTCCATTTTTCATTTCTGATGAAAACAGAAATAGATAATTGCATTTATTCTCTATAAGTATTTTTTCTTTGTATAACATTTTCTTGGGAGAGAGGTAGGTGACTCTACTCTGTCAGCTCATGACTTCTGACAGTCCCATTCCATAAATCCCACAATCAGCTATGACACCAATCATGAGCACATATATTTATTCTCCGTTTCCATCACAGAAACATTGAAAAGCACATCAGTATGGACTCGAACCATAAGCTCGCAGTTTTGGAGACTGCTGTGTTGCCAATTACACCACCGATGCATAACAAAAAGAGTGTGCAGCGTACACCACACACTCTAAATAACTTAAATAATATCCCAAATTTTATTTACAAAACTAAGAAAACTTGAAATATCCTCAACAGCCTTATCATATTCTTCTTTTGTTACTTCCTTACCATTAATTTCGTAAGAGGTAGAAGAAGTAGTAGTAGCCACATTATGACAATCACAATTATCTTCCTGACCAAACAGAATAACTTCTTTATCCTCATTCACACAGTAATCAATAATATCCTGTGAAATATCACCATCCATATCAATGTAGAAAATATCTGTTTTATCAAGAACACCAAAGTCCTCAATAGGAACAACAGTGATTACACCATTGTCATCAACAGATACAAGATACTCACCAATATTCATATAGTCTACAAGATCAATCTCTTTAATACTTGTCTCATCAAGTCTAATAAGATTGTCAAGAATGTACTCTGCAATTTCTTTATTTACAATTACACCAACTGTTTTATCAGTATGATATAATCTATTGATATAAATAGAGATAATATCATCAACTTTATCCTCAAGATCAATCATCTGAATGTCTTCATATTTATTTTTCTTCAAACAATTCACAACCCTTCAGATTATGCATTCTTAACTGCGTTCTTAAAACCTGTTAATGCATGGAACTTTGGACTCTTAGAAGCTGCAATCTCAAGTGCCTCGCCTGTTTTTGGATTTCTACCCATACGTGCAGCTCTCTCAGCTACCTCGAAATTACCAAATCCTGCAAGAGATACCTTCTCACCAGAAGCAACTGTATTAACAATTGTCTCAAGTAATGTATCTACAATAACAGCAACATCCTTCTGTGTAGCTCCCTCAATCTGTGTACTTACATTCTTAATTAAATCTGTCTTGTTCATTTTAAATTTTCTCCTTTATTTTCCTTAATTTTATTTTGTAATATAAAAGAGGGTAGCGTCCATATAAGGTACACTCCCTCAAAGTGGCTTTGTCAGCCAAAAAATAATATAAAACTAAGTCGCTCGTACTTAGTTAGCTTGTCTTAATTTTGCAACCATGTATATCTGCTTACACGATTACTCTAAACCAAGCCGAATAGTGAACTGCAACGTATATTATATATTTTTCATTGCAATTAAAATTAATCAACTTTTAATCTATGTTCACAGGTCAACCCTTTAATTTGGTCAAATTCAAATAATGAAGCACCTGCATTAGAAGTGGCAAGTAAACTTATTCCATACGGATCAACACCTATCATAGATCTAATTGAAATTGCCTCTGAATTGATACCTGTTTCCTTTTCAATTACATGATGTACATGCGCTCCAATAATATATGAAATAGGAGTCTGATAAGCTCTTGAATAATCATCAAGTGCATCTCCAAGATTTTTTACTTCACCATGAATACCAAGTACCTGATATGTAGAAAATTGTCCGAAATTCAATCCTGTAGGATTTGTAATAATAGTTATATTGGGATTATTCGAAAGTTCTTTCTCAATAGCAAGCATAATGACCTTGCTCATATTTTCATCTGTAAAAGAATTCTTTGGAGCACCACAAAGTCGAAGTTGATTATGGTTGCTATCCATTGTCATTTGGAATTTAACTCGTACATACTTACTTAATTCATTTAACCAATGTCCAAGAAAATCACCATAACGAATGGCAGAATCAATAACACCATATCTTAGCTGCATTAACTGGGAATTAAGACGTAATAAACCCTGAATACCATCACCTAATTCCCACACACTAAGTTCATTAATGCTCTTTTCATTAACAATTTCAATTATCTGATTTAACAAATCCCACATTCTTTTTTCAAAAATTTCAGGACTATATTCATTAATAATATTTCCAAAAAAATCTTTAATGGAAAATTCAATTCCAAAATGACAGTCAGCGAGGCATACTAAATATGATTGATTACAATGCAATGGTTCAATGTATTTAGGTATTTCCAAAGATGGGAGAGCAGCAACAGCATTTACAATTTTCTCTGTAATGAGTTCATCTCTTGCCAATTCTCTCAGCCAACGATTCATTTCGATTTTTTCGGTCTGAAGTTTATAACGCTCCTTTTGAATGGCATATTTTTCATTAGAACATCCGAAATCTACCTTATTACCACTAGGTTCATTAACCCATCCAGCGTCAATATACTCGTATAATAATTTACTGCCTTTACGCACTGTATCTCTATGCTCTAAATCACCATTAAATTCAGAACGAAAATCAGCAACATCTTGCCACTCTAAATTTTCGTCTGTTCTTTTTCTCTTGAGTAAGTCTAATTGCTCTCTAAGAAATTCATTCTTCTCGATGTCGTCCACCGCCTTACTCTTCAGAACTTTCCTCTACAGGAAGTTCAAATGTAATCTTGAATCCAATCTGATCAAATGGAATTGCATCAATTACCTGCTGAGATAAATCTTCACCAGTTTCAGCATCTATAAGTTTTAAATCCTTTACAGAAATACCATCTAGCTTAATTGTCTTCTTAGGAGCTGTAATCTTCTCCTCAGTTTCACTAATTTTTATCATTCTTTTTTCTCCTTTTTCTCCAATATAATAGGAGAGCAGTGCGCTCTCCTTAAATAATCGTGGTAATGTCAGTAATTATTTCATCAATAACACCGTATTTTAAAAGTTCGTCACTTGACAAATACCAATCTTTATTTCGATTTTTATTAAAAGTCTTTTCATCAATATTTGTATTTTCAAGAATATAAGACTTCATCTGTTCAATCTGTTTCTTATAATTCTTTTGTGCTTCCTCAATTTGTTCTGCCGTACCTTGAAATGCAGCAGATCCGCTATGTACCAACATAGATGTATGAGAAAATGCAAAACGTTTCTTACCAGACAGAAAGATTAAAAATCCTGCTGACATAGCAACTCCCATTCCAATAGTGATAATTGGAATTCTACTTGCTTTTACTAAATCACAAAAGAAAAGAGATTGCTCAATATCGCCTCCATAGCTATGAATAAATAAACGAATTGGTTCTGGATTTTCAATATCTTTTTCTTCAATATTCATTTGGATAATAATTTTAGATAACTCTACCAATGAATAACTTTCATCAATTTCGTAATCAATATAAAAAGTTCTATTCTTTCTATCTTTCCAGTAAGTGTATTCTTCTGGCGATGGCAATTGACTTTCTTTAGTTTCGCCAATTAAAGGTATCTCTAAAAGCTCTATAAATAACACCTCTTTCTATAATGAGATTTTTGTGCCATTATTAACAGCAATAACTTTAGTAGATTTTAAACAAGCTGTAATAGCATCTTCTAATTCATGTTTAAATTCAATTTTATTTGAATCACCGTGTACTAAATATATACGATCACAATTAATATTTTTATAATATTTAATTAAATCATCATGCTGCATATGACTAGAAAAAGATTTCAGATCATAAACTTGACACTTATTTTTATAAGGTTTTCCATTAATATTAATTGTTTTATGTTCTTTCTCATGTTTTATCTTCCACGCAAGAGTTCCCTCACTACAATACCCCATAAAAAGTATACAATCACATTCTCGTGGTAAAATATTTTGAACCCATTTTACAGACCTTCCTGCATTTAACATTCCAGAACTACTAAGTATAACTTTTGCTCCTTTATCAGTAATAGCAGCCTTGCTATCCTCTGGTGTAATAATTCTTTTGATGTTCTTCCATGACATCATTTCATCAAATAATTCTTTTTTATCACCTTCAAGAATAGAAGAGTAGCAGTCTAACAATCTATTTGCTAATGGGCTATCAATTAAGATTGGGACTTTAAAATTTTCATTTTTTCCAAATAGGGAATATAAAATCCATAAGATATATGGAGTCCTGTCAAGTGAAAATGACGGAATAAGAACACGACTGTAATTATCAATACAATACTGTTCTATAACAGTCTTGATTTTTTCAATGTCTTTTTTATATGTTTCTTTAGTACATTGTCTTTCCTTACTACAATAAGTACATTCCATTATTGCAATATTAGCCGATGACACAGGTTTAAAATCTTCAACAAAAACTCTTGTGTTTTGTGTAGCAATATTACCGAGGTCACTCGAAAACAGAATTTTTCTAGTATGTGAAGAACCATTAATATATACTTCACATTGTTTTGATAGAAAAATATGTCCTGCATCAGTATATCTAATAACAAGTTCATCAGATAAATTTACTATATTATCAGAATCAACCTCTTGAACAAATTCGAGTGCTTTATATACAATATCTTCGGTATAAAATGGTTCATAATTTCTATCATTTTTTAAATTTAATAACTCAACATCCCGACAATTTATAAATGACGAATCAAGCCACATTTCTTTTAAAATAGAAATCGAACCTTTGGGAACAATTATTTTTGCTTTGCATTTTTCATGAGTATACAATGTTGGAATCATAGCTACATGATCAGCGTGTAAATGTCCCACAATAATATATTCTATTTCCTGCGGTCTTAACTTCTGAATATATTTCATATTTGCTCTATAATTTTCCAATACTGTATGATTCCCCTGAATCATTCCACACTCAAAAAGATAACAATGTTCAGAAGTTTTTATCCGAGTACAACTACCAGTGACACCTTCAGCATTGCCACCAATAATTTCTACTTTTACTTCATGTTTTTTCTTCCCGATGGTTTCCAACCACCTTTCATTATAAATTTCGTCTACTTGACGATTTTACTTTTTCTTAATTTCATTAAATTGTTTAATGCACATTTATCTTCAGTTAAATAATACTTAGGATTACGAGAACGACTCTTGTGTAACATCCCGTTCCCAAACGAATAACCAAACTGCTCACGCAACTCATGTGCTTCATTTTTGGTAATTAAAACTATTTTAATTCATTCCTTTCATGTAAATTTCCTGCTAAATAGCAGAAGAAAAGCTCTCTGGCAGCTTTGAACTGCCGTTTACTGATTACAAGTCAGTTGTACTAAACCAAACTATACTAAAAGAGCAAATAAAAATCCCATACCGAAGTATGAGATCATTACTTAATATGAGCTGAGATATTGACTCAATACACTACCATCTATTGCGGTTGGACACAATTTATCACACTGTCGATTAGACAGTAGGTAGCAACAACACTGATTTTGACATAATCAGCAAACTCTTACCACAAAGCATTATAGATTTCCTTTTATCACATCGTCTCTTGCGGAGTTCTCAGATTGCAGTCTGATACGGTTGCAATTACTTGTATTTTCTCACATAGCACCTTGCGAGTGTTATATGTGTCCATATTACAGGACAATAAGTTGTTTTTCTCTTTGCGGTCATACACACTTTTGCTTTATATTCTTTATATTATATAAAAACTTTATTCTTGTTTTTAAGAATTTGATTTACCAAAAGTCTGTACTTACAAATAGATGATGAGGTGTACATTTGATCATCCGTACCTTTTGAGTACAGCCCAATCGTCACCATCCTGTCTTCCTTGCTATCGGAATCCTTTACTACAAAACACCTATCTTTCGACTTAAGATGTTTATATAATAATTTAAACAGCACTAATTCTTGCGGAACTCGTACCATTTAGACATGGATTATCCCCACATTTCTGTGTTAATACAGTACCTATCTCAAGATACCTACCCAACCATATTCGCCAACAGTCGTCCTTGAATAGAAGGTTAGGCATAAATCCTATGTGTTTTCCGTCAAGCTGTATTGCTACAGTCGCAGCTTTGTAATACGACAAAACCACTTTATACATGTCACCATGCTTATCTTAGAATTTTTCATCCTCTGATCCGAAACCGACCAGTTCCCATATGAAATGGGAGAGTTGCTGAAGCACAGGAGTCGAACCTGCTATTACATGGTTATGAGCCATGTGTGATAATCCGTTTCACTCGCCAGCAATAATATATTTGAGAATAATCGGCGACCATACTACAAGAACTGTAGTACAGTCACCTACACATATAAGAAGAGGAGTACAATATGAATATGTACCAATCTTAGAAATGATCTTTAAAAAGTTCTGCTTATAAACGTCTCGACTCAGGATGACCATAATGGTTAGAGCCTTTATACTTCCACAGAAATGCATTGGTACAGTCTCGCTTGCTGAACTGAACTGGTTTTCCACACCATGCATAAGTTTTTCACATGGCATCACAGCAACTATCTTATAGCCATGTACTAGACGAAATATTATAATGTCTCTCAACAATTATATATTCTCTGTTTTATCAGCCAAGAAAAGCTGATTTCATTCTAAATCTGCAATGCCACTCAAAAGAGCAGCAGAGCAGATATACAAAGATTGTCGGTTTGTTTCTTCCATGACAATCGTTTTTGTATCATATTTTTGTAAATATTTCACTATATCTACATTTAAGAAAATCGAATTTTTTGTGAAAATATGCCAAAAAGCCTTATAGGTCAAAGGTTCACGAGATTGAGTTTTTCGTGACATTTTCCTTTTCTCGCTGTTTTCTCTTTCTTTTTACGGCATTTTCAGCTTCAAATAATTTAGCACATTGATTACAATATTGTTTAGGTCTACCTGTTTTTGATATTTTTATTTTTCTACCACACCCATTTGCACATTGTCTATATCCATTTTTAAAATTCCCTATGTACTGATTACCAATATTCTCAAATTGAGTTACCTTATAAGCAATATCATCATCGGTATCTCCTAGATCTATTTTGATATTAAGATTATTCACCTTTTTTCCAAATTGAATATAACCATTACTATATAACTCATGCAATAATTCATTCTTTTTATCAGATGAGAGAGTAACATTGGCAAGTTTAAACACTTCTGAAAGACCTTTTGAATCTTTTTTGTTTATCCATCCTTCGCTATTCATATATCTTGCAATAGCAAATAGTGTAAACATAAATTTCTTTTGGCGATCATTTGGAAGAGATTCCACGACTTTTAATTCTTTTTCATAGATAGGAATATACTCAAGTTCCCTAAAGAGATTTTTAGATTCTGAGTCATATATATCAATACATGTTTTTTTGATTTTATTGGCATATCTATATTCCTGATATCCTTCAATATTGAATCCAAGCATCTTTGCTTTGACTGTATCAATTAGAATATTTGGATCTTTTCCTCTATCAAAATAATATTTAGCAATCAATGTTATTAGATATCCATTCGAGATATTGTCTGGTTTGTTGCCAGACGCTAATATCTCTCTAATATATTCTTTTTCATTCAGTATATACAACTTTTTCCTCCATTTCTTCTAAACGTTTAATAATTAGTTCTCCAATACAATCCCAACAAAACTGTCTATTACCTTTATATCCATAAGTCATATCAAGAATGATGTTCATACGTTCATCATCATTTGGACATATTTCTTCAGCTTTCTTCTTAAACATTTCAACCATACTTACACGTTGATAATATTTGTCGAATTCATCCTGTTTATCAAAGATATCAGTTCTATTTAACTGTATTCCTTTTTCATTACCCTGTTTCTTTTTATATTCCTTAATGCATTCACAATAATATTGTTCAAGTTCTCGCAGAGCTTGTCTGTGTTCTTCTGTGCAACGTCTTTTAACCTTTAATACATTATAATCAAATGAAGAATCCTTATGTAATTGAGATTTATAACCGTCTAACTGGTTTTCAACATATTTGCAAATCTGATTCATAGAACAACTCCCTATACCAACTGGCATTTTTCTTTCATACCAAAATAGGAAACTTTCTTGTTCTTTTGTGAGGTCATCTTTATTATATAAATCTTCGATAGAACATTTATAGATAGCATAGCATTTAGCATTACTTTCTTTAATGTATTGCTTGTATTGTCTTTTTGTCTCATCATAAACATAAATCATAAAGTATGGTTTTCTGTATGCGCAAAGCGATTGCAAATATTTATTCTCTCCGCAAGCACCTAAATTGTACCAACTGCTTTCCATTGGTTTTGCAATGATTCCCTTAATTTTGTCCAACTCATTTTGCTGATAGAGCTGACCGCATTCTATTCTATATTCTAATTCTTTATATTCAGGTGAATCTTTCTCGAAATGAGATTGAACTTCCATCATAGATGTGACATAATTAGTGATTGTTCCAACTTGATTTCCCATACCTGCTTTATTTGTCTTTTTAACAGCAGCTTCAGTAACAACAATTTTTTCCGCATTTCGTTGGACACATTCAATAGCAGGTAGGTATCTATAGCGTCTTTTCATAACAGGATTATTAGTAGAAAAGTTCAGATCAGAGTCCCAGTCTTCCCCATTCTCAGCCATACAAAATGAATCCCAACCGTTTATAATCATGATAGTATTCATATATTGATACCAATACCGACATTCATCCGAATTATTGATATTACACATTCGAATATTATTATGACTTGTCATTGGGCTTCTAAAGAGTACAATTTCATCTTCATTTTTATCAATCCAAAATTTTGAATAACATTCATTTGCTTTTAATAAACCTGTAACTTCCAAACCACAAAGAGATTGCATAAGAGCAAATGGATCGCCACTTGCAATCTGATAATTACCATTTACAAATAATTTGCCAATCTTCGCATCATTCATTTTTTTCTTGACATATCTATGTACAGAGTCGATTATATATGGATCTCCCAACATATATTCGCTTGTATACAAAGCACGTTGCCATGAATTTACGTCAGTATTTTCGTTAATACCAAGGAATTTAACAGTAGAGGAGTAATCACCACACATAGCATCTTTTAAATAGTTGATTGTTGGTTCGCACAATTCCTCAACATCTTCATCTGTAAATTCATAAGACTGAAGATATTGGTAATTTAATTCTCTCTGTTCTTCAAGAACCTGTGGTGAAATTTTTGTTACAGAAAATCCGTATCCACATTCCTTATATGCATTCACATATTGCTCAATACTATCATACGCTCCCCATAATTTAAGAGAAGACTCTGTGATAATCATTTCACATTGACGAATATCTTGCATATTTCCCCAAATATCTTCAATCATATAATTACCATTATTGTATTTTTCAATGAATTCATAAACAGGAAACGGATAGAGCATTCCTTTGAGCCATGCGTTTCTCAAACACACACCGCTAGGAATATAATCAAGACCTAAAGATTCAGCTACTCGCTGCATATATTGTATAGTGCAAAGATTAAAACCGTCAGATACATTGTTTTCAAGGACTTTATCTTTAATAATTTCTCTCGTCGGTTCTTTTGAATCGCCACCATCATCGAGTGATATAACATCTGCAAAATATTGTGTAATACAATCTTTTACAACCAAAATTCCATATGGATCACAAATCGGTTGTGATGCAGAACATGTTAATGCTTTATAAGCTTCGTATTTTGCAGGAACTAATTTAATATCTGGATTTCTTTTGCATTCACATAATTCATTTAATTTGTCAATATATTGTGAATTGCAGAAGAGAAGAGTATTATTTTTTAACCCACCAGTAGTTCCGACAAAACGCTTATAATTAACACCATTTATAGTAACACCTTTTTTACCAGTCACTCTTGCAAAATCAGATTTTTTATCAACAACTACCTGCATAAATATCTTTGAAAAATCAATACTGCAAATAGGTTTTTCTAAAATCTTCTTTGCCATTATGCGGAACTCTTGAGCTTCAAACAGTGATATGAGTTCCTGATATTTAAAAGCCTCTTCTTTAGTAATCTGTAAATCCCAATTAGAATACTTTAGTTTATTTGTTCCAATTTTAAAAATCTCATATTGAGGTACGCTAATACCAGCCATAAATCCTCCTTTTGTTTATTATTAATATTTTCTAAGTTCATTTAGCATAAATTCCACATTATCTCCATGCAATTCAAGTGAAATTTCTTGATAACCGCTATACCACGGATTTGTATAACAACCAAATTCAGCACATATGTCAATGATTTTAGATTGAATTGTATTTCGTTTGGGTTCTAAAAATCTTTTCCTTTTAGTTGTATAGCATTCATATATTTTTCCAACTTCATCAGATCTTCCAACCATTATTTCATGTTTTTGAACTGTTGCAGTCAGAATGTAGTCGATGGCTTCTTTGTAATATTTCTTTACTGTTCCATCTTTCTTTTGAAAACAATACATTTTAGATTCTCCTTTTTTATTTACACTTATATATAAATGAAATTTCTATTTACTCTTTACTTCACAAAATATACAGGTACTTTGCCTAGATCAAATTCTTTAGCGATGAGCAAACTAGTATACCCATCTATTAGTCTATAATTCTGATTTAAAATAATACGTGATTCGAATTCACCATATTTATGAAAATATCTACGCTTCTGGAACATTTTATTTTTTTTGGGTCTATGTAATTCAAAGTCTTCAGGTATTGTAATTTTGTTTATATTAATCCAATATTGTTTATCTTTCTTCACCATTTCCCTCCATTCGTTCTATTTTATAACCAAGCCATTTGACGATAGAATCTATATCAAAAATACATTCCTTATGTATATATTCTCCATTATCATTGCGAACATATTCTTCGCCAGCTCGTATTAAGTCATTACAATAGGTACATCTATGTCTTGATGTATGTTCTACATAATTTGGACAACGATTACTATGTCCATTTAAATAATTACAATATTCACACGCCATTTTTAGTTCCTCCTTATTTTTTCGTATGCATATCCCTCATTGGTCGTATAATATATATTTTGGATTCCCAAATCTTTAATAGCAGCCATGCAGCTAGGACACGGACGGCAAATAGCATATTCCTGATCTTTACAAATTCTATTGACGTATAATTTCACTTTACTAAAATCAATATTTAAATGTCTGATTTGATTGAGACAATTAATTTCTGCATGAAGTTTTGCCATCCCTTTATTAATTCGATAACGATTATAATAATTCTGAATTGGATGAGTCTTATTAGTATTAAATCCAACTCCAATAATGTTTCCTTTATATACAGCAATACATCCTATATGTATTTTCTTAAAATCTGATATACCAGCAACATCTTTAGCTTTATTAAATAAATGGTAATCAGATCTGCTTAAAATGTTCTTTTCCATGTGATATACTCCATTCTATTGCTTCACAAGTTCTCCCAATAGAATTATTTGAATATGTAGTATTGAAATCATCAGGTGTTAGAAGATTTCCTGCATATCTGTGAAATTCCTCCCTTGTTGGTATATTAAGTTCATGACTTTTTGTAACTTCCTTCATTATTTGTATTTCTCCTTTTTCTTTTAATTATTTTCATTCGCATTACTCCTTTTCTAGTGCTGCGTTAATAGTTACATATGTATATTCTCTAGCGGTTAAGAGTTGTTACCATTTTTTAACTCTCCAAATGAATCAACTCCATAAATTTCAAGCATCTTAGCAATAGCCCATTCAATTTCTTGGTCACAACCTTCTTTATTAAGAACATATATATTTGGAACATTTTGTGGTGGTTTTTTTGGATCAGGTTGGACGCTACCAACTTCTTTCTTAACAAGAAGTGGTTCTTTGTCGTCAATAGAAGATGTGAGATATTGAATACATTGATTAATTGTATCCTTTGACATAGAAAGTTCTTTTGACATAGATTCTATACTTCGCCAAAAAGCTTCTGGTTTAGTTTCAGGGTTCATCATAGTTTCATTACCATTTTTATCTCTTTGTCGCACATAAATATATGAATTGATGTATAGGAATGCCATTAATATATTCTCTTTATTAATACTAGATTCGTTCATCATAATAAAATCAAGCTGAGAAGATGTGATTTTTGAGAATTTATCAGCAGCGTCAAAATTTTCAGGAATGATTTTAATTTCAATTCCAGTATCATATCCAAGTGTGTCAAGATCCTGTTGAACTTCAATCATTTTGTTGTTAATCATATATTCCAGTACATCAAGAATTTCTTGAAATGCTTTTGGTTTATGTTTGGTTGTTTTATAGCCATAGAATTCCATTACTTTACGAATAGTAATCCAGCTATAGTCTTCATACGATCTGTATTTATCTATAAGTATGTATGTAATATAAAATTTTCTACTAACTCCGTATTTGGTTTTAATATTCCCTTGAATATAATCATTAGGGAAACGAGTAAAGTATTCTGTTTTCTGTTTCAAAAAAAATCCTCCTTTATATGTGATATTTAATTATTCTCTGTTATGGATTAAACAAATAATAGAAGTGTCTTGACGAGCGTTCAGCAAACTACACTTTTATGTATGTCTAATTTTGAAATATAAGAATTTTGACTACACTTTTATGTAGGTCAACTGAACTGAAAGAAGATATATAACTTATTTAATAAGACAGACTATTCGTAATTTATTCGCTACGCTCATAAATTACTCTTTAAATTTTGGTTGATTATTATTGGTTGATTTAGGTACATGGTGTTTTTGATTGGTACTTTCATTTGGGTACATATATGATGTACCTATATTATTTCTGATGCTGAAACATATTATTTATTTCCTTTAAGTGAAATAACATATAACATATTTCTAATATTGAAAACATATATCCAAAATATTCAAGATTTTCTCTTATATAAGGAATTGATAATTTTCTTATAACAGATTCTCTTGTTCTTTTAAATAAAATTAACTTCTTCATAATGTCATTCTCCTTCTGAATTATTCTCCGTATTATTCTCTCTTTTTAAATCAACATATTTCTCTTTCCAGATATCCTCTACAAAGAATACTAGCAGTTTATCATAATACTTTTCATATAATTCTGTTCCTGGAAATCTATTACCTATTTTTCCACAAATAGTACAATAATTATATAGTCCTGTTTTGGTATAACTTTTCCCTGCAAATGTAATCGGGTACTGAATTAGGCATTCTTCATATTGATGTTTATGTTTTGATTTACGGTTACTCTTGGAGATATTGCTTTCTTTTTGTTTAATATATTTTGGTATTTCGTGTTCTGTAATCATATAATTCCTCCTTTAATACATTATTCTCTCTTTTGATATTGGCTTATTATTGTCTATCCTAGAGACTATATCTTGAGGTATAGATAGTTTTTCCATACCCCTGTCTATGGATTAAAATAGAGTTTTTGAAGGTGAATTTTAATCATAACGTTTTATATGATAATTTATATTAATCTCATAATAAACCGTCTTATTTTTCTCTCAGAGTTAATTTAAGCCAATCATCTCCTTTTGATATTAGTTATCTGTTTACAGAATCTTTTCGGTATATAACAACCTGCCCAATAAACAAATTGATCTGTTATTGGAATTACTTTTTCAAGATTACAATCATATACCATTATGTCATTTGGTATTTCTGCTTCATAACAAGGGACTTTATGCTTAAGATGATTGAGAGATTGATTATTTTTATGACCATCTATAAAGACCCATAATCCTTCTTGTAAATCTTTTTTATGTTGGTTATAAAAATTGGTATGCTGTTGTTTTAATTGCCGTATTGTATCTGCTTCAAAATAATCTTTTGGGTTAAGAGTAAACCAGAAACTGAATTTTTTAAGATGATAAGTTTGTTTTTGTGGTGTAAAAGCCTGTGAAGAATATCTGATAATTTTCATTATATTTTCCTTCCTTGAGTAAATTATTTTTTTTGTTTTCTTATAGGAATATTCTCTCTTTTGAGAGTTATTTTGTGTTTGGTTTTTAAGCACCCCCTATATTCATCCTGAGAAAGAAATAAGGATGACTATATGGCTGCAAATGATATCGGTGAAATGGGCGTTTTATAAGGAAATTTTTAATTTTGAGAGACAATTTTTTGATTTTTTAGATTTTAAAAATAAGGTTTGGGATAGGTGAAAGTGCGGAATTATAAGGGTTTTACGATATGGGGCACGATAAGGGGCTGAAAGGGGGAAGATGGGAGATTTGGCTTGATTTTAAAGGATTTTTAAGGCGATGGATTTTAAGTTGGTGTGTGGATGAACTAGCTTATAGGAATATTGAAAAACAGCTGATCCGTTCCGGTTTTAACTACCCCCAGATCCCGAAAACTACGGTATTTCTGTATTTTTCCGTAGGATATAAAATAAGATATATATTATGGCAGTTAAGACAGATTTTTTAATAATGTATAATATGTGATAAAAATAAAAAATATCGAAAAAATTTATAATAGTTATTGACAATCACAATTCATTGTGATATTATATTCAATGTCAAGAAATTGACGGACACAAAAAAATATTTTAAAAAAGTTTTAACAAAGTATTGACAATCACAATTCATTGTGATATTGTTAATACAACGAAACGAAAAGGAGGTAATACCTATTGAAAATTACATAATAAGCAAAATAATGATTGTAATAGGGCTTCTGTTCAATGGTAACATTGAGCAGGCTATAGCAGACTTAGAGGATGTTATAGCATACTTAGAAGAGTATAAATCTAATAAGTAAAGCCCAATTTGATAACTAGATAGATATAATCTAGTCTGTAGCAAGTCTATTATATCAATTCTAGTTATTAATTACAATCCCATAGCAGGAAAAAACAATTTTATATTTTTTGATTTATCCGTGTCGGTATTCCTAGAATATCAAAATAAGGCTGGCAAAATATGGAGGTAAAAAGCTAGTACGGGCAGGACAAATTAGATATATAAAATTCTAGTGCAGTTACTCATTGAGTTTTGCATTATACAAATTGAATAAAAGAGGTTACAAGGTTTTCCCGAAAAAACCTATGGGAACGGCTACCATTCAAGATTGAAATATCTTGATAAAGTCCTAGGATTAACAATCCTTGTATCATATTAAAAATGATATGTCCCCACCTTGCTAACACTAGCAGGAAGATGTCAAAAAAGACATACGCGAACGGCTTAATCCTTAGATTATTTTCTAGGAGTGATTGACGATAGGAGAAAGAACGGCAGGAGTTGAAAAACTCACACAAGTTAAAAAATTTAACCGATAATGGCACGGTTACAATCAGCAGGGAAGATTGACAAATAAAAATATAATAGCTATTCAGTTTTAATCGGGTAAAGGGTAATACCTCCGATTATTTTTATTTTAGCAGGGTAATGCCTGCATTATAAAAATATTTATAAAGTTGATTAGCTCCCTTATACGGCTATTAATTAGTTATACATAGTTAGAAGGCTAGAAGTCTATCCAGAAAACATTGTAACGCACTATAAAGCACCTACTTTTTAGGTATAAATAATCAAATAATAGATAGTTTGCGTCATTGTAGCACTGGCTCTAGCTCTAGCCTTTTATAGTGTGCATAACACTACAAATATAAAAATATTATATGCACCGATTGCGTTAAGTCGGAGGAAGAGGTATATTATGACAACTTTATCAATCAATTTTTATGCAAGCAACATCACACCAGAACTCAAAGAAGAGTTTCAGCAGGCAATTTCTCACGAACTGGCAGGAATGAATATTGAGTGCCTTAATGATTCTATCGACAAATTAGAGAAGCAGGCATCTTCTATCCGCAAGGATATTGACGACAACGGGGACGATGAAGCATTTTCAAAAACCCGAAAACTTGACGGAATAAATGCTGATATTGAAACTAGAAAAGATGAACGGTCTAAATGTGAAGAGTCGCAGGCTCAGACTCTCGACATTTACAACAAGGTTGTATCTGCTATGTCTGAGAAAAACAAGGATCATTTTGGTAACTCTAAGGATGTAGTCCGTACAGTCCTCAGGGTACTTGCAACATGGGATAACTCTAAGCTCATAAAGTATGCGATTATTCCTGCTTTTCAGTCACCAGAATTATATAATGCTTTAGAAGCAATTCATATCAATTCTAAGGCAGGGGATGACGGAAATCTTGTAATGAGTAAAGATGTCAAGGAGGCATACAAGAAGGCTTCGCAGGAACTCGAAACAATTATTAAGACAACTTTCTCTCTGCCTTTTGAAACACCATACACGGATAAAACCCGTGTAAAACTCACGGCAGATGATAAAAAGTTACTTAACGACTGCTATATTAGAGGATTCTCTAACAAGTTTGATACAGATGATGACGGCAACGTATCATTCAAAAAACGTACTATCAACACGCTTGTAAAAGCTAAGAAGAATAGGAAAACGCAGGAAACAACCTACGATTATTCGGGACTTGCAACTGTTATTAGTAACATTGTAATCAAACATTACTTTGCATAATGTAAAATATAAAGTGCATAGTACGAAGGGCAGAATTTCAGTTCTGCCCTTTAATAGTGTGCATTTTAATATAAGGAGGAAATATTATGAACGCAATACAAATTAGAAATATGATGCTCAATATTAAGGCTGATTTTGTCGGTATGGGCAGACCGTGGCATTTAAACGATAATTCTGTAATGGAATTATTAATGCAAGTATATTATCAAACTGATTATATAGACTGGGAAGAGATAAATTGGCTTTTCACAACTTATCTGGAAAAGGGAATTTTAGATTTTCCAGAGGCTCAAAAAATGGCAATGAAAAGAATTAAGGAGGCAAAATAAAATGAAAATGTCAGAGTTTATGAAAAATTGCACCGCTTGCGGTGGCAACTGGGGAGCTATGCTTTTATCTGGAATTAAGCGTGTTTTCCCTGATAAATATGCAGAGGTAGAAGCACACTATAATTCTATGGATTTCTCACGCGGTGGGATAAAACCATTTGAATATTTATGCGATTGGCTCACAGAAAACGGAATCATAGAAGATTAAGGAGGTAACTGACTATGCAAATTTATAAAGCACTTAATACAGAAGTTCTACACAATAAGGAGTTTCGTATGGGTTCTATCATTTTGCAACTTGATAACAAAATGATACTTGTATGTAATAAATTTAATCATTCACGCAAACGCAAATTAGAATTGATTGTATGGTTGCCAACCGAAAAGAAATGGTTTTGTACATATGCAAAGAATGAATATACAGAAATGATGTGGGATTATTACCGTAAGTATCAGCAGAAGAAAAGTCACGATTTCCACAAATACGAAAATATGATGCGTCATGAACGTAAACATAAAGGAGGTGGAGGTGGATCACGAATTTACAATGGAAGTATCACAGATTACGAATGCTCAAGTAATCCTTTACATGATTTTAGAAGATGTTATAATTAAGAAAACGGAGGTACAATTATGAAAAGTGAAAACAAGAAAAAATTTGATGCGAATATTAAGGCAATTAATAGAGATTTGGTAGAAATTTCTGAAGGAAAACTGGAAACTGATGAACTTATTGAAATGCAATTTAAAGCAATTAAAGCATTAATTAACGATTGTGAAAAGATAGCACTTGACAAATAAATTGACAATCACAATCTGTTGTGATAAAATTGGAGGTGATTATATGGAGGTAAAGTGAAAATGATAGTATATACAAAATTAGGATTATTATTACAGAAACGAAAAATGTCTTGGAGTGATTTACGCAAGGCAGGACTTTCCCAAAATATGCCAACTAGATTTTCAAAAAACGAAAATATAAATGGAGATACCCTAAATAAAGTCTGCGAATATCTTAAAGTCCAACCAAGCGAAATAATGGAATGGATACCAGATGAAGAATACAATAAGGCAAATGCAGAAATTGCCTCAATCGAAGCACAAATAGCAGAGCTTGAAGCAAAGAAAAAGCAATTACAAAGCAAATAATGCGTTAAATATAAACGCAACCCAAAAGCACCCACGTAGTCAAACTACTAGGTGCTATTTTTATACCCAAATTAAGGAGGCAATCCCAAAATGAAACGCACGGTAAAACACGGGTACACCGTATCAACGTACCCGTCAAATAATGGTTACGCAACGGAAGTCATAGGCAAATACGGAGAATTAATCCGTTCGACCTATGACTTTTCTTTGCTGTCTGCAATGAAATCGCATAATAAATTTCTTGCAGACATTTAAGAGAATATATAAACAGAAAAACAAAAGGAGGATATTACACATGCCAAAAGAAACATACAACTATAAGCGAAAGGCAATTACGGCAGCCAAAGACCTTGGCTATAAGCCGTATGTAATTGAGAAGTTAAAGGCAGCCACAAAGGAGTCCGACATTGAGCGGATTATGGCAACTGCCAGAAAGGAAACATTATGACAACAAAACAGAAAATGATACAGAGACTGGTGGGTGTCATATTTGTACTTGCCGGCATAGCTTCAATAATACCGACAAGGGCAATTACATTTGCCATATTCAGCGTTCCAGTCGGAATATACTTGTTTACATCAAAAGAAAGGTGGGTGGAATAATGATGAATATGAACATATCAAAGGAAGATTTCCGCAACATTGCGGAATACGCAAACGTAAATTGGAACTGTGGTAATTTTACAACAGAAGAAGTACATAGGCAGGCAGAAGATCTCTACCACGATTACATAGAATCAAGGGAAAACTCAATTCTGCCGTCTATATATTCCCTTATGCACAATCTCATAGAAGATTGGAGTGAGGGAAATGATGAAGTCATCAAGTGGCTAAAGCCGCTTGTAATTGAATTAATTCTTGACCTTGATTGGGAGGACTACACCGATACAGATCCGTTATTCATAAAATTTATAGAGGAGGTGATATTATGTCAGTAAAATATCCATGTAGAAATTGTGTATATTTCAAGACATGCGGAGAAAACACACGGACAGAATCGTGTAAAGGCAGACAGACAAAAACAGAACAGAAAGCAAACAAAGCGACTACAAAATAATGTAGTCGCTATTTTATTACAACAAATTATTTAAAGAAAGGTTAAATAAAAAGGTGAAATTTATGTGTTATTCAAGAAAAGTAGAGCCATCAGTAATCGAAAGGGAAATGCAGGAAGCACGAAATAAGGAAGAATTTACAGGAAAGGTTGAAACAATCACAATTAAACAGATTGTTGAGAATGCAAAAGTAAATTCACGATTTGGTGACAAGATACTTGTAAATATTAATCCCTTGTATGTACATATTCCAACATGGCAGAGAATGTGTGATGTAGTTGCCGCAACGGAAATTGGAACTAAGTACAACAAATATAAATGGGAAGTACCGAAACTGTTGTACGTTAATGGAATAATTTTGTGTGTAGACGGTATGCATAGAATTTATGGTGCATTTAAAGTCAAAATTGAATCAGTTATATGTGAAATTATTGAATGTTCTGAAAAAGACGCAATCAAATTATTTCTTGGACAGGGTATAGACAGACGCAAAATGTCACAGGTTGATTATTATAGAGCTGCGGTGGCAATCGGAGACACAAATTATATCCAGTTAAAAGAAATCTGCAATAACCACAATGTAGCTGTAAAGGGAGATCCGATTGAAAACCAGATTGGTATTTTTACGCCAATCAAAGATGGTATTAAGTCAATTCGCAAAAACGGAACGGAATTGCTTGATAAAATTATTACCTTAATTACAGATTTACAGTGGAATGGTTATGCGGATACATATAATGGAAAAGCATATACAGCGAAGTATATCAGGGTAATGCACTCTATGTATGCATACTATGAAGGCAGAACAGAGCAGATGGAAAATATCTTAAAAGAAAAATGCATGGGAACGGAATTTTTCGTTGAAAATATTATGAATCTTGAACAGTGTGCAGTGTTTGATTATTTATCAGATATTGTCCGTTACGAAATGGAAAGCCCGTTTAAGACAGAGAAGAAAAGAACTGCCCGAAAGTCGAATGTAATGTAGAGAATATATAATAAGGAAGGAAGTGATGAATATGTCAGGACGACTACCACCAGTCCCATATAAAACCTTTACAGACATTCTAAAGGTAAATGGCTTCAAATATGACCGCTCAAAGGGCGGTCATGAAGTCTGGGAAAAGACAATAACAGATAGTATAGCAATTCCTGTGCATGGAGACATAAACGGAGGAATTGCACGAAGACTGATAAGAGAACACGGATTAAGGAGATAATATTATGAAATGGACAGAGTTATTACGGAAAGATAATTATGCCTTACTGCAAAGCGAAAGTGATACACAGTATGCGGTTGTAAGTGACTACGATCCAACACAGCCAGAAGATGAACAGTGGACACACGGAATTTATTTCACATATTGGAATGATACAACGCGAAAAGCAGGGTATTTGCAGAATGCTTTAGATTGTTTCAGAAGTAGAACAGAACCAGATTATATTCCACGTTGCAGACTTGAGGAACTTGCAACACTCTTTAAAGACGGACTTATCTCTGATGATAGGGAAAGTGCAATGGAATACTTTGACGAGTATTGCGAAATGACAGAGGAAGAGAAATCTTTCTTTGGTATTGAAGAAGATTCACCTATTGCAAATACTAAATTTGAGAATCCTATGTACAACAAGGGTTATGATGATGGATTTAGTGATGGTGCTAACAGTATAGCAGAGTAAATGCGTGTTTCTTTAAAAGGCAGGTGAATGACATGAAAGTAACAAAGAAATTGGAAGAATTATTGGCAAAAGCATCTAAAAAGCTTGATGCTGCACAAGATGCTAGAAGCGAAGTTATGGACTATCTTGAGGAGCATTATGGAATAGATACAAGAGAGGAATATGAAACGATGGAAGATCAGTGTACATGGTGTTATGGCATTGACGAAGATAGCGTAAGAAAACTGGTCGAAAAGGCTGAATAAATTCGCATTTCTTTAGAAGAATGATAAGAGAAAGGTAGGTAAAAAGATATGAAAACGAGAAGATTTAAAGCATTAAATGGTGCAAAGGGAAAGTATTCAAGAATTGTAGATAAGATTGCAATTTATGACGAGAATGGAAAGCAGGTTGATTGTTGTATTATCCAAACAGATGATAATGGAAGAGAATATTATTGTCCGTCAAATCCGCATGACAAATTTGGATTGTTTACAGACAAGCCAAAGGATGCTATTGAGTGTATTAGAAATGGGTTTGGCGATGGTCTTCAGCAGTCAAAGTTGTTTGGTTTTACAATGGAACATGTTGTACGGTTTATTGATAGAGAATACGGAGAAGAAATCAGACGTAAAACGATTGAAGGCTGGAAAGATGCTCAATTTGCCTATGGGGTTAAATTTTCATATCTTAACTCATTCAGTGGTGGAAGACTTGTAATGAAAAATAAAACGCTGATGGGGTGGGAGGATGACACAAAAGATGTACTGTCTTTTGATAATGAAGAAGATGCAACTTTATTTATTAAGGCAACGAACGAAAAGGCAAGTAAGTATTACGAAGAATATAATTCTTTAAAGAGAACTGAAGACCATGATTGGGATTATGAACACACATTTAAGCCATTCTTCAATAGTATTGAAGGAAAGATGGAGAGTGGAACAAATTCGGTTTATTGGAATGCTTTTTATGGATTATGTGAAGAAAAGAAAAATGGTAAACCTGAATGTAAAATGGAAATAGTTCAGATTGTAAAAGCAAAGTAAACTTTACGTAGATTGGAGGAAAGATATGCTGGATTTGAATAAGATAGTAAACGATGAAATTCAAAAAGCATACTTAAAAGGAAGAAGAGAAGTAGCAAGTGAGTTAAGAGATATATTATCAAAGAAAAATAACAATAATGCATATGAAATTGATATGCAAATGATTGATAAAATATCTGAAGAATTAAATCGTGAATGGTCTTGAAACTAAGCTTTCTTGATAAGATTGGAGGTAAAAACAATGGAAAATAAACCTTATGCAATAGCAGTACGGATTTATGAATCGAATGGAGCAACGATGGCAGATATTAAGACTTCTCCTTGTGATGGTTTAAAACAGGAAACAATTATATGGACAAAGCCAGACGAAAGAGGAAGGTTTTATTATAATGGCTATACGTTGATTTATGACGAACGAATCAAAAATGTAAAACCTTTTGAAGAAATTAGATAAGGAGTGAAGTGAAATGATAACGAAAAATACACGAAAACAGTTAGCAGATTACAGAAGGAATGGCAAAGGTCTTAAATATCTTATCAATTATCTCATGGAATTGCTCGAAGATGAAGATGATTTTGAACGGATTATTTTAAAGGAGATGAAAGCACTCGCATTTAACGAGGATGAAATTGTTGAATGTCTGGAATATGATTTTGCATTTGATATGAGCTGGCATCCAATGAGTGTGAATTATAGAAAGAAATGAGGTGATTAAGATGTTTAAGGTTGGCGATTTAGTATATGTATCTAACCCAGATACAAAATATGAAAAGGAATATGGAGAGAGAGTACATAAAAGTTTCTTTGGTACAGTAACAGATATTGCAGAATATACAGAAGAGACATGCGTAGAAGTGAAATTTCCTGCAACACCAAATGGATGTGAAATGGAATGGAGTTATAATGCAAATGAATTATCACTTGCAAAGGAACTTAAAGATATGACCATTGAAGAGTTGAGTAATAAATTCAACCTTCAGATTTTCACAGAGTATTTGTAATGTTTAGCAACTAAACAAAATAACGCAACCGCAAAGGCAGTTAGGAGAATAAATACCTAGCTGCTTATTTTTATTATAAGAAATGGAGGTATGATTATGAGTTATTTATTCTTATTTAGAGAAAAGGATTCGGATGACAGAGATTGTTGTGCATACATTGATTCAAAAAATCCACGATTTGAATGCAATCACTATTTTGGAAGTGTCAACTTAAACGGAGCTTGTTATAGTGGGCATGAATTTCCTGCTTATGAAAATATTGAAACGGTATTAACTGAGGCAGAATATAACGAATTGATTCAGTTCAATAAGGCAATCAATGATTTAGGCTATGGAATTACAAAGGGAGATGAACGTTATAACAAAGGAATAGCTTTAGCAAAAGCAGTACAGCACATTTATGATAAGCTCGAATCTGAAGAAGCGAAAGAGTTTCAGCAGAAAATCATTGAAAGTGAAATTGAATATATGAAGGATAAATATTCATTAGATGATATAGATATCGAGGAGATATTTAATGAATATTATCTGGATTACAGAGACAGAGGAATTATTGGCAGTGTGTTTAAAGACAGTTCAGACTTAGGATACGAGGAAGCATGGAGTCTTGGATACATTAAAAATGGAGATTCTATTGCAGATAAATATTTCGATTATGAAAAGTTTGGAGAAGATTTAGTCAATGAGGATGAAAATTATCTCGAACTTGATGACGGACGAGTTGTGAGTCTGAATTATTAGAAGGAAGTGAAGGATATGACAATTACATATGATTTAGATTTAAACAGTTTCAATGCGTGGAGTGGTGCAGTAGATACGCTTGACAGAATACAGAGAGAAGGTAAATGTGAAGAGTTAGAAAACATTCTTGAAGATTTATATCCTGATGGAATGACAGAAACGCAGCTTAATGATTTACTGTGGTTCGATTCTGAACAGGTGTATGAATGGCTTGGAATTAGAAGTGAAGAACAGATTAGAAAGGAAATCAAGGAGGCAGAAGATGAACTTGCTGATATTCAAAGCGATTTGGAAGATGAACTTGATGACGAAGATCTGACAACAGAAGAGAGAGCAGAAATTATTGACGGTTATCAGCCAGACATTGATGAACTCAAAGAAAGAATTGCAGACTTGAATGAAGAATTAGAGAATATCTAAGCATAGGAAATTGTAATTTACTTTGACTGAATATACTGGTATAATTAAAATTAGAAAAGGAGACTGATATTATGGTTAGTAAAAATGTAATTGAAAACATGATGATGATATACATTGATCATAAGAAAATTCTTAATGAATATGAATCAGAGATGAACGAAAGAGAAATGGAAGAAGATGCAAATTATAACTTCCACAGAGGATGTTGTGAAACGGCAGAAAGTTGGATGAGGGCAATAGGAGTTAGTCCTAATTGCAATTTTATTCAGGAAAGATTATATAGCAAGTAACATTAAGGCAGATATCAAAACGGTATCTGCTTTTTTAGTGCAATAAAACAGAGAATAAAACAATATAACAAATAAAAGGAGATTAAAGTCATGAGAACAAACGAAATAAAGGAAGTAAGAGAAGTAGTAGTAAGAACAGAGTATATTGCAGAGGATGGAACTGTATTTAGAAATGAAGAAGAGTGTAAGAAATATGAGGAATCAGCACTGTTTGCAATTAGTAAAGAGTTGAAGAGGCTGACAAATAATATATCTCAAAGTGAAATCAGTGATAGTTTTTCATATGATGATACTGTAGAAATCTTTGATGTACAAACAGAAAGGGATTTGGAAAATCTCAGAAGATATTTATATCTTACAGCAAGAAATAATGGAGCATCCGAAAGTAGTGTGAATAATTGTTTTAAGTCAACAAATGCGGAAAGAAACAATTATGTGTTCAGTAATGTAACATATGGACACGAAGTAATGGTCTTTTGGAATTATGATGAGGATTGGTTTTGGGTATATGGAGATGGTAGCATTGAGGCATTTTGCAATTTCCATAAGGATAGAATCGCAAAGCTTATTACACCAAAGGAGGAAAATGCAAATGCTTAATATAAAATTTAGATATAGGGATGCAATGAGTAATTGGGAATGGAGAACACAAAGCTGTACAGTATCATCTGTTGAAGAATGTAAGCGAATTTACGGACTTGACAATGGAGATGTTGAATATGAGATTTTAGAAGTTAAGGAGGAAAAATAATATGAATGGGTATGAATTTAAAAGAGAAATCGAAAGAATTTTTAAGGTTGCACGAAATATGTGTCCTAATGTAACAGATGAGATGCTTGATACAAACGGAGCTATTCATTATATGAACGGCAATGACAGCACGGCTTTTGATTGGAATTGTAACAATAGATTATGTGAGTTTTTCATCTTTCATAAAAATGGAATTGGATTTATTAAGGCATATGTAGATAGTGATAACACAATTGATGTATATATTTATGAAACCGATGATGCAATGCAACCAACTTATAAATTTACAGAGGAAATGGAGAACTTAAAAGCAAGTGATTTTGCAAAGGTGATGAACTACATTGCAGATGATAATCGGTTATGGGATAAGCCGATTGATGAACTCAACTGGGATGTTGATGTAACTGAATGTGATGAGATTGATTAATACAGAGAATAATAAGGCAGACGCAAGCAAATGTGTCTGTCTTATTTATTAGGAAGGAGTGAATGAAATGATTATACTGCAAAGAGATTCACGGTATGAGGTGGGAGATCCTGATTGTGTGTTTAAAGTAAAATCAGGTGACTTAATTACGCCTATAAAGCGAATTGGATATAAAACTACATTTGATGATTGGAAAGATTACGGAGAAATTACGGATGAAGATATAGAAGATTTATATATTTTCTGTTGTCCTAATAACGATGAAACTCAAACAGAAGTTTATATTTCAATTTGTTCAAATTGGGATTTAATTTTTGTTGGTAGATATAAAGTTATTTTCTTTGATAATACAGAGGCTATTACAACAAAGATTAATGCATGGATTAACAATAATATGGAGGTGTGATTATGAATACGTTAGAAAATATTCTAAATGCATTAGGAAGTAAAAAACCATTTTTAGACAAGATAATAATTGACGAAGATGGTAGAAGGCAGCCATTCACTAAAGGTGGCGTTAAAGCATATGAAAAATTAACAGAAATCTTATATGCGGTTGGAGAACTTACTAACACAAATATGAATGATATTGTTGAAGAATTGGATAGTATAGCGAATCAAGATATGTAGGAGATAAGCGAAATGGTACGATTACGGCAATACAGAATGGTTGAAGGAATTGGAAGTTATTGGAATAAACGATGGGAAATCCAAGAGAAATATAAATATTATGAAAATGGAGAATGGGTTTATTCCTGGTATTTAGTATTTTGGAGCAGTGACAAAGTGAAATGCGAAGAAGTATTTGAGAAATATAAAGCGGAGATAAATGAAAGATGAAAATCAGAGGCGATGAAGTGTTGTGGTTATCTGAAAAAGGAAATGTAGCTGTAACATATGCACAATTTGATATTGGTGCAAAGTATAAAGTATTCCGCAAAGTAAAGTATGGAGATAATTCTATATGGGAATACAACATTAGTTTTGGAACGCAAGGTGAAGCAATAAAATATGCAAAACAAATTTTAGATATAGAGATTGAGAGGTAAGTAAAATGAAACAGAATCAGGTTTGTTATTACATTGAAGATAGTCAGTTAGGAATGCATGTATCATATGGAATATATGAGTATAAAACAACGTGTACTCACAAAGTATCACGCTTGAAAGTACCAGAAATCAGACTAATAAACGGAGTTCCATTTGATGATTTCCAGTCAGAAACGGAATTTAAGAAAGTTCCTAAAGGATGGACTTATAGCACAGATCTATATGCAGTCACAGAGGATCTGGAAAAGAAAAAGAAAATCAATGCTGCAATGAAAGGCAGATACATCAAAAATCCTTCAGATATTCAGTGGTTATTTGATAATGGTTATTTTGTAAAAATGGAAAATATAGAGCCAATTATTGAACCTGAGTTTGACCATAATACATATAGACTTGTGAAAAAATATCCTGCATGGACACAGTGTTATGGAAGTCATAATGACAGATATCCGAATGAAGTGTTTGAAAGTTATGAGGCTGCTGAAAAGCGAATGAATGAAATTAAGGAAATCAGGCACAGAAAAGCGGTTGAATGTGCATTATTAGACTTTTATGAGAATTTAGAATGGGCATTAGAAAAATATGAAGCTGAACATGGTGGAAGAGAAATTGAAAAAATAAGGCAGAAAATTTTAGCAAGACCACATTTAGATGACACTATGTTTAGATATTACAAGGGAGAAATTCTTGTTGTATCAAGGGAGGCACATAGAAAAGATACTCATATTGAATGGGAAAAGATAGCATAGAAAGTGAGGTTGATTGATATGAATAACGAATATAAATATTACAAAGAAAATGGAAAATTGATGAGATTACATATTGAACAAGATAATGATCCACTCAATCCACGATACGATTGGGATGGAAATATAGGAAAGATGATGTGTTGGCATAGAAATTATAGACTTGGTGACTATAAAGAAAATGAGTTCTCTGACAATGAAGATTTCTTGAATGACTTGGTTCGTAGTAATGTGAAAGAGAAATCAATCATCAATTATGTGAAGGCAAAAAAAGCTTCTAATGGTCTTGAGTTAAAATACGATAGACATGAAAAAATGTGGCAATTATGGGGAACTTATTATTGGTTTCCACTTGGAAGTTCTAAAGATGCAAAATTCGGTATTATTGAAGACAATGAGAGAATTGATTGGCTTATTGATGACATTATTGAAGCACTTCCACAGATTGACAAATGGAAATTACTCGAAAGACATGCAAATATAGTATTCCTTCCATTGTACTTATATGACCATAGCGGAATCACAATGAATACTGGTGGATTTAGTGATAGATGGGATTCTGGTCAAGTCGGATATATTTATACAGATAAAAAGACAATTATGGAAACTGGTGGAATGTTGCAAAATGAAAATGGAAATTGTGTAAAAATTACTGATAGAAATTGGAAGAAAGCAGCTTATCAGTGGATGGAAGGAGAAGTTGAGGTATATGATCAGTATCTGACTGGCGAAGTATATGGAATTATCACAGAAGAATATGATACAGACAATGATGATTGGGAAGAGAAAGATTCATGTTGGGGATTCTTTAATGATAAGTGGGGAGATGAACTTGTTAAGGATGTTGCACTTGATTTTGGAGTAAGCGAAACATTGTATGACAGCGTTGAAGCAGTAGCATAAAACCAAAAGAAAGAACTGTTTCTAATGAAGAAAGTGAGGTACAAAAAAATGATAGTAAAAGCAATATGGGAATTTGATGTAGATGATTCTGAAATGGATGGAAAATGTGTAGATATAAAAGGATTATGTGAAGATCTAACAAGAAGAGAATTGGAATATTGTTTGAAACACAATCAATTAAATGCTGATGATTTTCAATATGAATGTCATCCTGAATTGCCTAGTGACTGGGATTAAGAAAGTGAGGTAACTTATGGTAACAAACGAAATGAAAGAACTATTAAAGAAAATAGCAGACTTAGCTTATCAAGCATCAGAGGAAGTTTATGATGATGATAATGAAAATGGAACAGCAGGAATATTAAATCTTTGTGACAAATTATATGAAAAAATTGATGAATATTTAGGAGGTAATACAAATGTATAAAAGTGCAATTGTAGATGAACTTGGACATGTCGTGTTTTAGTGTGATGAATTGTAAGGTAACGAACGGATTAGTGTATCTTAAATAGTCATCCTGAATGGTCTATTAAATGTGTAGAAATATAGAAAGCGAAGTGCAAAATTATGTTGGAAGATATTTATAAAATGCTTGGATTCGATGATACGGTATTTGATACAGAAACGAAAACAGATAAGGCTCATACTAAGTTAATGAAGTTGCTTGATATGTGTGAGAGGCTTGGAATTATAGGAATAGTCGATGAGGATATGTTAGATAGAATAGAAAATGAGGATTTTTAATATGTCAAATAGTTCAAATTTAAGAAGCACAAAATGTATAAATGTATTTTCTGATATGAATACATGGATTGATTTTGTAATAATTCCTTGCAATGATGAGGATTTTACAAAGGCAGAAGAGATTGTTAGCAAAGCATATGATGATTGGTGGACACTTCCTGATGCAGAGTTTGAACCAATAGCAGATTGGATCTGTAGATGTCTGGATAGCAATGATATTGAGTTTGAGATTTATTTTAAGGATGAAGAGGAGAGTGATTAGTATGTATCAGCATATAGAATTTATTGATGGTAGTAATCCTTATATCAGCAAAACAGAAAAGGATTTTAAATGGATGTGTGAACATTATGTTCTCATTCCGATTGCAGAAAATTTCTGGAAGGCAACCGATAGAATTTATTATAAGGTGGTTGGCTTTACAGATAAAAATAAGATGGCTACTTTTAACAGAAATTACAAATCAAAAGCAGGTGCAATGAGGGTAATTCGGAAAGCAATTAAAGAGAATAAATTTGAGTGTATCGTACTTAGAAAAGAGGTTGAAGATTTACGGAATAATGAACACTTTGATATTTCAGTGAGTACACCTATTAAAACATGGAATTTAGTATAGATTGGAGTGATGGAGAATGAAGAATAATAATTATCCAAAATATTTCAAAAGTAAAGGCAATGATATATATGCAAGTTATGATGGTGTGCGGTGGTTCTGGTATGGAAATATAGAATGTTGTTAAACAATGGAGGTACTTAGAATGACAAAATTAGAAGCTATGAAATGTGAAAAATTATTGGATGAAGCGATCAGAAATGCAGAAGCCGCAAATAAAGAATTTTATAAAGCTGGAAAATGTTATAACACAACAGAAAGACATATTTTGGAAACTAAGGCATGGAATCACAGAGGATATGCAGAAGGCATCAATCAAGTTCTTGCAGTTATTGGGTTCAAACATGAGTTGATGGTAGAGCTAGGGAAACTGATAAGTTAAAAATTGGAGTGATGAAAAATGAAATGGAGAATAATACATGAATGTGATTGTGATAATGGAGATCCTACGCAATGGGCTTGCAAATTAACTGAAGATGGTCAGTTTGTTTGGATTGATAAGATTGGAGAATGTGCTTATGGAATTATAAATAAGGCAAGCGGAAACGATTATTTATATATAGCAGGTTCATTACAGAGCGCAAAACGATGGGTTAGTAAGAATTTGATCAAAGTGTTATAGGAAGTGAGGTTGAATGATTAAAATGAAGAGAACACCAAAAGTAATTAAGCAGCAAACGGAAGAATGGTTAGATGAACGGTGGATGATTGCAAATATGAAAGATGCAAGACTACAAGATATGAGTTATTACATGGGAGCTTTAAAGGCTCTTGAATTTGCAGATTATGAATGGAAACGTGATGCAGATGGAAAACATACATTATTCAAATGTTAAGAAATAGCAATTTCAAATGTAAAGAAAGGTAAATTATTATGGTAAAACTTATTAAAACAGTAGTCTTGGACAGAAGAACAAGCAATAACACAAGCATAGATTTTGGAGACTTTGTTACTTGTTGTAATTGTGGCAGAACAATGTTAGTAAATATTGGCACAAATAAATGTCCTGAATGTGACGAGGAGACATTATCATGGGAAGATAAAGACAACGAAGAAGTTTCAGATAGTTTCTTCTGTAATAATGAAGATTATGTATTAGCAGATACGGAAAGTTAAGAAAGGACGGTTGATGATTATGCATATTCCAACAATAGAAGAGAATTATGAATACAGAATGAAAAGCATTATGAAGAAATTTGTTAGGGATTACGGACTTGAAAGCATTAATGATCCTGAAATATTGCAAGATACATTGTGGTATGACTACGCAGAGAGGTTTGCTCATGCAGTGTTACAAGATATGAACGATTTTTCAGGTAACGAATTATTTGAGATTGGAGAGTGATTTATATGTTAAAAGCAATAAATATTAAATGGGATACAGATGGAGATAGGGAAATATTTAATGAACTTCCAACGGAAATGATTATCCCTGATGAATTAGAGGAAATGCACAAGAAAGATAAAGGATACGCACTTGAAGAGATTTCAGATTGGTTATCAGACGAGACAGGATTTTGTCACGCTGGATTTGAGATTGAAAAGGTGGTTACAAAAGAATCTGTTGAAAACGAGCTGTACGATTTCTTCAATGACAGAATGGAAACTGGTGATGCACCTGAAATTGAAAGAGTTAGAGTATTCAAAGATAACTTAGTAACAGTAGATAACGGAATTATAATTGATTGTGTTGGCGGTAAGCAGATCAGATTAACTATTCAAGTAGATTAAAGGGGATGGTTTTGTTATGAAATATGAGGTAAATATGAATAAAACATATAAAGACATCAATCCAGTAGATGAATGGGGATGTGCTTACATATGGAATGGGAAAATCGGCGCAGAATATAACTACTGTATTGAAGGAAACGAAAACATGTGTGCTATCTATTTTATGTATGAAGATAATAAGGGAGAATGGCATACAGACTCGGACAGATATGTGCATTACGAGATTGATTGGAATGACAATAGATGGAGACAGAAACTTATTGATAAGATGGTGGAAGTATTAAAGGAATGGAGTGATGAAACATGAATAAAGTAAGAAAAAGAATTTTAAAGGAAGTATCAGAAGCGAAATATCAAGACTACGAAAAGCATAGAGATTTAATTTCATTTTGTGTTTGTGATGGTTACTTTGGATATAACGTAGATACAGATGAAGAGGAAGAAAGCGATTTTGATGAAGTAATTGTTGTAGTCGAAAAGGATTGGTTGTTCGATTTGATAAAGCGGACTGAAGATTTTAGAACAGATGATGAAGTGTTGAAATTCTTACAGGAAGAATATACAAGTGATGATAGTAGTGCATGGTATTGTGATGCATTGAGAGAACATAAAGTTGTCATGGTTGATTTTAATTAAGGAGTGATGAAACATGAAAACATTACGAGAGAAATTTAATGAAATTTGTAAGTCAATTCCGACATATGCATTAAGTGATGAAATTGGTCTTGATACAGAAACATCATATATTTTGGATTTGACAACAAAAGAGAATTATGAAATTGCAAATGCATATTTAAAAGAAACGTGTTTTGAAGATTTTGTTCCTATTCCCGATTCCTACATAGGAGAAAAATTAATAATGGAATACTCTACAAACGGTGGAAGTCACGGAAATTGGTATAGTATTCATGGAAATATTGACCAGTATTTTAAAGCAGCAAGAGTGACTTTGGAAAGATATATAAAAGAAATGGAGTGATGAGATATGAATACTAAAGAAGTAATGCAAAAAGCAGTACGAGCTTTATTAAGTAGTGGATCATATGACGATTTGAATGAAGAACAGAATGCAGTTGTTGTTGAAGAAGAACAGAATGCAGTTGTTGTTGAATTTGAAACAGAATTATATAAGGCAAAAGTTGATGAATTGCGGAAGTCAATGCCGCCAGAAGAAATAAAGGAAACAATACATGATTGGTGGCAGGATTATGAAATTGCAGACGGAACAGAAGATAATTTGTTAGCATATGTGTAAGGAGTGATGAGATATGAAGTTTAAATGGAATTTACAACCAGAATTTGAGGAATATAAAAAGAATCAGAGAAGTTACAAACAGGAAGAAGATAGTGGAGAATATGTTGGATCTGTAAGAGTTGGTAATCTTTGTTTTGATATTATTGATTGGGGAAATCATTTGTGGTTCGACCTTTATGTTGGTGGTGTTGATACAGGTTATGGTTACGGAGTTGATAATTACCCATATGATTACTGTGATGTAGCGAGTTTTTCATGGAACGATGATCTGACAGATGTAACTGATGATGATTTTAAAAGAGAACTGGAGAAGTATATTGAGGAACATATCAATACGAATGAAGGATATTTTACCGATGTTGGTGCAATTCCAGTTAGTCTCATTGATAAGGCAAATGAAGATTTGAAAGAATGGTAAGGAGAAATATGTATGAAAAATAAAGAATACTATAAAACAAAATACAATAAAAAATGGGAAGAATGTTACATGGAAGCCGTTAAAAACGGCAGTGAAGATCCAGGTTACGATGCAACTATTTCTTTTGAGCAAAATGCAAATACAGAAGAAATTGTTGGATATTATTTAGTATTGCATAGCGAAGATCCTTTTAAAACATGGCTTAGTAACATAGAAGGTATCAACCTGAGTGAGCAGGATAAAGAAGTTACAAAGATTTTAGAAGGTTTAGAAAAATTATCAGATGCAGATATGAATAATTGAAAATATATTAAACAAGAGTTTCTTTTGAAGAAGGGAGAAATATCATGAGTAAAAAATATTATCCAATTGAGGATGCAGTAAATAATGTCTCACAAAAATTCAAACTTGGGTTGAAAGATGCGAATGAAATGAGCGAAGAGGAATTTAACAATGCGGAGGAATATGTATTGAAATATGTAAAATTTGTAAGCCATCCAGATTATGTACAGTTAATACCACAATCGTTAGAAACAGGAGAATATATTTTGTAAGGATGAAAAGATAATTTCTTAAAAAGAGAGAGGTTGTTATTATGAGCAGAAAAATAAAAAATATAGATCACGAACTTTGTGATTATGATGAAGCATATGATCGTGAATCTGCAAGTGATATTGGATGGTGTGGTAAATGCAAAATTCCAGAATGTCCATATAATAAAGATTTGAATGAAAAGAGACGAATGGGTTGGAAAATCTAAGGAACTGAGGATTTATTGTGAAGATTGGAGGATTAGAATATGACAAGAGAAAAAGCCACGAGAATTGTAAATGATTTTTTTAATGATATGAATCCTACTTTATGGAATGGAGAAGGCAATAAACCCGAAAGTTTTGATGAACGACCTTGGCAATGCAAAATAGTTGATGGTATAAATCTTGAAATTACTTTTGCTTATGACGAAGAAGATGGATGGCATCATTATTGCGATTTAGTTTATACCAAAGATAACAGTTCTTTTGACTTAATGAGTGGTTATGGAATTAATTCTAAACTAAATGTGATAGATACAGTAATGGATATATGTAGAGACTATGAGTAAGTATTGGAATTGTTATTTAGATAGGAGTGATTGGAATGGATTATAAAATAGGTGATACAGTAAAAATATCTATTTATGTAACAGAAAAATGGGGTAGATTAGTTACTTGTAAAATCACCAATAAGTATATAAGAAATAATACTACTTATTATTCTTTGCAAGAGATAAATGGAATTTATAGAGTAAGTAACGTAAAAGAAAACCGATTCATACTTGATTAACATGAAACGGAAATCTAACGAATCGGCTATTTAGAGTTGATAAATTATTTGAATAGAAAGTGGGTAATAAAAATGTTTAGAAGAGCCAAATGGATTTACTGGAGAGAACGAGGAATGAAGCGATGTAAATGCTCGAAATGCAAAACATCTTACGGCTGCATGGATACACCATACTGTCCTAATTGTGGTCGCAGGATGGTTGGAACTATAAAAGACAAAGAAGTTTCAAAACGGAAAGTATCAGGAGGAAAATAATATGAAAGTATTTTATTTAACACAAGAGAATTTCGGATGCGTTGTCTATGCAGATAATGAAAACGATGCATTTGAAAAAATGAAATGTCAAAGAAAAGAATTATTAGAAACTTTAGGATTGCCATTAGATATTACACGATGGGGAATTGAGGAATTTACACCAGACTTATATGATGGAGTCTTATGTTTTTATTAAAATGAATCGGAAATTTATAGTGAAGGAAGGTAGGCAAAATTATGGATAGGAAAGAATATTTATTAAGACAGGTACTAAAGTTATTTAAACAACAGAGCGAAAGTTGTTATGTTTTAAATATTGAAGAGATGACTATTATATATGATGGGGCTGAATGTGATGGGTCTTGTCTTTGTGATGATATTATGGATGAGTTAGGAATTGACAGCTTAGAAGATATTAAGGATGAAGAAATAGAGCAATAATGTGTTGTGTTTTGTGGTAAATATGATATAATAGATATATTAAAAAATGGAGGTGTAGTAATGGATAGAGAAACACAAATTAAAATACTAATGAAGGATAGATGTACTAAATCTGAAGCAGAAAAATATCTTGAAAATAGGGTAACTATCTACGAGGATTTAGAAGAGAATCTTGAGCAGTATCTTGAAGAATGGGCGCATCTTAATGATGAAATTGACGATGTTAAGTATACTGATCAGGTAAGAAAGATGGTCGAAACGAAAATTCCAATGATAGATTGGGGTGTGGTTGAATATGAAGGACATACATATTATATAGAATATATAAATTAAATAGGAGCAAGTAACGTAGGTTGCTTGCTCTTTGTAAAAAATAATATTAAGATTATGGAGGATTTAATTATGGCAGGATTCATAACATTTATACTTACATTGGCATTTATATATTTTGTCTATTATCTCCCTGGACATCAGAGAGAGCATAGGGAAAGGGAAGATATGTACAATAATTTAAATAAAAAGCAGCAGGATGAAACTGAAAAGTGGAAGAGATAAGAAAGGTGGTTGATAAATATGTTTTTAGGTGTGTTTTTAGCGGCGTTAGGAATTAGTGGCGCAAAATGTGCAATAGAAAATAGTCAAATGAAACGAAATACTCGTACAGTTGACAAAGATGGAAATGTTCATTATATGGATCGTCTTTGTAATGATTATATTAATGGAGAAAAAGTTCAAAGAATTGAGACAACAGATGCGAATGGTGTTAAGTTATATTCAACTGTCGGTGTATCGAGTCATAAGATTTATGATACTAGCTATGGTAGAGGAACACAACAGCTACTTGAATATAGCGAACATGATAAACAACAGAATTTAAAATATGGATATAATTCATATACACAATATAATCCATATTTCGGAACATTTGTTACTGCTGAGATTAGTTCAGGAAGAACAATTACATGTTTGTTTAGTGGCAAAAATCGGAAGACAGGCAAGGAATTCTATAGGGTATGGTATTTTCGCCCAGAATGTCAGGGAAAGCTTGATTATAATGTAACAGTTGATGGAGATATGGGTATTGAAATCACAAAAGAAGAATTTAATAAATTGAAATTCGGGTCGTTAAAATGTAGTGGTATGCCAAGTGATTATAATGTAACTAAAGCATTGTGGGGTGAATTATAAAGCAGTTACAAAGCAACTGATAAGTTGAACGAAGTGATTGAGTTACTAGACGACATTATGTAAAAACGGAGGCGACCAACAGTGAAAACAATAAAGGTAACTAATTTTAAAGGAGATGTATACGAAGGTGATTGGAACGAAAAAAATTATTCTTCTAAAATAGAGGGACATCCAGAATTACATAGAATATATATAAATAATGATCCAATTCATATAACTCAAGATGAATATATGCGTATTACTGGAACAACACCAGAACAGTATAGCCAGAAAAAATTAAATGAAAAAATAACATCGAGACGAAAAGATATAGAGAATTGGTCATTACGAGAACGAGCAGATGCTTTGATGTATATATTTAACAGAGAATTAGCAAAGAATGATATAACTGATGTAGCAAAAGAAATAATTGCTGCTGATTCAATAATAAGTCATTATGCTAAACAATTAGGATTGGAATCTGATAAATTAGCAGAAGACATAATTCGGGTTATATCCGATAGTTTTGCTATTATGCAGAAAGAAACAAAAACTAAAGAGATAATGGTTCGTGGAGATAATTCTTTGGATTCTATTGTAAAAAGGCTTAAAACATATTCAGAAGAACCTGAGATATATACAGCCAAATACAATGATGTAACTTTAGAATCAAAGGGAATAACAAAAGGCAAAGCTTATAAATTAGTATATGGTATGAGCTATGCTGAATGGAAAGAGAAGAATGGAGAAAAACAATGAAGAGGAATAGTTTAATTGGAGTTGACAGAGTAAGATTTAATGATTTTTCACAATATGACAGTGAGAAATGTAATAATGGTGGTTGTTATGGCTTCTGGACAAATTATGATAGGCTAGACAATGGAACATGGGAAGTGAGTTACGGGACTACGGCTGATTTCGATTATTGTCCAGTATGCGGCTGCTTCAATGACCATTACGAAGGAGAAGATTGCTGTTATGAATCAGGATATAGTTGTGGAGAATATGATACTATAGCAGAAAAGGAATTATTAAGATTCATCAATGAATTCAGAGAAACTGAAGATAAATATATTGAATATAAGCAAAATTAACAAGGAGTAAAAATGAAAGAATACAAAGTAGGACAAATAATTAAAGATTTTATAAAACATCAAGAAGGTGCAATTTTTGATGTAGAAGATCAGAGCGCAAGTTTAATTGTGTTTTTTAACAATCCAATAGAAGAAGAGGAAGAACAGTTTAAAAGTGGACATAGATTTGAAATACGATTTACTGAATTGTATGGTGTTATAATGATGACCTTCAAAATTGGAAATCTTAGTTGGATGGATGCACCTTATTCACCACATTTGAGTAAGAATTTAACAAGATTTGTTTTACCTAGTGAAGAACAAGGACTAGGACTTAAGTTGATGCTTGTTGATGCAGCAACAGGTGAGATTAAATCTATAAGATTAATCGGACTGTCTACTAATTTTACAGAAAAATTCTTTGGGTTATTAATGGAACAGAAAACGAAAGAATTCAATGTTACAGAATATAATAATTCTCTTAATAAAATCTATTCTATTTATCCAACAAATAAAATAGTTAAAATGAGTGATGTCTATTATAAGGATAATTAAGATAAGAAATTATAATATTTTAGAAAGAGGTATGATATTATGCATATTAATTGCGTTAGAGTAGAGGATATATGGTGTTCTTTTGAAATTTTAAATGTTACATCTAAAAATAAAACGGAGAGTACAGATGAAGTGATGGCAGTTGCTATTTTTACTAGAGAGGGGAAAGAACTACACAGAATTTATAATCTTGGAAACTTCGCTTACTGCGCGAAATTATTAGATAACGATTTTGCAAGAAAAGAGGCTGAGAGAATGATTAATCGTGCTAATGTAAGTAATTGCAGTCCATTTAAATAATAGATTCATTGGAGGATAGTAAAAGGAGAATATTATAATGAGTGATATATATTTTACAAAGCCAGAACGACCATTTTTGTTAATTTATACGGATATAGATGATTCAGTTTCATACGCATGGTTAGAAACAGAGGATGAATTAAAAGAAGTAATAGAAGAAGTAAAATCTTATGGTTGTACTATTCAAGATGCATTGGAAATTGGATCAAGCAGAGATATTGAGTTTTAAAAACTAATGAATCCAAGTTTTCTTGTGGAATGGAAAGGCATAGTAAAATGGATAAATATTCGATCGTAGGACATTCAAAGTTAATAGATGAAAGTAATAATTTATGGGGATTTGTAGTAGAAAGTGACAATTCAACAGATATATTATTGTCTGATGATTATTTTAGTTCCAGTATTGTAATTGCATTAGACGAGATTGCGAATTTTAAAAATAAACCAGAAATAAAAGAAGGTCAAAAAGTAAAAATTACAATAGAAATAGAAGAATGAGAAATCTAAGTTTCAGGAGGATAACAACACAGTGAAATGTAAATGGAAATACTTTATTGTCTTAAATTGGGAAGATACACTGAATAATTTAGTAGAAGAAAAAGTAGATGATGAATTGCTTATTTGCTGTGATGTAACGGTTGCAAAATCATTTGATTCTACAGAAGAGCTGTTAAAATGGGTGAAAAATAATACCGATTTAAAAGCAGACAATGGAGATTTTAAAATAGAAGGACAATATTTACCAGTTGAAATTTAACTTTCTTGCGATGATTGGAGGTAGAAAAATGGAAAATAAAAATTTAGATAGCTATGGATATTTATTAAATTGCCCAAATGAAATGCTTGGATATGTGAATAAAATAATGAATGATAAACAAGCTCCCATAAATTGGAATAAATTTAATATAGGTGATTATTTTTATACAGAAAAGTATGCATATAAATGTGTGATAGCAGATCATCCAATGAAAAGAATAGTGTTTGTAACAAAAGATGAATATGATTTTAATTACAAATATAAGTTGAAAAATAATGGTAATTTGGTACAGAAATTAAATTGGGATATGCCATTTATAAAAAATCAGTGTATGTTTGTATATGCTGAAGCTGATTTAGATTCTAATCAAAAAATGCAAGAGCCACTACAAAAACTGTATCAGTATGAAAATCAACCAGATATGAGAGAAAAGATAAGAGAATATATTAGTGAGCTTGATACAGAAATTGATAGGTGTGAAAATGAATTGCAAAAATATTATAAGAGTAATGGAGATGTAGGTGTTATAAGTATGCAAAATAGAATTCAAGTTTTAATTGAAGTGAAAAATGATTTACTTGGAAGATTGGAAGAGGTGATATAAATGAAGAATAATTTGCATTTGATTAGTTTTGGTCTTGAAGATGGAAAAGTAAGATGGTTTTGTACTGATCTTGCTTCAAAGTTTAAGATGGAAAATAAAAATTGGTTTAATAAAAACACTAAAAGTATTACCATTTATAAAGGTTTTGAAACTGCCGAAAATGATACTGAGCCGATTTTAAAGAATATATATCGCATTTCAGTAGATTACATGACATCTGAGAGAAAACTTCATAATAAAATTTATATGTTTGTAAAAGGCGAATTGTATAAACAGGAATATGGTAATGGAATAAAGGTAAGAAGGTTGACAAAAGAGTTAAAACAAGTTTTGGAAGTAATTGAGGTGATGTGAATGGAAATTTTGACAAAGTTAAATACAAAAGAGAAAGCAGAAATAAATTTCAATGATATAAGACAAAGAGATTCAAGACAAGTCGAATTAAGTAAAGAAGAAATCGGGAAATTGATAGCAAGATATAATAGTGGCATTAAAGATAAGAAAAATGTGAACTGGTATATTGATGGTTGGCAAAGAAAAGAAGTAAAAGATTGAGGTGATATAAATGATTAAGATTACAGGAAAATCTGGTAAATCAGAGATTGCAAATGCAATTCAAAAATATAATGGTGCAGTGATTTATTCATATTATAATACATTGTTGCCATTTGAAAATTGTTATCATATTAATGATGATGAATGCAGCGTCAAAGAGTTTTGTGATTTTGTAGTAGATGATGTAAAAGAAAATGTAAGCAAAAATTATGGATTACCATTGAGCATGATTGTGATTTATACAAATGTATCTGATACGTCTGATATTGGCAGTCTAACAGCTTATGCAGGTAGACTTGAAGAAGTCGAAAAACTTGTTGGAACGGTAGTTGTAATGACACAATAAAGAGAGGTAAAGTATATGGTAAATATGACACTTAAAGAGTTAATAGAATATGAAAGTACATTAAATAGTTTGCAGCAAGAATACGAAGGGAAATTGAGTAAATTATATGGAGAATCCGATACTTCAAGCGAAAAGAAGAGATTGACAATTATTTTGAATCTTATTATAGAAGAGAGACAGAAAGTAAATCGGCAAAAGTATCAACCAATTAAATGACGATTTCTTTGCAGGAATTAGTAGAAAGGAAGAAAAATATGTATAGAAAACCAATCGAATCATTTAATAATTTGAAACATGGAGATTTAATTATAAGTCCCATTGACAATGAAGTTACACAATTTTATATTGATAAAGATGGTAATAAATATCTTGCTGGTAAAAAATCGTTATTTGATTTATTCCAATTTGATGAAAAAGATTTTTATTTTTATGATGGAAATAAACAAATAGGAGAAGTTGATAAAGAATATTTCAAATGAAAAATTGCTTTCTTATTGAAAGCGAATTAAATATAGAAATAAGCAATAGAAGCAGAAATACCTGCTTCTTTTTCATTATAAAAAGAGAGGTTAGGAATGTGTAAAAGAAATGGAAATTCAAAAAGAGCATCAAGATTTTTATGTATTAAACATATGGGAGAAAATTATATTGGAGCTGGAATACAAAGAAGTAATCAGCGAGAAAAGTGGCATGTCAAAGATCTATATTGCATGTCTTGTAAATGTATAACAAAAAATATGGAAATCCGTTGGTGTGACACGTATGAAGAGATATACAACAAAGCAATCAACGTAAGAGATAAATATTATAAAGAGAATATAAATATATAAAAATTTCTCCTCCTAACTATGAGACGAGAATGGCTATTACATAATTAAATTAAAAGAAAGGCGATTCAAATGGAAACTAATAATCGGTATGCAACTAAGAAAAAAGGTAAAACGGAGGTACAACCGTTTTGGAACATGTCAGATATTAAGAATGTTGTTGAGTGGTTTGAGAAAAATGATGAATGGGATGGATATCTGATTACATTACTTGAATTATTACTTGGCAGACGAATCGGTGATACAGTGATGATGAAGTGGTCAGATCTGTATTACGAAAACGGAAATCGTAAAAATGAAATTGATACTATTGAAGAACAGAAAACAGGTAAGATTACTAATCTTCCTATAAGTAATATGGTATGGGAGGCTGTTGATAATTACTTGTCGCATGTCAAAATCAATCCGATGGAGCATTATGATGAATATATTTTCTATTATCAGCCTAAAACCGATTGGATCAACAGAGGTACATTAGACGTGTATTCTGAAAATAGCATTGAGTTATGGTGTAGGACATTAAACAAAGATTTTTCTGATAAGAGAAAAGAGAAAATATTTGATGATTTCCATAAACAGAAAAAGTATGCATCATTAGGTGATTATCTTTATTGTGAAGTTGAATATAATGATGTTGTTAAGTGGCAGACAGATGATTATAGAAAGAAATTAAAGAAAGCGGTTGAAGATGTTGGAATAACTTCGCCTGTGTCCAGTCACAGCTTACGTAAATCGTTTGGCTACTGGATACATAAGACACATCCGTTTGATCCTGATTGCTTATTATCATTACAGAAACTGTTTAATCATAGCGACCTTCAGACTACGATGAATTATATTGGATTAACAGAAGAAAAAAATCGTCAGTTAATCAACGATCATGGTGAGTTTATTCATAATGTATTGGCTGGTAAGGGTGATGAGATAGTTAAAAATATGCCAGTTATTTCCTTAAAGTCAGATGATTTTGGGAAAATCATTCGTATGCTTACAGATGATGTAGATAAGTACCAGGCTGCAATTAATATGGCAAATGAACTGAGAATAATGTAAGTACGTAAGGACGATGATTATTTATCATCGCCCCTAATTGTAGATAATAATTTATAATATTCAGTTAAGCTTTCTTTTTGCTTGTACAAATTAGCATAATCAGTTAAAAGAGAAACTATGAGATTACTCATAGAACGATTTTCTTTTTGTGCAATTATACCGATTTCTGCTTTTAGAGCTTTTGGAATTGCAAAAGACATTGTTGTATTTTTTTCTGATAACTGTCCTTTAGGCATATTAGATACCTCCTTTGTAATAAATATTATAAGGTATATATAAACCTAATGTCAACTTTTAATAAAAAGTTATATAAACCTATTGACAAGTTTATATAAACCTAATATAATACGAATATAGGCAATGAGATAGAAAGAAAGGAGGATGTAATATATGGAAGTAAATACTTTTGATATTGTTAAAGTTGATTTCGGCGACATAGTTTTCGCAGGCGAACAAGGAGGAATTAGACCAGCAGTTGTAATTCAGAATGCGTATGGGAATATATATTCTGGAACTACAATAGTAATTCCTTTTACGAGCAAAATAAAGCATCTTCAGCAACCAACACATTCCTTCTTTCAGAAGGATTTGGAAAAAGGATTGACTCAAGACTCAATGATTCTAGGAGAGTGTGTTAGACAAATCTCCAAGGAGAGAATTATAAAAAAATTAGGTACAGTCACAAAAATCCAAGAGAAGCGAAAGATAAAAGCGGTATATGATGCCAATTTCGGAGATTTAGAGGAGGATTAAAAAATGGAATATGTAATAATGTCGCTAGAAGAAGCGATGAAGGTTGCAAAAAAAGATGCAGTTGTACTTGTATCAAAACAAGATCTTGAAAATCCAGATTGTAACGTAGGTTTTAAAAAGAAAAAATTTTGTGAGTGTCACAGTATACTTGAAGAAGCTGCTACGATTGCAAAGGTATGTGATGATTTTGCAAATCAGCTTCGAGTTTTTTCAGAGAGTCAGAAAAATGTGCTCAATTATGAACCAATAGGCAAATTGAGTACAATCCTTATAAAGTGAAAAATACGAACAAGCGTTCGATAAAGTATTGACACGAACATACGTTCGGAATATAATAACATAGAAAACAAAACAGCCAAGCGATTCAAACGTGGCGGCAACCACTTTCTACTTGACTGTTTGTTACTACATACACGGCAGAAAGCCGCTTGATTATATTTTACATATTTTTCCAATTATGTCAAGTTAGGCGATTCTGCAAAGATTTTCATTTTTTTACAATTAAATAGAGAATATAGAAATAACAGGAGGAAAGTGTTATGTGTATTAATTGTACAAATTTTTCAGAAGAACAGAGGGAATTAATTAATTTATACTGTTCGGACAATTTATTGAAGTTGAAAGCTATATGCATTCCTTTGATTAGGCAAAAGAATGTAGCACAAATGGAGGAAGATGACCTCATAAGCAATGCAATGTGGGTATTACTTGAAACAGTGTCTACATATAATAGCGAAATTAATCCTAATTTCGGGGCGGTATTGACAACAAATATTAAACGTTCATATCTGGATTGGACAAGAGACAGAATGCGAGATAAACGTGTCAATTATGCTCGTGACAGAGATGGGAATATTATTTACGAAAAATATAAAGACGGTGGTGGTGAGATTAAAAAAAGAAAAGTCATAATCAAACCATTGTCGTTAGACGCAGAGATAGAAGACGGTATTGAGACAAGCGAGGTTATTGCTTCAAAAATGAATTTAGAGGACTTGTTTATTGAAGAAGAAATTCATAAGGAAGTGCAAGAATACTTGAACGGACTATCTCCACTACAGCGTAAGGTTATTCTTATGTTGTCTAACAAATATACAGAGAAAGAGATTTGTGAAATATTACATATTGACGATAGGCAGTTTAAAAATATATGTACTCGCTTAAAATCGGCAGAAAAAATTAAGCCACTTTTAAAGTTATTGTAATTTTTTTATGGAGGATATGACAATGAAATTATTAAGAGATAAAGTAAAAAAGGACACCTATACAGTTAACAAGCTCTGCGGAATGATAAGCAGAGAAGAATTAAGAAATGACCATCCACAGCAGCGTAAATCTGGACAGTGGGATAGCGAAACTCGTGATAACTTCATTGTCACGGTCATTCAAAATGAAGATTTTGATCCAATTAAAATTTGTGAGCAGCTCAAAGATTACGGTGTAGTATTGTGGTTGATTGATGGATTGCAGAGATGCACGACAATCGAAGGTTACAAGGCAGGAAAATTTGCCTTGGGTAAAAATATTAATCCTTCTTCAATTGAATATCAGGAAGTTAAAAAGGATGACAATGGAAAAATTGTCAAGGACGAACACGGAAACACATTGTATGAGAATGTGTCCTTCGATTTAAGAGGGAAGAGCTACTCTCAATTGCCAGCAAAATTGCAGGAAGATTTTGATAGTTGTGCTGTCGATGTCGTTAAACACCTTGATTGTACTGATGAAGAAGTAGGCAGACATATTGTTCGATACAATAGCTCTGTCAAAATGACACCTTCTCAGAAGATAATTACATATATGGATAAAATTGCAAAAGATGTAAAGGAGTTATCTGCGCATCCATTCTTTGCTGATTATGCTGATTTTTCGCCTACAAAAGAAAAAGGTGGCGCAATTGATAAGGTTGTCAATGAATCCATCATGGGATTAAACTTTTTTGATAACTGGACGAAAACCGCAAACGTAATGGGTAAGTTTTTAAATAAAAATGCCACAAAAGATATGTTTGTTGAGTTTAAGAATATGCTGGACAGGTTATATAAAGTAGTCAACCCGACAACAGGAAAGTTATTTAACGAAAAAAATACTGTTGTATGGTGTATGCTTTTTAAAGAATTTTTGACATTGGGACTTCCCGATGAAGCCTTTGGACAGTTCTTAAATAATTTAAACACTTTGGAGAATATTAAGGTGACGTTAAATCATACTCGTAAGCCAAAGGGTTCTGAGGAAACAAATTGCTTATCTTTTAAACAGATAGATACATGCAATTCTACCAAGGACAAAGGTATGATTGAAGACAAATTGTACATATTGAAAAACATTATGTTTGGGTATTTTGGCAGTATAGTAAAAAAAGATAATACAGAAAATTTAGCAGAAAATCCAAAAGAAACAACTCTTTCTTTTGTTCAGGAAAATGCAAATCCTGACGCTACAGAAGAGGATATTGAGTTTTACAGGGATATGGTTGAGGATTGCGTAAAGGTGGACGAGCCTGTATATCAGCAGTGTGAAAGAGCTGTAATTGCTATTATGGCTTATGCATGTATGAAAGAACAAGATGAAGAATTTGAGAAGTGGATTCAGAAATATAAGAATCAGACAAATTTTAGTCCTTCGCAGAAAACAAACTTTACATATATGAAAAACAGTTTTGACAAATATGTACAGAAAATGGCTGTATAAAAAGTGAGTATGGTTTCTGTTTTATATAAAAAATTAATCGAAAGGTCAATAAAAAGTATGGCTAAATGGATAAAAGCTTGTGTTGGTTATGGAAATGCCTACAGAATGTGCAGTGATTGTAAAGAAGTAATTTATCTTCCATTAGATTATAAATATTGTCCTATGTGTGGAACAAAAATGGAAGAAGTTAAAATCAAAAATTATAATGTTTTCGAATATGAAGAATGAAAGTTCTTTCTTTGGACTGTGAGGTGAAAATATGAAGATGACAGGAATAATTCGTAGAATTGATGATTTAGGGAGAATAGTAATTCCAAAAGAAATTAGAAGACTGGTGTTTGGAAAAGCAGACGCAATTGGTGAACCAATGGAAATATTTATTGACGGAGAAAATGTTGTACTTCGAAGATATGAAGCAATACAAACCTGTGAATGGATAAAATATGATTATAGAACGATTTGTCCAAAGAATCATGGCGATGCTGATGATCCATATTGGAGGATACCTGAGAATATGGCAAATTTAAAATATTGTCCTTATTGTGGTAAGGAAATAGTTGTTGTAGATGAATAACAAGTAAAGTTCGATTTCTTTGGAAGAGAGGTGAAAATAATTTATGAATGGTATACAAATCATATCGCAAGAAGCAATGACAACACTTAGAGCTATACCAACTATCTTATTGATATTATCAATGTTTATAATTTTACCAATAACATTTCATATTGGAAATAAGACGGATAATTGGAAGTTGGCATATAAGTTTGAAATAATATCTGGAATAATATATGGAATTATAATTATAACGATTTTATCTTTAGGATTGTTTGATAAGCCAACAGGCTATTATAAATACACTGTAAAAATTTCTAATGAATGTAGTTTATTGGAATTTAACGAACAATACAAAATTATCAAAGAAAATAGAGACGGAACATATGTTATTACTGATGATTTAGATTATGGAAATGGAAGATAAAGCCAAGTAAAACTTCGTTTCCTTTGGATTATAAACAGAGAATATAATAGTAGAAACAATTAACAAAAAATAAATATAAGAAAGAAGAGGTACAAAAAGTTCATGTACTATTGAACGGAGATACTGATTTGATGATTGTTGATTCGTTAGGTAATGTATTTAGTGAGATTGAGAGATGGATGTGAGGTAACTATGGCAGTATATGTAACAGGTGATATACATGGAAATCCTGTAAGATTAAGTAAAGATAGTTTTTATGAACAGAAAGATTTTTATGGTAATAAAGATGAAAATATTGTAATTATTCTTGGTGATTTTGGTCTTGTATGGAACAGAGATGAAGAAAGCAAGCAGGAAAAATATTGGTTGGATTGGTTAAATCAGAAACCATTTACAACCATATTTGTTGACGGTAATCACGAAAATCATAAAAGACTTGCAACTTATCCAATCAAAGAATGGCATGGTGGTAAGATTCACGAAATTCGCCCACATGTATTGCATCTTATGCGTGGAGAAATTTTTACCATTGAAGATAAGAAATTCTTTGCTTTTGGTGGAGCTTCAAGCCATGATATTCAAGATGGTATTTTAGATTATGAAGATGAAGATTGGCGTGACCAAGCAAAAACACTTGAGAAACAAGGGAAATATATGTATAGAGTTAAAGGCTTGACTTGGTGGGAAGAAGAACTTCCAACAGAATCTGAAATGCAACGTGGATTAGATGTTCTAAAAGAGAATAATAATGTAGTTGATTATATCATTACACATAGTCCTTCCACATCAGAATTATATCTTATGGGTGGAAAAGGATTATATGAACCAGATGTATTGACTAATTATTTAGAAGAAGTAAAAGCTACAACTGAATATAAAAAGCATCTGTTTGGTCATATGCATGTAAATAAGGCAATCAACGATAAAGATATTTGTTTGTATGAACAGATTGTTAGAATTTTGTAAAGTGAGGTGAAATGAATGGATATTATAGAAGAAATTTTAGACAAGTATTTGGATGAAGGACGTGAATATTATCATCGTTACAGAGAAGACGAAGAAAATTGTTATGATGTAGTGGACGAGTTAAAGCAGGAACTAACTAAAAAGAATATTTCTTTTAAGATAGATGTCACAGATGCATTTGATTCTCCTGGTTATGACTGTTCTGTTTTGTCAATTGCTTATATTAAACCAAATAATAACTGGGGTTCTATCGAACTGGAAACAGTTTTATTAGAAAGCATGTAGAGAATAATCTAATATAGAAGCAATTCTATTCATGGCTGATCAGCCAAATTTTCAAACAAAGCGAGGTGAAAAAATGTTCAATATATGGAAACCTTACCCAAAGAATAAACCTAAAAAGCGTGGTTGGTATATTTGTTCAATCAGATATGGTAAAGATCCAGGTCAAGCTTATGTTATGGATTTGTTTTGGGATGAAAAGATGGAACAATGGAAAGATAATAGACGATTAGATGTTTATAATACATATAAAGTTTATGGGTATAATGATGAAACACATTTAAATGATAAAAGGATTTATAAGGATAATGTTTGTTTCAGAACAGATGTAATAGCATTTAAGAAACTTCCAAAAATCTATAAATAATAACAGAGAATAATATAGCATAGAAAATTTTCTTAGCTTGGACATTCGTTCAAGTATTTCCAAAAACAAAAATAAAGTAATGAAATATTTTTTTCCTTATTCTCTGTCAAAATCCTTTAATCTACAGAGATTGCGCAATCATTTATACCTAGAATTACTGTTAAATCCTTTCATTTTTATATTATTTTGTTGTAAAAATCACTCGAAAATAGGCACGTCTGCCTAATCGGATGAAAAAAATAATTATTGTGAGTTAAGTGTAATTGAGCTTTGCAGTGGTATTGGCGCACAGATGAAAGGTATTGATAATACTCATCTATTTAATGCCAATATGATTGCAACAGCAGATTTAGACAAAGAAGTAGTAGTTAGTTATGCTGCAATTCATTGTGGTTTGACTAATGAAATGATTGAAAATTATGAAGGTTATCCAAGCAAAGAAGAAATGGTAAGACAGCTTGCAGATAAGCGACTTGGATATGATTTTAAGAAAGACATTCCGTATGATTGGGAAAAACTTTCACGAAAGAAAGACAAAATAAAAGGTATTGAGAAATATTGGTTAGCAGACCATATTTCACATAATCTTGGTGATATGATGCAGATTGAATCATTACCATATTGTGATTTACTTACATACTCAACGCCATGTACTGACCTTTCAATCGCCGGTAAACAGGAAGGATTAAAATGGACTTGTCAGGATTGCGGTCACAAATATGATCCGTCCATATTGGATGTAGATACTCGTTATACTTGCCCTAATTGTGGTAGTCACAACATTAAATCAACTCGTTCAGGTTTATTGTATGAAGTTGAGAGACTTCTTGTAAAAGCAAAAGAGAATAATACATTACCAAAGTATTTGCTTATGGAGAATGTAGATGCTCTTGTATCAAAGAAGTATATTGACAGTTTTAAGGATTGGCTGATTCGGCTTGATAACTTGGGATATAACTCGTATTATCAGACAATCAATGCAAAGAATACAGGTATTCCACAGAATCGAAATAGAATCTTCTGTATTTCTATTCGTAAGGATATTGATACCAAGTCTTTTGAATTTCCACAGCCTTTTGATACAGGAATCAGATTAAAGGATTTATTAGAAACAGATAGCAATGTTCTGGAGAAATATTTCTTATCTGATGAAGTACAGAAAAGACTTCAGATAACAGATCCAAAATTTGAAAAGAATATTGTTGGCACTACAAAACCTGAATTCAGGACTATCGGTCAGAGAGATTTAGTCTATCAGCAGGATTCAGTAATGGGCACTTTAGTGGCAACTGATTATAAACAGCCAAAACAGATTCTTGCAGATTCAAATAATATAAATAGACTTTTTAATATTTATGGTGAAAATAAAGGAACTGGATTCGCAGAAAATGTTTGGGACAAAAATTATATTTCTCCAACAATAACAACATGTCAAGGAGGAAATCGGCAGCCAATGGTCGAAGAAGAGAGAGACAATTTAAGAGTTGTGAGAAAGCTTACGCCAAAAGAGTGTCATAGACTTATGGGATTCGATGATGTTGATTATGAGAACTGTAAAGCAGTCGGGATGTCTGATACTCAGGGATATAAACAAAGCGGTAACAGTATAGTGACAACTTGCATCTCTTTATTGATTGAGCATTTATATAAGGCTCAGTATGACAATACATATATTTGTACAGATGAGAAGATGGTAAATTTTCATCAGCCACAAGTGGATTAAGTTCTGCTTGTGGTGATAAACCACAGTTAGTTGGTGGTGTCGGTGAAATAAATTTTGGAAAGCAATTTCGTCAGGGTAATAGGGTATATGATTCAGACCATGTAGCAATGTGTTTATTAGCACAGCCTGTAGGTAATGCTGGTGGGTTCAGCTACTTGTATACGGTGGCAAAAAATTTTAATTTTCCCTCTATTCAAAATGTAACTTATGAGAACGATGTTCAAAAAGTTGGAACTGTAAGTGAGAATAGTCTTATTGGCGGTAGAGTTATAGGAATAGAGGGTATTTGTTTCACATTAATGGCTTGTACTCATGGTTATGGTATGGGAAACATCTATGACAATAGAAAGTTGGAGTTAGATGAAAAATTCAGAAAATACACCGAATGAATTGATTTTTGTTGGTGGTATAGATGGTAACTTATGGTTGGATAACGGAAAACAACTATCTAGGAACTTTAAACAAGGATATAGAGTTTATAGCAGCGAAGGAATTGCCTGCTCTATTACAACAAATGGTGGAGGGTTAGGTGGTTGTACTGGACTCTATCTTATAGAAAGAGAGAATAATGAATAAGGATATACAATTTGAATCATTAACTCGAAGTAAGTGGGTTAATGATAAATATAAAGAATTTTATCGTAAAAATGGTTATCTTCCTAAATATTTGGATGTATATAATGGTACAGAAATTACAGATTACGCACCTACATTGTCAACAAGAAGTAATGGAGCAATGGGAAGTGGTATTGTATTGATTATGATTGATAAACATGATATTGAATAGAAAATAACAATATATAGCGATTATAAATACAATACATACTGTATATTGTATAAAAATTAAGACCAAAAGAAAAAGCGGAATATCTTGTGATGAAAGGAGAGAGAATATGTATCCAGAATACGATGATTTTTATGAGCCAAGTGAAGGCGAAATGTTTTTTGATGAAATGAAAGAAAAGTTCAGAGAGATTTTATGTGAAGATGTAAACTCTGAAATCAGCAGATTAACAAAAGAAAATGCAGAATTAAGACAAAAAGTTAAAGAGTATAACGATAAAAATTTAGATCTTTCTTGTAGAGAAAGAGATTTACAGTACAAGATGGACAATTACAAACGAGAGGTAGAAAACGATTTTTACAATAAAACAATGGAAGAAGTTTTTGAAAAATTATTAGAAGACTCAGAAGTGTGGTATGCAGAACATGTTCCTCATGAGAAACCAAAATGTAATTTATGTAACGAGGAAAGAAAACTTATTGCAGTATATCCAAATGGTGAAACTGTAACCAAGGATTGTGAATGTTCTCGACCAGTATATATTTATGAGCCAGCTATTTCATTGAATAAAGAAATTAAATTTCATAAAGCATATAAGCCAAGATACAGTGATAAAAAGAAAATCTATTTTACTAAAAATCACGAACCAAACAAGGATTATGCAGATGCGTATGATTATTACAGTGAATTTAGGATAGAGAGTATTTTTGATGATTTTAACGATGATGTAATTCTATGTCACAATGGTAAAAGATATGGAGAAAAAATTGCATTCAGAAGTAAAGAGGCTTGTCAGAAATATTGTGATTGGCTTAATAAGGAGAATAAGTAAATGGCATATATAAAAGAATATTGGCAGAATAAAGAACAGAGAGCAGAAACTGCTCGCAAACATACAAAAGAGATGCAGAATAAATATGGTCGTTGTATTCAAACTTCAATTTTGGGTACAAAAATTTATGATACAAATTCATTTAATAGGGATTTTGAAGAGGATATTGAAGATAAAGATACCAAGATTGTTGTAGAGAATATTGATAGTGTAGGTGCTGTAATGAAATACAGCAATCCAAGTACAGCAGTTCTTAATTTTTCTTCATATAAAAATCCAGGTGGAATGTTTCTAAATGGTAGTAAGGCACAGGAAGAGTGCTTATGCCACGAATCATTCTTATACAATGTGTTGAGTCAGTTTGTATTAGAGTTTTATGATTGGAATAATCGACACAAGAATAAGGCTTTATATTTGAACAGAGGATTATTCTCTCCTGGTGTTTGGTTCTTTAGAGAGAATAGCCATGTAGAGTGTAGTGTTATTACTTGTGCTGCTCCAAATAAGTCGGCTGCTCAGAAATATCAGAATGTGTCAGACCAAGAGAATACTAAAGTATTAAGAAGTCGAATTAAATTTGTTCTTGATATAGCAAAAGATAACAATGTAAGCACTCTTATTTTAGGAGCTTATGGTTGTGGTGTTTTTGGTCAAGATGCAACAGAAGTAGCGAATATATTTAAAGAATATTTAACTACTACTCATAAATGCTTCGATAGTGTTGTATTTGCTGTTCCAAGTGGCAGAGATGGTAACTATGAGAAGTTTGTAAAAGTATTTTGATAAAGGAGGACGAATAAAATGAGAGAAACATTAATTGTAGTAGACATGCAGAATGATTTTATTGATGGTTCGCTTGGAACAAAGGAAGCACAGGCGATTGTATCTAATGTAGCAAAGAAAATTAAGGAGTACAAGGATGCTGGTAAACAAGTAATCTTTACAAGAGACACACATCCTGAGAATTATTTGGAAACATATGAGGGTAAGCATCTTCCTGTTACTCACTGTGTAAAGAATACTATTGGTTGGCAGATTTCAGATAAGCTAGATTTTGATATTGAGAATGATATTCTGATTGATAAGCCTACATTTGGTTGGACACATTGGGATGATTTTAAATTTAAAAGTGTTGAAATCTGCGGATTATGTACCGACATCTGTGTGGTTTCAAATGCACTTATTATTAGAGCAACTTATCCTGAGATTGATATTACAGTAGATGCAAGTTGCTGTGCAGGTGTCACACCTGATACTCATAAGGCTGCATTAGCAACTATGAAGATGTGCCAGATCGAAGTGATTGGAGAGTAGAATATGATTAAAATTAATGGCGAAATTGTAACAATCAACAAGTTTCCAGATGGAACACCAAGAGTAAATATTGATACAAACAACATTGAGGAAGACTCTTATGATGGCTCTCCTTGTATTTGGATTGAATGGATTTATGAGAGCAACGATGAGATGTTTTATTTGATGTTAGTAAGGAAGCATCTTGAAAGATTTTTTACTAATGTGAATTATTATTTGTCTCTTCCATATATTCCTAATGCACGAATGGATAGAGTAAAAAATGATGATGAAGTATTCACATTGAAGTATTTTTGCGATTTTATCAATTGGTTAGGATTTTCATCAGTTTATGTTTTGGATGCTCACAGTGATGTTTCTACTGCATTACTTAATAACTGTGTAAAAGAAAATCCAAAAGAGTATGTTGATAAAGCTATTTCAAAGATTGGTATGAGAAATCTTGTACTTTATTTCCCAGATGCAGGTGCAGCTAAGAGATATTCAGATTTATTCCCTGAGTTACCGTATTGTTATGGTGAAAAGAAGAGAGATTGGAAGACTGGTAAAATCCTTGGATTAGACATTAGAACAAATGGTATTGATTTGAAGGATAAAGCTGTGTTAATGATTGATGATATTATCGCATATGGCGGTTCACTTTATTATAGTGCAGAAGAATTGAAGAAACATGGTGTAACTGAGATTTATGCGTATGCCACTCATACAGAGAATTCAATTCTTGATAAAGAAAAAGGAACATTGATCAAGTCTTTGGAGAATAATACAGTGAACAGATTATTTACTACAAACAGTTTGTTTAATGGTAATCATGAAAAAATTACAGTTATGGAGGTTTAAAATTATGGATAACACAATGGCTTTATTATTATCAGATACTTATAAACAGTGTCATGATCGTATGTATCCGAAGGGATTAACCAAGTTAGTATCGTATTGGGTGCCTCGAAAATCAATGTTAGAGAATCAGAATGAAATGGTTTTCTTTGGATTACAGGCGTTTATCAAAGAATATTTAATGGGATATTTTCAGAAAAATTTCTTCGATTTATCGGAAGATGAGATGTTAACTCTTTATACAGATTCGATGGACGTACAGATTGGTAGAGACAACTATGATTTAGATAAAATTGTAGAGCTTCACAGATTAGGATATTTACCACTTGAGATTAGAGCATTGCCAGAAGGTACACTTGTTCCTATGGGTGTTCCTTGTATTGAGATTACAAATACGGATGATAAATTTGCTTGGCTTGTTCAGTGGATTGAATGTATTCTTCAGGTAGAATTATGGAAACCTTGTTGTCATGCAACTATTGGTCATATGTATCGTGAGATTGCAGATTATTGGTATAACAAGACAACAGACGGATTGCCTGGAAATATGGCTTGTGCAGATTTTGGCATGAGAGGAATGTCTTGTATGGATGAAGCTACAAGATGTTCAGCATCATGGTTGCTTTCATTTAATAAGACATCTACAATTCCAGCAATTAATTATATTGATAGATATTACAATACCGATTGTAAGAATAATGGTATTGGAATCGGTGCTGTCTCAACTGAGCATTCTGTAATGGGTGCTAATTTCTCAATTGATGGAGATGAGGTTACGTTTGTTAAGAGGCTTTTAACAGAGTTATATCCGAATACATCATTTAGTATGGTTTCAGATACTTATGATTATTGGAATATGGTAAATAATATTCTTCCACAGTGTAAAGAAGAGATTATGAATCATAATGGAAAGCTCTTGGTTCGTCCTGATAGTGGTGATATTGTAGAGATTTCAGTTAAGACAGTTGAAAGGTTATGGGAGATTTTTGGTGGTTCTGTAAATGGTAAAGGTTATAAGGTATTAAATCCGCATATCGGTATTATTTATGGTGATGGCTGCACACTTTCTAATGTAGAAACTATTTGGAAAGAATTAGAAAAGCGTGGTTTCGCAGCTAATAATATTGCTTATGGTGTAGGAGCCTTTTGCTTTACTGCAATCGTTGAAAACGGCAAGATGATTGTTGTTACAAGAGATACTTTTGGTATTGCAATGAAAGCTACATATGGAGTAATTGATGGCAAGAAGTTAATGATTTTCAAAGATCCTAAGACAGATACAAGTCACTTAAAGAAATCTCATAAAGGATGTTGTAAAGTATACGATGATAACGGTGAATTAAAGTGTCAAGATCAGTTACTTGAAATGAGTGATAACAGTTTACTTACTACCGTATTTAAAGATGGAGAATTAGTAAGAGAAGATACATTTGCGGATATTAGAAACAGAATGTACGGAGGTAAGTAATGATTAAAATTATTGATGGAGACTTACTCACTTCGAACACTGATATTATTGCACACCAGGTTAATTGCAAAGGTGCTTTTAATTCTGGTGTTGCAAAAGCGATCCGTGATTATGATGTGCAAGTATATAAAGATTATCATAGTTTTTGTTCGATTAATACACCTGAACAATTATTGGGTTCTGTTAGATATTTTCAGTCTAATATTGACGCAAGAATATATGCAAATTTATTTGCACAAAAATCATATGGCTATGACGGAAAACAGTATACAGATATTGACGCTTTAAGAAAATGTTTTGAAAATTTGAGATCATATGCAGTTTTGGAAAATATGAGTATTGCAATGCCATATAAAATTGGATGTGTTCGTGGCGGTGCAAATTGGGAAGAAGTGTATCAAATGATAAATGATATATTTGAAAATTGTAATATTGAATTATGGAGGTTAGATAAAGGATGAGTAATTTTGATGCTAAGAAAGTAAAGAATGAGATCGTAGAGTGGATTAGAGATTGGTTTGAACAGAATGGTAAAGATTGTATGGCAGTAGTTGGAATTTCTGGCGGTAAGGATTCAAGCGTTGTTGCTGGCTTATGTTGTGAAGCTCTTGGAAAAGATAGAGTTTTTGGTGTAATGATGCCACAGGGAGAACAGCCAGATATTGATTATTCTCGAATGCTTATAGACCATCTTGGAATCGACAGTTGTGTTGTAAATATAGGCAATACAGTTCGCACTTTAAAGCATGAGATTAAACCACAGTTGGGAGATCATTGGTCAAAGCAGACTTCTACAAATCTCCCTGCTCGTATTCGTATGACTACGCTTTATGCAGTATCGCAGACAGTAAATGGTCGTGTCGCTAATACGTGTAATCTTTCAGAAACATTACTATCTTGGGAAACCAGATGGGGTGATGCAGTTGGAGATTTTGCACCAATTAGCGACTTAACAGTAAAAGAAGTGAAAGCTATTGGATATGAACTTGGATTGCCAAATGAATTAATCGAAAAAATTCCGTCTGATGGACTGTGTGGAAGTACAGATGAAGATGCATTGGGATTTAAATACTCTGTTATGGATAGATATATTAGAACAGGCGAGATTGACGACAAAGATATTAAAAAGAAAATTGATAATCGAGTAGAAAAATATCGGTTTAAGAGAATGCCTATTCCTTATTATAAAACAGGTATGGAAAGATATGTAGACTAAAATGGCAGAAGACTTAACTAATTTACAATTTGGAAAATTAACAGTCATCAAACGTGGAGACAACGATAAAAGCGGACATGTGAGATGGTGGTGTAAATGTGACTGTGGCAACCCTAAATTGATTTTAGTTGCCGCAGGACATTTAAAATCAGGACATACTCAATCATGTGGATGTATAAGAAGAGATAATATTAAACCACAAAAGAATTTAGAAGGAAAAAGATTTGGGAAATTAATTGTAAAAGAATTTCTTGGTATAAAAAATCATAGATCATTATGGAGTTGTGATTGTGATTGTGGTAAGAAAATTAACGCTTTATCATCGTCTTTAACTTCTGGAAAACTTAAGTCATGTGGATGTTTATCTTCTGTAGCTGAGTTCGAATTAAGCCAGTTCTTGACAGATGAACAAATTATATTTGATACGCAATATAAGTTTGATGATTGTAAATATAAAAGAAGATTGCCATTCGATTTTGCAATTTTTCATCCACAAAATAAGAAACTCTTATTTTTAATTGAACTACATGGAGAACAGCATTATTTTCCGTTTACATTTAATAGTGAGTCTGATATGCAAAAGAAGGAAAATTTTTTGCATAGAAAACATTTGGATAAATTAAAAGAAGATTATTGTAGTGAAAATAATATTCCATTGTTAATTATTAGATATACAAATTTTCAAACAAAAGAAAAAATTGTAAAAGGGTTTTATGAAAAGCTCTTGCAAAAGAATATTACATTTAATGATTATATATTTTCATCAAAACAAATAAAGGATGATTTACAAGTAAAGCATAAACGTGTCTATAAAAGAAAAGTAGTCCAAATAGATATACCCAACAAGAATATTATAAGAGAATATAATAGTGTGAAAGAAAGTAGAGGAAAGCCATAAACTGGCGCACTTGAATAAGCTGTCTAAGGCAGGCAACTTTTTGAAGTGTTATAGAGTTAAAAAATTGGATTAAGAAGCTAATGGCTCATCAGGAGGAAGGAGTCCCTCCCGCTGCAACAGTTTCTTAGCCTGCTTGATAGCTTTTGCCTTTTGTTTTTCAACAAGAGCTACAGGCATATCGATTTTATAAAGGTCGCTCGGATTCCACTGCTCGCCAGTAGACAGCATCTGGTAGATGGCGGTAAGAATCATACGGGCAATTGCGATAATGGCTCTTTTCTTGCCACGACGTTTAACAAGAGATTCATATTTCTTTTTGTAGTAAGGAGATTTGTCAGATTTTACGGCTGCATGAGCACATTGTACTAATGCAGGTTTGAGGTAGACTCCGGCACGTGTAATCCGAACAGACTTCTTCTTACCAGCAGATTCATTGCTCCCTGGTGTTAACCCGGCCCAGCAACATAAACGTTTGGAACTTGAGAACTGAGACATATCAGTACCAATTTCGGAGATGATAGTGATTGCACTATCACGTTTGACACCCGGAATGGTACAGAGGAACTGGACAGCATTTTCAAAATCAGGATTAGAAGAAATCATATTTTCAATCGTTTTATCAACATCATTGATTTCAGCTGTGATATAATCCATATGTGCGCGGACGAGGCGCATACGATATTTTTGGGTATCAGTCATCTGATATCCTTCGATGGATTCTATAACAGCATCTTCTTTGGATTTGAGGCTCCTTAGAAGTTTGGATGCGATTTCTTCGTGGTTAATGGATGTACCCGATTGTTCAAGCAGATAGTCGATAATGGATGTGGATGACTTCCCAAAGATATCGGAAACAACAGAATCTAATGCAACATTACAAACGGTAAGAGCATTCTGATATCTATTCTTTTCACTTGAACGGCAGGAAACAAGCTTGTAACGATAGCGAGTGTATTCCCTAAGAATACGTACTTTCTTGCAAGGAATATAACTGCCTTTGACAAGTCCAAGACGGAACAAATCTCCAATCCATTTAGAATCCTTGGTATCATCTTTGTTGCCTTTCACCGCCTTTACCCATTTAGGATTGGCAATGACAACATTGATATCATCTTCCAGAAGATTAAAGACAGGAACCCAGTATTTACCTGTGGATTCCATGCAGACATCATGGCAATCATTGTCGAGAAGCCATTGCTTGAATTCAAGAATGGAATTGTTAAAGGTGGAAAAGCGCTTCTTTTGGTAAGAAGGCTCAATGCCACCAGTGGTTTTTACAATTGTGGCAACGAGAAAAGATTTGTGAACATCGACACCACAACAGATTTGATAAGTAACTTTCATAGTCAGACTCCTTTCGTAAAAGATAAGAAGCCATTGACTGAACTGCCACACAATTAAACTAAGGTGCTTAAACAATTCTTAGTGTACGGATTCATAATGCCACTTATTTGTGCTTGAAAAGGCAGAACTTACACTGATTAGTATGCTGTCTAAAACGAAGAAAGTTGTTACAACTTATCCTCCCGTGCTTTGTAGTGTAGCTTCTTACAAACTATTTTAAAGCACAACGTAAAGAGTTAAAACACTTTCATTACTATTTGTGCCGCCGGCTGAAGGCGGCGGAATGGAGATTAGTATGGAAGAGGCATATAAGATAACTGGAATATCATCTGGACAGATTTCGGATTGTTGTAAGGGTAATTGTAAAACAGCAGGTGGATATGCTTGGGCATATAATAACGGAAACGTTAATATTGAAGAAGTAATTAAACGTGCAACAATTCCAAATAGAACAAATGCAGTTGTGATTTTCCAAAAAGATAAAAATGGAAATATTATAAAAGAGTGGCAAAGTATAACAGAAGCAGCACATTCTTTGGGAGTAAGTCATCAAGGTATTCAAGCGTGTTGTTCAGGAAAGCAGAAAACTTGTAAAGGATTTGTTTGGAATTATAAGAAAGATTGATTCAATGCATGAGAAAAATCTGTTTAAATTACAGCCAATGCCAAGTTTTGTGTATCAGGCGTAAATGAAATACTATATATAGTGTTTATAGAAAATATAGGCACTATATATAGTGGCATTTTTACCAAGAAACATAGATTTCTTTTTGAGGTTGGAATGGGATTAATTGAAAAATATGAAAAAAGAAAGCTAAGATATGAGAAGCAACTTTCTCAGATGTCAGATGATAGTGAACTATCAGAGTATGGATTTTGGGATAAAGGATATCTGCGTGGGAAAATTACAATATGTGATGAGATCATAGACGATTTAAATAAGATTTTAGTTGGGGAAGGAGAATAATATGGCTGGATTTGTATCAAAACAACCAAATGGATTATATTGTAGATTTTCGAGTGTCACGGATTGTCCTACGGCATGGAATATGACGAGAGAAGATTATATTAATATGAAAATGCAGGAAGCAAAAGAAGACGCTGAAGATGTATTAGATAATTATTTAAAGCCATTTGATATGGTGGTTGATATGTATTATCCAAACAATATGACAAAAGAGGAATTTAATAAGTTCCTTGAAGAGACTGGATATGATAAGAAAGCTGAATTAATCAGAGAATAACATAATAGGAGGTGCAAATAAATGCAGAATATTAGTATTAAAGGAGTTTGCGATTGTGTAGACTTAGACAGAAATATCAAATTAACAAATGGCGCAGTCTTAGTGCAGAAAGAAAATAACAATGTAATAGGTATTTATTTAGTGATTTCGTTCAGAGATAATAAAAACAAATATGGTGGTGACAGTACATCAACATATTGTAGTTTGGTAAATCTCGACAATGGACAATTAGCTTTTGAAGAAAGATGTAGTCGTGCTACAACAGAGAGACGTGTTCTTAGACATCTAACAAGAGCAGGTTTTTGTTATCCTTATGATCCAAATTCTCATGAGCAGGATAGTAAGTTTTACAATATGAGAGTTCAGGTTTATAACAATGGAAATTACAAAATGAATCTTGAACTTGGTGATGAATATATTATGTATGGTAGATAGGAGAATAAATCATATGAAGAAGAAATTTTTAGCAGTCGTATTAGGATTAACATTATGTTTTGGAATGACTGGATGTGGAGCTTATATTAAAGACGGTGATAGTAATTTTTCAAATGTTGATAATAAATATATAAAAATGCATGAAATTTATGATAAGAATGATGGAAGTGTAGTTGCTTATGATGAGAATACAAAGGTAATGTATTTGTGTGTATATGGAAATAATTCAATGGCAATCACACCTATCTATAATTCAGATGGAACAGTGAAATTATATGATGGAGAATAGTCCATAGTAAACCGAAGTTTCTTGGTGATTTAGGAGGTATAAATGGAATTAATTTTACAGGGCTGGCTTGGATATGATGATGAGTGTAATTTGGGGATTTCGCAGGAAAGAACTGAAGAATCTCATAGTTGGCAGTATTCAAGTCTTGCAGAAAAAATTATGGACTATTTTAATTATATGAAAGTTGATGAAGGACTTGGAAGAAAGATTACAACAATTGAAAATGCAAACTTAAGATGTTGGTTTTCAGATGAAGTGTGTACATTAGAAGAAGCACAGATGAATTTTGAGAGCTATATGGTAACTGGCAATTTATTAACTCAAGGACATTATGTAGGGTATTCAGAATGGACTATCGAAGGTTTTGATATTGATGACTTGATTATTGGTGGTCATGATTTAGAAACAGAGCTAAAGGAGCATATTGGTCAGTATATACATTTCATATTAACTGATTAAGAGAATAATACATTGAAAGGAGCAAGAGATTTGCTGCAGCATTAAATCTGGATTTGCTCTGAGTAAGAAATGTTAGAGATTAACAAAATATATAACGAAGATTGTCTTGAAGGTATGAAAAAGATTGATGATAAATCAGTCGATACGATTATCACAGATCTCCCTTATGGTCAAACTTCACGAAATAAGTGGGATTCAGTTATTCCATTTAAACCATTATGGGAACAGTATGAAAGAATCATCAAAGACAATGGTGCAATTATTCTATTTGCAAATGGTATGTTTACTGCAGATCTGATGCAGAGCAATAGAAAGCTTTGGAAATACAATTTGATTTGGGAGAAAACTCAACCAACAGGATTTCTAAATGCTAAGAAAATGCCATTACGCTCACACGAAGATATCTGTATTTTCTATAAGAAACTTCCAACATATAATCCACAAAAAACAACTGGACATCCAAGAAAAGTTAGCAAAGCGGAACATAAGATTAACTGTAAAGAGACTACTGATTATGGAGAACATGGTCTTACTACTTATGATAGCACAGAAAGATACCCCAAGTCAGTATGGACATTTGCAAAGGATATTCAAAAGTCCGCACTTCATCCGACACAAAAACCTGTGGCACTGATCGAAGAGTTGATTAAAACCTACACTAATCCAGGAGATTTAATTCTTGATTCATGTGCAGGAAGTTGTACAACTGCAGTTGCGGCTTTAAATACAGGTAGAAATTACATATGTTTTGAGAATGACAAGGATATTTTTGAGGTTGGAAGTAAGAGAGTGAGAGAATACATAAATTAAGATTGAACAAAATCGCTGCGCGATGGCCTGCCAAGGCTGTGGCGCAGTTTTTCTACT